TCTATAATATTCGTCTCATACCACACTGCCGCCTGTGCCATCGTGTCCTTCAGTTCCTCTATTATCTGCTTGTAATTGCTCTGAGTGACGGCAATGTGCCGTTCCGGGTGTTTCCCGTCATGGTCGCCGCTTGCCAGGTGGATGATGCAGAATGTGCGGTCCGTATCGTGATGAGCTACCATACCTCGCTCCTTGAGAGCTGCCACTGTGCGGTCGAAGTCTGCCGGAGTGGTCGGTATCACCTGCAACACGCTCCAGGGACGCTCCTGAGCCGTGAGGAGTGTTTGTCCTTCCTGCTCACTAAGCAGGAAGGAGTGAATTGTTTTAGATGTCTTCATACTGCAAAATTAAACGAAAGTTGGCGTATGTCGATTTCTTGACGACAATTTTTTCTTCTGCTCACCTTATTTCTCACTTCTCGCATAATGGCATCCAGGCGTTGCTGTTCTGCCTCGATGTGCTGTCGCTCCTCGTCAGTCAACGGAGGCAAAACAAACGACTCAAGGACTTTCTTGAAGCGATATTCGCTTACAAGTTCATCGCCAATCAAGCAGTCAACACTCTGGTATGATCCATGACGAAGACGCACCTTGCCGCCTTTCCACGTCAAATTACCGATGGTGTAGCTCTTATAATACCACAGCAGACAGTGATAAGTCAAACCCCATGATTTAGCCCAATGCGCAGCGGCATTTTCGCTGTTATCGTAATAGTTTCCTCTTCTTTGCGCCTCGCGCTTAAACTCCTGTAAAGTCATAATCCTTAGTATTTTTTAATGTTCTATAATAGGAATATTTAATCCCCGTGATACCTTATTTCTGATTTTTCGCTAATACCGTTCTCACGCTATAATAAGGCGTGTTAAACGGATATTTCACTTCGTTAATGACATATACTACGGTCGGCTCCGTCATACGCAATGTGTCGCGACACTCCACACGGCCATACATACCATGTACCATAAAGTTCAGGGCGCACATCTTGCAAGCAATAGGATCGCTGTCCTGTGCCACATACTCGAAGCGACGGCCGGCAGAATGGTCCAGTTTGCTTTTCTCCATGTAGTGAGCCAGGAGCAAACGTCCGCTACCTGCTGCGCAGTCGTTCACCTTGCCATGGTCTCCGGCTCCCAGGGTACTAATCCGTGCCATAAAGTCCGAAATGCTCTGAGGCGTGAAGAACTGCCCCGTCTTCGATGCCTTGCCACGGCTCAGATACATTTCCTCGTAAAGTATGCCGAATACGTCCAGCCACTCGCCACGATCCATCGCTTTTGCCACATCGTCGAGCCACTGAAGGGCGAGAACGGCAAAGTCAGGATTCTGCTCCGTGCAGTTCAAAATGTGTTGACTATATTCAGCGGTGCCAGCCTTGAAAGCGTCAACGCTGAAGAACTCTATAAGATAGTCGCAGAAGTCGCTGAGAGCCATTTCCTGCGGTCTGCTGTGCTTGTCGGCCTGTTCGGTCAATACGTCGAGATACTTCTTTTTATCCATGATTTTCTCAAAAATTTATGTGTTCTATAATAGGGGAGCTGCCCTGCTGCCAGGTGCAGCCCCGTGAATGATAGCTTAATAAGATAGCCACAAGTTGGAGAGGCATTGGTACTTGCTTAGTGCGTGAGTTCTGGCGAACTCTCGAATCTCGTTATTATACTGTTGCATGTCCTTAAATATCTGTTCTGCTTTTCGTGCCAGACGCAGGTATGCCGCATACTTCCTTTTTGATGCCTTGATGTTCTCAATCGTCTCCAGACGGTCGTTTTTATACTTTTCTATAACGGCAACGGCTTTTTCTGCTTCTAAACGGTCGCCAGTATTCCACTGCCATTCGTTCGGATTCACTTCTTTCTCATTGCCAATATAGCGGCGGTAGCCATTGCCCCAACTAACATAGATAGTGATGTTAGGATAATCTATCCAGTCATTGTATCTGTAGACGTCGTAACATTTTCAGGTTAAAACAATATTCGTCGAACGAGCTATAAAAGCCAGTTTCCTTCTTCACCGCATCGTGGAAGCGTTTATTCAGCGCCTTGCCATCAAACTTTCGGCATACCTGAATAAGTCCGTCTAGGGCCTTGATTTCAAGTTTTCGGCGCTCTATCAATGCGTCCGCGTGCTTGCAATACTCCTTCACCTCGTTGGTCTTCTTGTCGGATTCATACTTTTTAGCAGCCGCCATAAAGTCGTCCTCCGTGCCGATACTGTAGGCTTTTTCCTCGCTGCCATTCTCGCGGCTAAACTGATGATGCAGGTCTATATACTTTTGTGCATCCTCCTTTGTGGCAAAGTGGCGCACGCCATCCAGGCTTTCAGACTTCCACAGCCACACCTCGCCATCGCTGCAAATAAGATTCTGTGCTTCTACAAATATCTGTCTCATAATATTCTCAATTTTTTATATGTTCTATAATAGGGCTGCCCTGCTGCCAGGTGCAGCCCCGTGAATGATGAATTAATAACCCTTCCAGAAGTAGGAGTGATGGCTATACTGGCTTAACGCCTTCTTTTTGGCAAACTCACGGATAGTGTAGTCGTAACCTTCCATCTTTTTCATGATAGCCTCCGCTTTTCGTGCCAGTCGCAGATAGGCTGCATAACTCTTCTTGGTAGCCTTGAGATTTTCAATAGCCGCCAAACGGTCGTTTTTGTAAAACTCTATAACAGCAACCGCTTTTTCGGCTTCCAGGCGCTCGCCCGTATTCCACTGCCACTGTAAAGCAGGATATGATGTTTTTTTCCCGTGGCTCCAGTCTGCCGAGATCATTACGGATGGTCGATACTCTACATAACAGTTACGGCTGTAACTTTCAAGCTCGAAGCTATATTGAGAGAACGAGTTATAGAAGCCTGTCGCCTCCTTCACGGCATCATGGAAGCGTTTATTCAGCACCTTGCCATCGAATCGTCGGCATACCTGAATAAGTCCGTCCAGGGCCTTGATTTCAAGTTTTCGGCGCTCTATCAATGCGTCCGCGTGCTTGCAATACTCCTTAACCTCGTTGGCCTTCTTGTCGGCTTCATGCTTTTTTGCAGCCGCCATAAAGTCCGCCTCCGTACCAATGCTGTAAGCTTTTTCTTCCATACCATGCTCACGGCTAAACTGGTGAAACAAATCTATATACCTCTGCGCATCCTCCTTTGTGGCGAAGATGTTTACGAACTCTATGTTATCAGAAATCCACAGCCATACGTTGCCATCGCTGCATACCAATTTTTTTGCTTCTTCAAATATCTGGTTCATGATTCCTCTATTTTTTATGTGTTCTATAATAGGGCTGCCCTGCTGTCAGGTGCAGCCCCGTGAATGAAGATTAGTAAGACAATACCGCTATACGATAGTATTCTGTTTCTCCTTCTTCCGGAATGTTGGCAATACACATATCGCCTGTAGGTGCCTCATAAACATACGAGCTGCCTATAATATCGTACACCGTGAACTCGCCTCGCTGTTGGCTATGCTCGCCGCCGTTGGCAATACATGTGATGCCGTTGTGATAGCCTCCTGAAGGTACGGGGAAGTCCCCACCTACCATTCTATCCTGGAGGAAGCGCGACGAATATCGGCCCGCCTCCTTGCTTGTCAGTTTTAGGGCCTGTGCCAGGAGTCGCTTTGCCTCCTTCCATCGTGACTCGTTGAATATGTCTCGACGCTGTGGAAAATATTGTGTATCGTTAGTTACGTTGAATAATGCTATCTGTGCCATAATTCTATAAAATCTTAAAATGTTGTGCTATTGGAATGTGCCTATAATAAGGCGGTTAATACTCGATACAGAGCAATATTGCTACTACCGCTGCAATGATGTTGTAGCCTACGAACTGCCAGCCGGTGCACTTGATGGGATCGCCGTTCTGGCCATAAAAGCTGTGCTGCGACTGGAGCCACTGGCGAGCCGTTTTTAAGGCTGCCAGGGCGTTTTCAACCGTGCGACTGACGAGTAACACGATAACGGCAAATAAAGCCGTCAGAAGGGCACGTGTGCCCGTTGTGCGTGATATTGTGATATTCTGTGCCATGATGATATATTGTTTAAGCGGTTTTCTTATTCTGTTCTTCTACTTCTTGCCAGAGACGTTTACCCGCTGTGCTGTAGCCGGCTTCACCATTGAAGGCCTGCCAGGCACAGAACATCTCCTCGTCACAATATTTCGAAAAGGCAAGCTCGGCATCGTTTTTCAGGCCGTCTATAATAGACTCTATTTTGCGGATGATGTGTGCAGCGTGAATCTTGCTGAGTCCTTTGTTCTCGTACCAGTCGTCGCGGATCACGTCGTCGGCTGTCAAGTCGTTGTAATCATAATCACACGTCTCGTAGTAATAGTCTACCTTTCTGTAGGTCTTGATATTTACAAACCAGTCAAAGTTGGCTGCCTGATAATAACCAGACGTGCAGCCGGCTTGAATGGTGATGTCGATGGTATTGTCGCCGCACATGATAGATACGGTTTTCGCTGAGAATAGAGTAGTAGTGTAGCTTCTATCGCCGTCGCACTCCTCTATATCGTGCCAGCCCTTCGCCTTTAGTTCGTAGGCAACATTATCTTTGTCGGCATCATAATTAAATTCTGTGCCTAACTCGTCAATTTCGCCTAAAAGGTCCTGGTCGAGTTCGCGCTCGTCAATTTCTTCCTGTGTATAATAAACAGGCATACCAAAAACGAAATAGCGTGAAGCGTTTTTTAATGCAAAATTCGGTGTACTCATAATCTATAAAGTATTTAAAATGTTGGTGATTTTAGATGTAGTCTATAAAAGGGAATATCTTATATTGCATAAGACTTCACCGTGACGGCCTTGTCAGCGCAGAACTCCACTGGATCCGTCTTCAGTATATAAGCCTTTTCGCTTCTATCATATTGATAGCCCTGATTTTTCACAGACTTCATAACAAGGTTTTTCTCGCGATAGTCAACACGCGAATAACCTGTAAGCGACCATACACCGTTTTTTCGGTTTATGGCGTAATCTATTAGATACATTGTTTTCATAATCGTAAAGTATTGGTTTCTTGTTTACGTTTGCAAAGGTATTGCATAAATTTGATACAACCAAACTTTTCGATTAAAAAATTATCAAATACATTTATTTTAACGTTTATGCACAATTACATATATTTATAATATGTATTATTTACATTTGTTTACAATTCCCTAATATCTGTAATACTCTATAAGATCTATAACGAGCCCAGTGAGCACCGCTGCAAAAACTCTAAAATCTGTGATTTACTATAAGTGTATAACGTAACAAAGTGGGCACCAGGACGGGCGCAAATGGCACACGGGCGTAATACTCCATCCGTGCCAGCATAGAGGCACCAGACGGGCGCAAATGGCACACGGGCGTAATACTCCATCCGTGCCAGCATGGAGACACCAGGACGACAAAAAACGGGCTGCAAACAAATTGCAGCCCGTGAATAGTTAAAACATTCTGTATAATCCATTATACATATTATAAGCCGGATCTTTTGTAAGATATTCGGTAAATTCGGCCGCACGTTTTTTTGTCATAACTTTGTAGTTATGCAGCGCCTTAAATGCTTTCTTTGCAGCCGCTTTAATTTTCGAGAGTACGTCAATAATAACGTTTTTTATTGCGCTTTGGTACAAATAACTTTCCCACGTTCTGTTATAATAACGTATCTTTGTGTAGCCAACTTTAAACGTGTCGTTTTTATACAACGTTACTTCGTGTCCCCAACTGTTACGAGTTTTCCAAGACTCGCAAACAAAAGTAAATTTAACGCCGTTAATTTCTTTGTTATATATCATAATATAAGTATTTTGTTATTGTTAGATGTAAGGACCGGCGCCGCCGGTCCTGGTTCTTGTTTAAAGTTTTATTTCTTTAATATTCGCCAGATCAAAAATAGCTATCTGGTTGTTATAACGTCCAATATCTTTGGCGGTTTGCAAATCGTCTACAATTACGGTTGCGTCAAAATAAAATTGATTATTGTCGCTATTGTACCAGCCGCCGAAAGCGTTAATGTTTGGATGTTCTGTAACATATTTAACAACGTTTGCAAGACCTTCCAAGCCGAAAGAGTTTTGAGTATCTGCAACGGCTACAGCATAACCGCTTGACACCGGCCGCAAGTTGGCAGCTCCCACGGTAAAGCCTTCTTTGTTAGCTATTGCGATCGCTGCAAGTGCGATCAAAATTTTTGTTTGTTGCTTATTCATTGTTTTAATACGGAATTTTTAGCGGTTGCCCCCCGATTTAAATTTTTATTTGTTTCTTATTTACAGTTGCAAAAGTACTACATATAATTATAATAGCCAAATTTTCGACCAAAAAGTTATCAAATACATTTATTTTTAACCTCCTTAAACAAATATATATGATTTGTTTACATTTATTTGCAAATAGATATAATTGCATACCTTATTATATATATGTCCGTTGTGTGGTGTCCTCCCTGGTGGTTCTCGTGGTGGCTGCCATCGGTGGAGTGGTTCTCGGTGGCTGGTGGTGTCCTCCCTGGTGGTTCTCGTGGTGGCTGCCATCGGTGGAGTGGTCCTCGGTGGCTGGTGGTGTCCTCCCTGGTGTGCGTCCGCATATTCACAGCCGGACACGTAGGCGGGTGCACGCAAGACTCTCCAGTGCGGCGGCGCTCTTGTGTGTGAATCGAAGTTGCAAGGAAAGTTTGCTGGATGCGATTGCTCTAATTATCAATTATTTATGTGTCCCTCTTGGGTTAGCTTTTACAGGTTAGTATATCGGTTAAAGTGTTGATTATTAACTATTTGTAGGGGTAAAAGAAAAATTCAAACACAATAAAAGCAGATTATATATCCCTCTTTTTTTCACCAATAATACATAAAAACACTGTTAATAGATAAAAATATACTCTTATGAACAAAAATAAATGTATATGATAACTATTTCTAAGAAAAACTTGTAGAATACAAATATATGTATTAACTTTGCAACCAAAATAATACAAATATATACATGAAAACAAAAATCGACATCCGTCGCGCCATAACAGAGCGCGGTTACACCATTACGTCTTTCTGTCAGAAGTTCGACCTAAAGACGCAGAACATCATTCAGAATTACATCAAAGGCAACCCTACAATAAAACGTTTGGAAGACCTTTGCGAGAAACTGGATTGCGACATCACTGATTTATTCTATCCAATAGGTGATTCAGACGATGCTAAGAAAAACGTTCTTTTATTCAACAAAGAAAAAGAAGAGAAAAAAGATTCCGATTCAATCGATACTGAAGTTCTCGGCATCAAAGATACCGCTGTTCATATTCCCGAACCACAGCCGATAGTCAATACTACCACCTTCTGCCCTCATTGTGGCGAAAAGGTTCGTGTCGGTGTGGTGCTCCTTCCCGAAGAATAAGATAATCCCACGGCAAGCCGTGTGCCTACCGTGGAAAATAGCGAAGACTTCTGGCTTGGGCGACCTTTAAATCTCCATCTCGCCGCCAGGCTTCTGACCGCCGCCACATTCAGTGGTGGAGCCGCCGGGCTTCACGCCACCCGTGAGGTCGTTGCTGGCAAGCATGACCTTGAGGTCGTCGGTGACGAGGGAACGCATATAACTGTTGCCCGACATCTCGAGTTTTCCGATTGTAAAGGTACAAAAAAGGCGCGTGAAACATCGAAAATAGTAGGGAGTGAGGGCAACATCGGACGAAACTAACGGTTCGTGATATTCGTGTCATTGGATGATGAAAATATAAATCTACGAAAGTATTAATGTATAAAAATATCAATGTATGAAGAAACTTTTTAGAATGACAATGCTGTTGGCGATGATGACGGCAGCATGTGTAAGTATGGGCAGTTGCAGCGGCGACGACAACGAGGAACCGGAGTATGTGCCGGTGGAGTCGGCTTTTTCAAAACTTCTTAAGGAGAAGCCAGTGTATCAGTTGAATTACGGTCAGAATCACGGCAAGGGATTTTTTGCCCTATGGAGCGACGCACAGGTAGGCAATTACAAGACCGACTACTACACTATAGACATAGTGGTCTACAATGCTCCTGCTGATGATATGTACGACGGCCGTTATCTGGTTGCAGAAGTAGGCGCTGCGGTATGGGGATGGAAAGAGCAGTGGCAGCCCGAATACAAGAAGCACGAACTAAGCACTTGGAAGAACAACCAACCCGTAAAAGGAGCCTGGGCGGAGATAAAGACTCTTGATAAGGGCGACGAATATGGATATAAGACGTTCCGCGTAAAGCTACACGTTGACGAAATGACGGAAAAGAACGGCGATTATGCCCGCGACATCAACATTTCGTTTACAGGCCGCGATACAGGACCAATGCTTGTCAATTAATGCAAGCTGTCTTGCAGGAGAAAGAAAAAATATGTACCTTTGCAAAAGTATTTTATTAGAATTTCATATTCTATAAAGTATTTAAAATGTTAAAACTTAAAGGCTGCTATCCGTGAGGACAGCAGCCTTATTTTTTACCTTTTTACTTTTAAATGCTTGCTCCAATTACCGCTCCCACAGCATCCGCAACTACGTCCTTCCAGTCAAACTCTTCTCCCGTAGCCACATCATACAGCTCCTTAAGCAGTCCTACACCCAGTGCAACAGCAGCCCCTATCACCACACTGCCCGAGCATCGTTTCGCCACTACAGCAATGAGCGCACACGTCTCAACGTGCATCACCTTGTCCGTACCCACCTTGTCTACAATCTTTGTTACTAAATTCTCCATAATTCAAAAAATGCAATTCACAATTCAAAAATCAATAACTCCTAATCGCCAAAGGCGACCAATTCCTAACTCCTAATTCGTCACTCCGCAAAGCGGCTTGCTTCCCACCGTCTGCGACTCTTCAGTCCTTCCAACGGTCTGCCACCTGCGTAAATCCACTTCAAGAACTCCGCCTGGATAGCAGCCACCGAAGCCTTCTTCTGAATCAGCTTAAAGAGCGTAGACCCCTTGAACGCACCCGTACCAAGGTTAAAGCAGAAATCCACACACGCATCAAAGCGTCCTTGCGACTTACACACCTCCGGCACGGCAGACAAGAAGCTCTCAATCGGCGCAAGGTCAGCCCTCAGCCACTTCTCAGCCTTTGCCTTGTCGCACACCGTGCGAGCCGTCACACCCTTGGTATGCCCATACCCACACGTCCACACCCCAGCAGGGCATCGGTAAGCCTTAGCCCGATACCCCTCAAACTGCTTCAGTTTGTCAATCAATACGTCACTTGCTTTCATAATTCAAAAATGCTTATTACTAACTCCTAATAACTATCGCCCCTCGCTCCTCGTCGTAATCCACGCTAATTGCTTCGCATCTCTCCGCTGCCTTGTTAGCTCTCTCCGTTGCCGTGTCCGCATCAGCCTTAGCCTTAACAGCGTTATCGGTAGCAGTATTAGCCTTAGCAGCAGCAGCGTCAGCCTTATCAGCCGAAGCGTTAGCCCTCTCCGTAGCCACATTCGCCTTCTCGATAGCCTCGTTTGCCCCCGTTATCAGGTTGCCAAGTTCTACGGTAGGAGGCAGCACCACAACAGCCGTGTCCATCTCCACGCTGTCCTCACCTTCTTGCGGTTCGAACACCGTATCACCCTGGGCATTGTTGTCAACAAGCATTATCTGTTCATACTCATTGCTTCGCCACGAGGAACCGAACAGCTTGCCCTTCACCTCAAGGGCATACGCGCCAAGAGCCATTTCCGAGCTTTGCACCCTCACCTCAAGCAGCGAGTCATCCTCCACGCCTATCGTATGCGCCATTCTTCTTCGGCGGAACGCATTAACAAGATTTACCTCCACCTCCTCGCAAGCAGGCAATGGAAACTTCTCCGCCTCTCCGCCCACAATCTTCCTTACCGGCACTCGCAACGTAAAATCGTTACCTCTTACTATCTTCTTCATAAAAGTCTGTTTTTTTAATTCAAAACTCAAAATTCAAAAAACTCAAAATTGAATAATTTCTAATCGGCACCGCCGACAATTCCTAATTCCTAACTCCTAATTACTATTGCTCCTTTCTCCTCGTCAAACCCAATGTCAACCATACTCACCTTCTGTATCTGTGCCACCCACTCGTCACGAGTACCCGTATATCCACCAGCCTTCGCCACGTCATACGCGTCCTCGCCACGGAAGTCAGCACCCTCAACACGATAGCACTCCTGCGAGCCATCCTCCTTCGGACGGATAAGCAGCAGCGTGTCACCCGTCAGCACCTTGTCAGCCTTCGGCAGACTCAGCACATCAATAGTCTCAATACTTGCCATAATCTTAATCGTTTTATTAGATGTTACACCAATAAGTACACAATACCAACAAAATGGCTGTCATCTCCGCCACAAACCAAGGCTTGTCGTCCTTGTCTCTGCAAACCCAATACACACCGTAAAGGCCCATAGCAGCCATCGTCAGCTTAATATCTACCGTCAAGCACCAACTTACACTCGCAACGGCACTAACAACAGCTGCTCCCTTATGAAGTCTCCGCTCGCTCTCGTCCAAGAACCTTGGCGCAGAGCCTACGAACATCAGTCCGGCACAGGCAATGAACGCAAGACATTGCTCGCCTAATCCACTGTCAAGCAAGCACATCATCATGGTTGCGCCAAACGCAATCATCAACAACTGGAATACCCAACCTCTCTTGCCAAGCAAGTAGTATATGCTGCTCACCATCTCAGGCACTCCATACTTGTAAGTCACTACGCAAAGCATCGCAAAGAACAGCAATGCCGCAATAAAGCTCAATGCTATCATAATCTTTTACTTTTTCAAACGTTCATCATCAGCACATCCGGGTACCCCTCCTTATAGTCGTACCCTAACACACTCTCCACCGTACTCATTTCGCTTACAGCTTTCTTATGTGCCGCCGTGACGTTGAAACACTCCAGGGCATACATCTCCAATGCCGACAGCAGCTGTATCGCCTTGTCGCACTCCACTACCAACTTCACATCGCCAAGCCACAGCGTAGTAGTCGGCTGTCCCATCGCCTTTGCGATTGTTGTAGAGTTCATCAGACCTACACGTGTCGCCTTGTCGAGCCACACACGCTGTCCGTTGAGGATAAAGCCATTAACGGCAGATGAAGTGTCGTGCTTATCAATCTCTGCAAGCACCATCTTCTGTGCCGCAGCAGTAAGCGCAGCCTCCGAAGTCATGCCGCCCGTCTCCAGGCGCACACCGTCATACACCCACACCTTGCGCACCACCGCTTCGGTAGTCGCCAATCCGTTCTCGCCAGGCATACCACCCGAAATCTCCGTCTCCTCCTTGCCGTTGATAAGCAACAGTACAACACCATCGCCAACAGTCAGTCTTGGCTGTGCCTCGTCAAAATAATACTTCTCCATAATCTTTAAATTTTAAGAATTTATCCATTTTTACTCTTTTACCTTTTTACTTTTCAAATGTACTTCATCTGATTCGTTGAGCCCTCAAAGATATATCCGCACTCGTCCACAATCCTCACGTCCTCCAACGGCAGCAAGTTCTTCTTGCCATACTCCTGCTCCGCCGTCACCATCCAAGCCACGATACCCATCATGCCGCCGTGTACCTCCCTTGCCACAGTCTTGCCTGTCAGTTCTCCGTCGTCGGTCACTTCCGGCATACCTATCAGCATCTTTATCCAGTTAGGCTCACCCGTCTTCTCGCTCTTGCGTATCTCGTAGTCAAAGACAGTAAACACCTGTCCGCTACGTGCCAGTTCCAGTGGCTTGATATTCGGAGCGTCCATCTTGCGGTCTATGCGTATCTTCTTTGTCAGTTCTCGTAGCTTCATATCTTTCTCAATTTTTACCATCTCTCCGAATCCGTCCGTATGGCGCATTAGTCCAAAGTAACTGCCCCAGGAATTGTCGTTGTCGCACATCCTCGCTCTCAGCAACGTATCTTTGCGTATAAGGCAAAATCCTTTGTTCGGGTCTGTCACGCTCTTGTCGGCGTTGCGTATAACTCTGTAGCCGCAGAAGTCAAGCCCTCGCTTGTCGTTGAGACTCGTCACCCTCGTGTCGCCACGCTTAGCCCTTATGTCAAGTTCATACCACCAATATTGTCTTATCCGCCACTTCATCTGCTGTGCTTCTGCTCTCGTCCTACAAGCCACCATGCAGTTATCGGCATAGCACAGCCGCCATTCAGTGTTTTGGCATAGCCATTCGTGAAATCTCAGCATCAGTATATGGTGAGCAAGCGGACTCGTCGGTGTGCCTACAGGCAGTTGTCCGTCAACAAAGCACAGCTCTACGGCAAAGTCTATCAGCCACTTGTCGCCAATAAGATATTTCAGTTCCTTACGCAGCATGCTCGGCTTCACGTGCATATAGCATTGTCGTTGGTCGGCTGTAACTATCCAGTCCATCTCCCGCAGGTCGTAGAATAGATGTTTCACTCTCGGCAGCACATAGTTGCTTTTCAGTTCCTTGTGCTTCGCCGATGGTGTTATGCCACACCCTTCCTTGCAGTTGAGCGACACCAATGGGTCACGTCTACGATATATCGGCTCCAGTTTGTTCTTCAGCAAGTGTTCATACACTAAAGTTCTAAACGAAGGAGCGTCGATGTGCCTCACCTTCTTGTTGTTGTTCACCTTGGTCAGCTTACGATATTCGATGTCCTTACGCCAACTTCCATCTTTGAGATGTTGTTTAATACTTGCGCATAGCCCGTCTACATCCTTCAATGCCTCCTTCACCTCGGGTCGTTTCTTTCTGCCTTTTGCGGCACTCCACACAGCCTTTTCGTAATCGCCGGCAGTGAATGGTATGTAATTGGGTCTATGCACGTTTGTTATATATGTTTTTATGCGGATTTCTCCGCTGTTGATATTCAGTGTCGGGCTAAAAAGTTGACGGAACTGTCTGTCCGTCAGAATGTCTCTCGGTCACGTCCGCTGCATCACGTACAGCCATCGTGCTACGCTCACATCCCTTGTCTTTGATAATCTCTGCTTCTCCTGAGCGAGAGTGGTGTTCCCGTGTTCTTAGTTCTGCATCTTTTATGATGCCCGACGTTGGGCAGAACCGCCATTATTCACGTTCGAGTTATTGACCGCATTGTTCGCATTGAGGTAGCGAGCTGAACAATTCGCATTATTCGCATTGCCACGAAAACGCAAGGCTCGGGAACACCAACCTCTTTAGCCATCATCTATATGGATGGCATCACCTCTCATGCAGGCTTCAGAGGCTTCGGCCCTCATGCCGAGCTTGTCCTGGTTTTGAGGAAATAGATTGTCTTTCTTCATCTTTCCTAATTCTTAACTTTTAACTCCTAACGTAACTCCAAAATGGGCCCCGGTTGCACCGGGTGCCCACGTTGCACGAAGTTGCACTTGGCTGCGCCCTATTGCACGATGCGACACTGGGCAGAACCGCCACTAGACACGCCCGAGTTATTGACCGCATGGTCCGCATCGAGGTAGCGAGCTGAACAATACGCATTAAGCGCATCGCCACGAAAACGCAAGGCTATGCGGGCACGCTGGTCAATGGTAGACGACCAGTAAGGGTATATGTCACCATAGTAGCACTGCCAGTTGGCGAGGTTGCCTCCTATCTCCACAGGCCACGGAGTAAAGCCTTTTCGGTTCTTTATGTAGCTGTTTGTCAACATAGGCGGACCGAAGGTACCAATCTTGCTGTATGCCTTTTCAAAGCCGAAGGTGCCGAGGTTGTTTCTTGTCGAGTCTGTCTCGTATGCCCACTTCTTCTGCTCAGGCTCAAGGTATATGTCGGAGAAGTTTACCTTCGCACGGTCAACAACGCTCGATGCGTTCGACTTGCAGGTGCCTACAATCTCACAGCCGCCGCCCCAATAGGCCAAAATGTCTCCAACGATGTTCATACCTTGAATAAGGCTCATTCTCAGACTTAGCTCAAGGTCGTAGGTAGCCAATGTCTCGGCATCCTTATAGCCCTTGCAAGTGCCTGTCTTTTTACGGTATACTTTGCAGTTCATCAAGCCGTCTGCCAAGCCCTTCACACCTGTTATGTTCTTGTAGTGGTACATCACGCCGTACGCCTCGTATTCTGTGTCCTCGGCTATGCCAAACTCCGCTGCCCACGATGCCGCCATCTGACTCTCCATGCACTGTTCCTTCGGGCGGTAAAGGTTTATGAAGTACGAGAAGTTCTGCTTCTCCATCTTGGCGTTGCAACCAAATGGCGTTGTCTGGTTAAACGGACGGTAAACCCAATCCTCGGTGCCTTGCTCCCTTGTCCTCACACCGCCATTGTTCAACCACGTGTCCTCATTGCTACAGCTGTCGTTAGACGATATGCCAGAGCCAAACAATCGGTTGTCGTGCAAATACTTTGTACCGTACAGCAGCTCCATACACATGATAAAGGTGTTGATAATATGATAACCGCCCTCTGCAAACGGCAGCGGCATTTTCGGGTCTGTATTATTGGCACGGGCGTACTTCATGGTTGATATTTGGCTCATATCAGATACGCGAGGATATGTTCTGCCGTCGTTCACGTATATAGCGCACATCTCCTCTCCGTAGGCGCTTGCTCCGTTCGTGGTGTTTGGGTCTTTTACCGCATACGCAAAGAAGAAGTTGCGTGTCTTGTTGCCAACGGTCGTCACTGGGCATGGCGCCAGGGCTGTGCCAAGCAACGGAAACTTGCCAGTGTTGATGCCGTCATACTTCATCGGACGCTTGAACACTCCCGACAACACCTTGCCGCTCTCGCCAGTCTGACGGTCTACGGGATAGATAGTGTCGTAGCGACCAATCAGCACCGAATACTTGGTATCTGTAGTCTCCCAAGGCAGCAACTGACGCACCTTGTTACCCTCTCCGTCGTACAAGTCCACCAAGCCGAGCGAGTTGTACACCTCGGCAGCGTCATACGGATGCGCACCTGTCTTGTCCGTTACAACCACGCCGTTCTTCAATGTCAGCATCTGTGTATGCTCCGCATCGGTATAGAGTTGTATATCACAAGCGGTACGCATCTCCTCAGTAATGCCCACGGTAGGAGCAAACGCACCCGTCACAAAGCGGAAGTGATTGTTGTCCATCAACTGACCTACAGGGTGTGTACCCTCGCCCGTGTTGTCGGTATGGTCGATAAGGAACGGATGCCAGTCGCCCAACACCTCCTTGTTGCCCTTGCCGTTCTTAAACTTAGGGCCGCCCGTCACCTCGTCGTTCTCGGCAACGTAGTAGTCCTTAACGTTCTCCTTCAGCTCCGCAATCTCCGCCGTGTTCTGCTCCACCTGCTTCGCCATCTCTGTTGCCGCAGCCTGCGACACCAGCTCCAACGATTTCTCGGCTCCAGTTCTGTCCGTCACCTTCAGAATATTGTCGTCACCAAGCACAGCGTTCACCTTCTCGGCGGCAGCGGTAGCGTCGTTAGCCGCAGTCGTTGCAGCCTGTGCCGCCGATGTAGCGGCGTTGGCAGCCTTCGTAGCCTGGTTTGCCTCGCCAACAGCCGCCACCGTCGCCGTCTTGGCATCCATTGCCGCTTGAGCCGCTTTGTTGGCGGTAGTCGCAGCAGCATTAGCAGCCACCGTCGCAGCAGCCGCCAGGCTCTCCGCCTCGCTAAGGTCGATGCACTTGTTCCACCACGCAGTGTCCGTAAGCTGATGTCCCACGTTCTTGCCCGTCGCAGCGTCCACCTTAACGCTCACCCACACTGCCTTGCCGTCGCTAATGTAGTCAAGCCTCTCATACTCCCTCTCTGCCGACCATTCCGACCCTGCCGGAGTCAGCACAACCTTAATTACTTGCTCGTTGTTTGCCATATCATTAAGTTTTTAAAAATTTATTCCCTAAAAAGCTATAGGATTTTTCACTTTTCACTTTTCACTTTTTCACTTTCTACTTTTTACCTTTTTACCTTTTCCTTAATCAACAAGACTATGCCGCAAGCATCGCCACAACTCTCCGTCGAAAAACAGTTCAGAGTCTTGTACGAATTGGTCAAGGATACACGACCCATCGGTTTTATATACCACACCAATATTCTTTACGCCATAAGTGATATTTTTCCCGTTACCATTTATTGTCACGGCAGATGCCCCTTTTATTATCTTATAGTATTGCCCAATCTCTGGGTCAGACGGCAGCGTCAGCGTCACACCAGCACGGCACACCACTACACACTCCATCTTGCTCAATGCTCTGTTGGCGGTAGCCACCGTCAGCATAGGGCGCATACCAGCAATGTCGCCCTTCGAGATAAACAGAGCATGGTTGCCGTTAGGCAAACTACTGCCTGCTATGTTTTGCAGCTCCCTGTGCTCAAGGTTCATCTTGCCCGATACACTCAGCATCATGCCGAGATTTACCTGCTGATAGTCGTAGGCGTCATTCCAGTTTTTTACCAAGTTCAAAAGCACACCACCTTGCTCATTCATTCCTCCAACACCGCTAAAGATGCCGTTGCCCATAACAAGGTCAAAGTTGTTGTCTCTACTTCTGAACACGATGTCAGAGCTGTTCAGGCACATATAGTCGGTCTCGCCAAGCGTGCCGTGCTTAAGGTAACTGGCGTCAATCTCAAAGCAGCCTATATAACCCTTTACCGCCTTCATCGCACCCGTGCTCGTAACATAGAACGGAGCATCCTTGGCAGTAGACGTACCCACAAACAGCGGAGCATACTCGCTGCCCACCTTGCAGGCATCCATCTCGTAGTTGCCAAAGTAGCCCACTTTATTCGTGCCGTCCTTGTTCACAGCCCATAGATGCTTCACGTTTATTAGGTCTGCGTTTAGTCCGTCCTCGTCAAACACCGCAACCTTCTTTCCCGTCCTCGTCCTGAACTTCGTCCTTTCCGCCGTCAAGGTCATCTCCTTGCTGTTGATGTCGATGCCAACTTCAAGCAAGGAAGCCAACATGCTTCTGTCTTCCACATAGTCGCTGCTCTCGGCAGTCCATTCCGTAGCCGTGGCACCCACCTCAAGCTTTATTTGCGATACTAACAGCCTGCTGCCGGTAAACGTGCGCAACACAACAGCCTGTGGGAGCGAGTCGCCTATCACACGCCAATGAACGTAGTACATTTGCCATTTGCCCGAAACACTCATAAGTGCCTCGCCGTCTGGAGTTGAGGTGTTTATCACGTGTCCGCATATCTCCACCGCCACGTCAGGTGTACCGTCGTTGTGCAAATAAGCGGCTATATGCGCATAGGCATCCGCATCGCTGTCACCCTTAGCCATAAACGACAGCATATAGTCCTGTCCCTGCTTTATCACACCCTTGCCCGAGAGGTCCCAGGTCACGGTGTCAATCCTGCCGACAGCACCGCTTCTTATGTCCGTACACAGCGTAGCATAGCTGCCGTATCTGTCCGCATCGCCCTCGCTCAAGAGCTTGGTAAAACTGCTGTTTACCGTCAGCCCGTCGCCGCTTGTCAAAGTGTCCGCCCTCGCAAGCAAGTTGCCGCCACGATAGTTGCAGTCCTCCTCCGACAGCGACCATCCTAAAAACTCGCTGCCCTCTGTCAGCATAGGCAAGGCAATGCGTGCGGTGTGCGCACCCGAGTAGATAAAGACACAATCAGCATACACCGTCCTTGCGTCAAGCTCAAAGGTCTCGGTCATAAGGTTCCACCCCGTACTCATTTTCTTCGCCACCTCGCAGTATATGCTAAGATTGTTGCCTATGTCGTTCATCTGTGCGTCCTTCTGCACGATATACACGCCAAAGTCACGATAAGCCACATCCCCGTCACACGCCAACATTGCGCTTACCGTATGTGTACGGTTTCTGCCAACCTTAACACGCAAGAAGTCAACACCTCTGTTCTTTCCCGTCGCTCCTTCTATCACCACAGCGTTAATGCCGTCATACTGATATACGGTCGTAATCCAAGGCTCATACGTGTCGTTGCCAGTCCACGATGCCTCCTTGCGCTTAAATGCAGTACCCGTAAGCAGGTTGAATCTGCCCTCGCTGCGCTGCCCAACCTTCAAGCTAAACTCCTTCGACGTCTGCTTGAAGGTGGTAAGGTCTGACTTCACTTCGCCAACAAGATTATTCGTCTCCTCTACCTTGCTCGTGACGCCATCCACGCTCACCTTAATGTCCGTAAATTTTTTCGACAACGTCATGCTGTTCCCGATGTCACCCGTGAACAGCATAAATTTGTCCGAGTTCACATACGTCATGGCAGGGCTCGCCAAGAACGTCAGGTCTCTCCACATATACACCTTGCTCAAGTCCTGTCTGTCGTTCACAATATCGTATCTGCCAATGCCATAATACATCGCAATCGCAGGAGCCGTGCCCGAAGCGTCGTCCTCCGTAGACGTCGACAACTTAATAGCGTTGCCCCTCGACAACCACTTCACCTGGTCGCCCACTTGCACAATCACGTCACCAGCCATAGGCGCACCAGGCTCGCCGCCACCCTTGACAGGCTCATAGCCAGCATAGTTGCGTCTGCTTACAGAGTTTTTCTTGTCGTCCATCTTTATGCCGTCCTGTTCAAGTACCGCCCCGAAGCTCGTCAGCCCACTCGCAGCAGCCACAGCCACGGCAGCACCGCCAAAGGTCAGCACCTTGCCCGTACCGTCGGCAAGCAGCTTCAAGCCATAGCTCGGAACAACTTCGTCCGTGCCGTTGAACCGCTCCACGTTGCTCAACACCACATAGTCGTACAGCCTTCCGTCCTCAAGCGTCTCTTGACCCACAGCCACCACCAATCGCCAGTAGTAGCGGTTGGCAAGCTCGCCCTCTGTCTGCGCCTTAACGTTAAAGGTCTGGCACATCGCCATCATGCCCGGTCGCCACCAGTTCATCGTCCTCGTCGTGCCGTCGTCGGCGGCAGCATAACACTTGTACGCAATCACCTTCTCACCATTGGCGTCCATCACATAAGCCACCTTAACAATCGTAGAGCCTGCATTGCTAAAGATAGTCGTGCCGCCCGAATAGCTTACCTTGCGTATCTCAGCACCTGCCGCAAACATCTTAACGCGAGTCGTCAGATAGTCAATGTACATGTGGCTCTTTCCGTCCACACCCATATACAGGTCGAAACCCTGCGCACCGATAATGGTTCGGTCCGCCTCGGTAGAGTGATGGTCATGCGCCCTGTCCACAACCACGTCGCCAAGCACAGCGTTGCCCTCGCCAGTAAGCCCCTTCTTCCCGTCCTTGCCCAGCTTCAAGCCTTCCATAAAGGTTATCGCCTTCTGCGCCGTGTCCTCGTGAACGCTCGACAGCGCATTGTCGTCAAGAAACTTAGGTGTAACGATGCGGTCGACAGACGACAGAGGGGTGTTATCATTAACGATGCCGTTCAAAGAGCCCTGTCCTTCGAACGTCAAGCTGCCACCCGACACGATAGTAAAAGTCTTGGCAAAAAACTCACGAAACTTCGTGCCTGCCTTCATCGTGAGGTCTTTTAGGAAGGTAACGATACTATCGACAGAAGAATATTTGTACCATTCGCTTTCGGTTGTACTTGCGTCTAACGCCTCGTCGGACGACAGATAACCCGTGAAAACACGTGTATCCCAATCGCGATCTGTGGTGCCGTTGTCACCCGAAGACGTTATCTTGCCCTGCATAAAGATGTAATAGTACCGCTCGTCGCCAATCTGTTCTTCCTTCTCGTTTTTGCCGTAAATGTCAATCAGCTCAGACGGAAAAACAACCCATGCCGAAGCCGTAGAATTTAAACTACGCGGAATGGCGGCATAGACGTATTTTTCGGTGTGCGAATTGAAGACTGTAGGCGAAGCCAGCAAAGGCCAACGGCGATAATTGTGACCGGCATCGTAGCCAATGATATCCTTGACGTACACAAGTATCTGGGCACCGCTCACGCACGATGCCTGGATATAGTCGGGATTGCCCAAAGCGTTTAGTTCGATGTGCAGCGCCGAGGATGAAATCCAATAGTCTTTGGTTGTTGCTTGTGTCATATATTAGTTTAATTTTCTATTGCGAATTTAGAAAAAAGCGTTAGCATGATGCGGACATATCCTAACGCAAACGACCCCAAGAGCATGGTGTCTCTTGAGGTCGTAAATCGGCTGCAAGCCGACCATTCCCTAATTTGTAATTCCTAATTCAAATCAGACTGCTTCCCCTAAAGTCGAGTTTCGCCGTGAACGACACGCTGTGCATCGTTTCCTTAGTATTGTCGTCAAACGTGATTTCGTCTTCAGCAGTGATGGTGCAAGGCAGATATTTGCCGTTGATGTTTATCCATGCGTGTTCTGCCATCAGGAACTCATGCAGATACCATGCGAGCCATGCTTCATCGAGAGGATCGGTCTGGAAGTTCCACTCCTCTTGATTGTTCTGCTTACGAGCGGTTGCACGAGAGAACGAGCGCATCGTTTCTTTCCGTGTCACGATGTAGTTGTTTACCGTCATACCGAACTTCTTGCTATACACTCTCGGCACACTGACGCTCTCCAACACACCAAACGAATTGATGAAGCGGAACTCCGTGCGACGGCTGGCTTCCGACTGCGGCATGGCATAAACACTGATGTCACCAATGGTCTGCTGTCCCTCCCTGGTAATAGTGAAAGCTTTGGCTTCGGGTGCATCCCATGTGGCTGTGGTGAAGTCGATGGCAGGAGAATAGGGGTCTACGTAGATGATGGTTTCGCCTACACACGCCAACTGCGGTATGGTGGTGGGCTTGCGAGTCATTCGGCTAACAGCCATTATGTTTTCAGAACTTATTAGGCGCTCGTAGTCGGAGAAGCCACCGAACATGGTCTGTTTTACCTCATCTCCTGGCAAATAAGACACGGGTGCCTCCTTATGCACCTCGCCGTCAATCATGTACTCGTCGTATGCCGACACATTGAACTTCACTACGGGCATAACACCCGGCTCGGGAGTATACTTATAAGAGTCGCGGAACGAGCGTAGAGCCGACGATATATCAGCATCAACATAGCCACCGCTTTTGCCCGTGATAGGCTCTGACATCTTTATTATCTCGTAATCGCCGCCGCTTATGCCACACTTTACCTCAAATATCATACGATGAAACGAGGGTGTGCCACTAAGAGCGACTGACTTGACTGCTACCGTTATAGGATTGCCATTAAACACAGAACCCGTAACTATTTTTATACGACTTGCCATTGTTTCAGTTATTAATTGGTAATTATTAATTAAATGCTGTAGATCTCAAGCTCTACTTCGCCTATTCCTTCCTTTGCCGATACGTCAGCATTTACTTTGTTGATTAAGCATTTCTTGCCGTCGATGTTCCACCACTCTTTCCAATGGTTCTGAATGTCGGCTATCTGTGCTACAGAGGCAAGACACTTGACGTAATACTTCTTGCGATGTAGGAGAAAATAGATGTAATCGACGAGGAACACGTCTACGTAGCCACGGTTCTTGACTGACGGGGTGTTTACCACAAGCGGAGCATCTGCCCATTCGGGCTGCACCCAAGCACGAGGCTTCAGGGAGAAACGCTCCTCATTGCCGATGCCCGGCTCTACACCGTTGTAATCATACTCATAGCCGTATGGGTCGATGGAGTCGGTAGTCAGGGCATACTCGCCAGCCTTGGTGCGCCATTTGGAGTTACCGAACCCGTCGTAGTTGTAGTCATAGGCTTCATGTGTTGAGTCCACGCCGCCACCTCGCATGATAGCCACCGACAATCCCCAGTCGTATGACTGAAGGGGCGAGTTGCCGTCATCGGTGGAAGAAGGATCATAGCTCTCACGCAACGAGAGTTCTTCGGTAACGTAGAAGTCAGCCACCATCGACGACATAGTGTTCTTGATGTACTGCTTCACAAATTCATGCTCCATGTCTTCGTCAACGAGAGCTGCCATCTGAGTCTTGGCGTAAGATCCGTTTATTTCGACAAACTCATATCCAGGGTATTCCTTGCCTACCTCAGCAGGTTGCTTGGTGTTGTCGGTAGCACATTTGCTGCCCGTACTGGAAGCAAGAGCTTTGCGATAGTTGGCATCCACCATGCCGACGGGAACGAACGATGACTTAAATTCCTGAATGAAGTCTTCGTTTATTGTCGAACAATCACCTTCCTCCACTCCCTTCATTGCTGCCACCTCAAACAGTCGCGGCTCCATATCACCAGCATTGGTGAAGTCTTTGTCTATCTTCACGCGATATTTATTGCCCGTCTGAAGGTCAACGAATACGCTCATTTCAGTATTCTTGACACGATGAATGATGTCCTTATATGTAAGGCTCGTCACGGTGCGGTCCTTGGGATATTCTATATAGTCGTAATCGGTGTTAAAATCCTTTACTTGGTTCTTCACGTTGTCTTTCTGCTCCTTGGCTTCACTCTCGGCTGCATATCCAGCACGCACACCGGTTATCTTCTCCGTCATTGGCACCATAGACAGCACTTCGGCATGGAAGGTGCGAGGGTCGGGATTCTGCTTGCGGAACACGTCACGGATAAGATAAGCAGTTACCTTCTTCTGCTCGTAGTCGTAATGAAACTTAATGCCGAACTGCTGCTCAAGCGAGTCAATAACATCTGATACCGACTCGGCAGGGAAGTTCTGCTCATTGGCATACATACGGAAGATGCTTGCACTCATCTGTGCCTCCTCGATAGTACTCTTGCAAGTGATGCTTGCCACCTTGTCTATGCCTACAGTTACGGTAGTGAAACCACTATCCAGCACCGTCACAACCTCGGTGTCCTTGAATACGCCCTGATCGAAGAAGCTGCCGTCATACGGTTTCTCTACTACCTTATACGTAACCTTGCGATACTTCACCTCCTGAACGCTCTTGTCTTTCGGATTTTCAAGTTTTAATTTGCCGCCACAACCGCGCGAACTGAGCCATGCGTTTACATCATCGAACAGATTAGCAACATCCTTTTCGCTGTTGGCTTGTTTTTGGAAAAAGCCAACCTTCACGTCGCCCTTCTTTTTCAGTCCGGCAATAACCTCTTTGTCGTTCTCTTTGTAGATTTCCTTGGCATAAAGCGGTTCGATATTGTAGGCGCATTTTGTGGTGAAGAAGCAGAGACGGTTCAAGTCACCGATGGCTGTAAGAGCCGAATTGTCGAACTGTACGCCAAGATGCTCAAAGAGGCAGTCGAGGAAGAACAGCACATAGAAACAAATGCCCGATTGTGGACGGTCGGCATCCAATACCCAGATAGGACCACGGTCTTCATACATTTCCTGTTCCTTTGTGCTCAAGCTGTCCTCGTTGTTGCGACCGTGAATGCTCTTCACAACGCTGTCGGATGTCGTTCCGTCTTCGGCAAGGTCGTAATGCTTATAACAAACACGGGCATTGCAGTATGGCTTCAGAGGATAAGGATCGCTTACGTTGATATATGATTTCAGCACTTCGGGCACCTTCACCTCGTTGCCGTTAGGATAAGTGTAAGTCTTCTTCAGCTTGGCTTCGTGATTGTTGCCTTCCTCCACACATTGTGCCGGGTAAGAGAAGCCGAGAGCTTGCGGAGAAAAAGACGCTTCGGTCTTGTCTTTGCCCACCGAACCATAACTTTTATCGCCTTTCTTGCCCTCGTATTTAATTACAACGCTCGTATTGTAGGTCACGCTCACATCCACCTTGTCAATCTTCTCGCCTATCAAGAGTTGGTCGTGATATTTCTGTGGTATAGGCACCTCGTTGCACTTGAGGTCGCTAATGAGGTCGGAGAACGACTGTGTAGATGCGTCGATGTTGAGCGAGAGGGAGTCTTCCAGTCGTTCGTCTTCCTGGATGATGGCTGTGCCGGAGGCGAAGGGTACGCCGTCGGCGATGATCTGCATCGGCGTGTGCTCGTAGCTCACGGGTCGGATGTCGCTACTGACATCATCCACGTTTTTGAGAAAATGTCGGTTGCCTTCGATAGGCAGGTCCACGGGATAGGAGAACATCTCGGTGTCGTTGAACAATGGGTTGCTCAACTCGATGCTGATGGATGTGTCTTCCTTTAGGGCGAGCGGCTTGCCGTCGGCAAGAATGGTGAGTTTGCTGTTCATGTTGGTTGTTATTTAATGAGCCTTTTGAGCCTTACTGAGTCTTTCTAAGCCTTGGAGAAATATTAGAGAGTGCTGAGCCTTGGATTGTTATACTATGAATTTGGCGTTGCCGTAGAGCGTGATGTTACGTTCTGATGTGGCATATACTTTTGTGTCGCCGTAGGCTTCGATCTTACGGTAGGAGAGAGCCTTTACGGTACCTCCGTGTGCCTCGCACGTTACGCTGCCATTGAGAGAGGCATCGGTGGAGGTCCATAGGCGGGAGTGGCCGAAGGCTACCGTATTGCCCTTGCTGACGTGACCGTAGGAGTAATCGTAGAGATTTATGATGGCTCTATCGTTCTTTTCGCTATACACCTGGGCGTGGTCCCAGGCGCGAACCCTTGCCTTGCCAAGGACGTAACACTTGGCGTAGTCGTTTATCTCAACGATGTGGTCATAGTCGGTAACAATAACAAGGACGTACTCGGGGGCTGTCTGAGGACATTCGTTGACGTAGATGCCGGCTGCGTTCATTTCTTCCTTTAGTGAGGGGTAGAGAGCAGGAAGCAGATCGTTGATGATGTCGGCGTATTTGCTCTCAACGATGTCTTCCAAGTTGGCTCGCCACACAGCCATGAGCTGACTGATGTTTTCGGTGGCGAGCATGGCACGATAGCCTTCGGCGCAAGCATGGCGGTCGTGGCAGGCATGGGTGCAGATTTGTTTGAGTTGATCGAATGAGGTCATGGGTCTTGTTTTTAAGCCTTACTAAGCCTTTGGTGAAACTTCGCTTTTGGTTTTCTCCAATATTGCCTCGAAGCCTTTTATCTCATCTTCGGTCACGATGTCGGCGTAGTCTTTGCGGAGTTGGGCGATGCGGTCGGTAAGGCCCTTTATGCGGGCTTTGGTCGATGGCTTGTCCTTTCGCATGATGTACTTAATGAGAGCATCGGCTTCGGCTTTGTGCTTGGCTGCTGCATCGCGGGCGGCTTTCACCTCGGGGCGGTCGTTGGCTATCTTGTCGGCTACCGACTGGGCGAAGAGAGGATCGCGGGCGAGTGCCTTGTCGTAGAAGGGACGGAACTGGGCGCGTAGGTTCTGCGGTGGGACGTTGCACGCTTTCTCTATTCGGGCGATGTATTCGGGGTCGCCGGTGCGTGGGGATAGGCGAAGGTATGCCTCGCCAATTTCGCGGTCAACGTTGATGTAGATTCGAGGGAGGATGTCGCTTTCTATCTTTACGGCACGGGTGGCGAGAAGGGCAATCTCTTCTTCGGTGTAGATAGGTCTGCCTGCCTTCTCATTGGCTTCGGCCATGGTCTTGGCTTGCTCAGCCTTTGCTGCCATCTCGTTGCGCAAGGAGCGCACGGTGTTGACTTGCTCTTGCAGACGTTCGGAGAGGAACGGTCGGAGCTGCATGAGGTTGGGCATGGTGGACGCGATGGTCTCGCCGTTGGGGTTGGCTACGATGCCGCCGTAGGTGAGAGGCTGCAAGGTGAGGTCGGGCTTTAGGTCGGGGAAGAGCGAGCGACGCGCTTCCTCAAGAGCTTTCTCCTTCTGCTGCTCGGCATAGAGAGCCTGCTCCTCACGGGTAGGGCGACCGACGTGACGCTTTATCTCCGTGCGAGAGGTCTGCATGGTTTGCAGATAGGTGAGGAGCTGACGCACACGACGATGGTAGTCGCGGAATCGTCGGCTCTCCTTAACGAACGACATTGCCCGTGGATTCTGCTCAAGAAGAGTAAGACCGCGCTCGAAGGCTTCACGCTGGTCGGAGGTGAGCATACGGGCGGAGAGGGCAGGGGTCAAAATGCGGATTATTTCTTCCATAATTTTTTCTTTTTAAGTCTTACTGGGCCTTTTGGGGCCTTTCTAAGTCTTTGGGGAAACTAATACAGCAGTGGCGATACGAATATCTTGCTGTCTGGCTGATTGTTCTCGTAGCCTTTGCTTGTTGAGTCGGTGGTGTTGGTTGAGGGCTTGTCTGGGGTGGTGTTGGCAACGTCCGCTGCCTTGCGCATTTCCATGAGCCGGAGCACCGAGGTGCGTAGGGCGATGGCCTCGTTGTGGGCAGCTGCTCGGCGTGCCTTGTCAATAGTGAGTATTGTTGTGCGCTCTTCGAGGTGGGCCACCATCAAGCGACGTACCTTGCGAAGGAGTGGCTTGTCGTTAGGATCGTAGGTGTGGAGAAGACGCTGCACCGTGTCTTCGCCAATAGCCTCGCTGATGTATTCGTCTTGAATGAAGTGGAGGTCGGGCAGAAGACGGATGAACTTCTCACGGCTCTCGTAGATGTCGAGGTAGTGCTGAAGGTCGGCACATGTGGCAATGAGGAGGTCGTGGTGGAGATAGTAGTACTGGCTCTCCTGCCACAATAGGCTTATCTCCTCAATGGCCTTGTGCTGCTCATCCTTTGGCTCGGTGGTCGGCGGCTCGGTGGAGTCGGCATCGGCGATGGCTGCGGGGGTAGCCATCTTGCGTGCCCAACCTTCGAGCATTACGAGCATCTGATTGAGCGACACCATAGCCTCGCGCTTATAGCCCTGCACTCCCTTGTCGAGTAGGTCTTTTGATGCCGTGCCGTAGTCGTCGCTTGAAGCCACGTTGATGCCGGTGCCGTTGATAGAGAGAGCCTGTGCGTAGACGAAGCGCGACATGGCATCGTATGTCACCATGCGCTGTGCCATAAGCAGGAGTTGCATCCAAGGTTGCTGAGTGTGCTCACCGTTGCTGACTGCCATGTAGAAGTCGTCGGGCGAAACGGTCTGATAATACTCGCACAACCGATTGTAGAGCGAGTCGCCCAACTTGTCGCGCAGAAAATCTTTCTCGCTGTTGTCGAGTATGCCTTGAAGAGAACTTATCTCGTCAATGGCGTTGCTGGGGATGTGGAGCCGAAGCTCCTTGGTGGTTGATAAAATCATACGCTATGCGAATTTTGAATTTTGAGTTTTGAATTTTGAATTGTCGGCAAGCCGATTAGGAATTACTCAATTTTGAATTATCCATGTCTTTTACATTCCAAACTGTTTTTTCAAGAAACTATTTTTTTTGATAAGCCCTTCCATCTCCTGCTCCGAATGATAGCCTTCCCAAAACAAATTGGTATGCGAACCTAAGCGATGGTCGTCAAGCGACGTTGGAATAGAATAGGCCGTATATATCAAATCGTAATGACGGACATAACGAGTGCGCTTTTCTGGCTCGCTATACAGTTTATTTATCCAACCGTCGTTGTCACACTCACACCACTTGTTGTATTCGTCGTCTTTCAGATTTGCGTCAATACCTATTGCTGTATGACCGCTACAGCCATTCGTTCCAAAATAAACAATCTTTGCCATAAGAATCACTTTATATAGTTTTTCTGAATCAGAACATCTTAAGCTGCGCTTGCTCCAACTTGATGCGCTTACAAGCCTTGTCGTAATACTCCTTGTTGAGTTCAAATCCGATGAAGTTGCGCTTCTCTTTTATACAAGCAATGGCGGTGGTGCCGCTGCCCATACAGTTGTCTAAGATGGTGTCGCCCTCGTTGGAATAGGTGCGAATGAGGTACTGAATAAGAGCTACGGGCTTTTGAGTAGGGTGCATATCAAGATTCTTTTCTTTGTCGAAGAACAGTACAGATATGGGATATTTCTCTGTTGTTACTTCTTTTGAGTTGGGCTCAATATTATAATTGCCATAACAGACATTACCCTTTGCTTTTCCGTATTTATGCCCTCGTGAGTGAGAGGGGAAACCTTGTCTCATCTGCGGATTGTATGTAGGTAGCGCACGATAGAACACAGCAATATCCTCATGGCTCCGCATAGGCATGCGCTTCGCATTGAGAAATCCTGTTGGTCGGTTTTTTTGCCAAATTAGATTATATCGCCATGTGTCAGGTTCTGCCATCATTAGCTGTGCCGTAAACATTCCTTGACCGAAGAGAATAATAGGAGCGTTAGTTTTTGCTATTCGCCAGTATTCCTTGAATAGAGGCTCCATCGGGATAATGTTATCCCATCGTGCCTTTTCATTGCCTTTGTTCAGAACTTCATACGGCAAATCGCACACAATGCAATCCACGCTCCCGTTTGGAATCCTTTTCATTCCTTCGAGGCAGTCTTCATTATATATCTTATTCAGTTCAATCATTCTCTATATCATTTGTTCGTTACTATTCCTGCATTGTCACCCCCGTTTTCGAGTTATCCAGCGTGGTGAGCACTTCGCGGTCAATCTGCCACACCAGGTGCGAGTCCCACTTATTGAACTTGCTTATCACCTCCAATGGTCGGAGCATGAGCTGCTGCAATGGGGCGAACTGTATCTGCTTTACGAGGAAACGCTCGCGGAGGTCGGTGCCACCCGATGATGTAGCGTCGCCTGGGGTGTTGCCAATGAGCTTTGAGTCGAGACCCATGGCGAAGAAGATAATGGAAGAAATTTCCTGGAGCTCGGTCTTCTCGGCTTGCGCTTGCGAGTTGGCCTTGCTCTCAATCTCCACAATCTCCCAAGCCTTGTGCTCCTTGCCGTCCAATCCGGTGAACACGGCAGAGATAAGAGCCTGACCTGCATTGTCGGGATTGGAGAGCCAACGGTTGATGTCGGTGAACACCTCCTGCTGAATCTGCGCCATCGTCTTGCTCTTGTTCTCGCCCTGCTGGGTGTAGAGCTGCTTGAGATATTCCTGATGAATGTAGATTACGCGACCGATGATGTTGCTGTTGCGCTTGCGAGTGAGACGGTCGTCAACGATGGTGAAGGCATACTCGAAGATGCTTCCGGCAAAGATGCTGTGCCAAAGAGCGTCGGCATAGTAAGGCCCGCCGAAGTCGCGTGGCGACATAATGAAGCGTGTGGGTCGGTTCTTGCGGCTCACTCGCTGCTGACGAGCCTCACGCACATGGCGGTTGAGGTCGGAGACGGCTGTGTCGGCAGCGAGATAAGGCACGGCAGCAATGCGACGGTCGGTTTCGGTGAGCGTCTGAGTGGAGTCAAGCCACTGGTTAGAGAGGTAGGCATAGTTGATGCGATATTGACTATCCATACGCTCCAGTCGGGTGGTGAACACCGAGCGTGGCTTGATGCCGACAATCTTCGGGGTCCACTGCGACGTGGGCACGGGGCGACCTTCAGAGTCCAACTGGCGTTGGTTGAGCTGCAACTCGCAGAAGCATTGCGACATGAGCGACATATCGCCTGCCATCTCAAGGTAGGTCTTGTGGAGGTCGTTGTTCTCGATGAATGCTTGCAACTCCTCATTGGTGCGCTTCCATTCTTTCAATGCTGCCTTGAGCAACTTCATATCTTCGCTGTCCTCACTCTCAGAATTGTTCGCCGATTGCGAGAATTGATTATTCGACTCTGACGATTGATTTACCGAACGTGACGTTTGGTTTTCCGATTCTGATATTTGCTTTTCCTTAGCTTTGAGGTCGGCTATCTGTCCGCGGAGCAGGGTGCCAGCCGAGGAGTAGAGGATAGAATTCTCGGTGATATTGCCACCGACATACTGCGTATAGTGATACTTGGGCGAAGGACCACGGCCTACGAGAATTTTCTTCACGAAATCCACTCCCGCTGCCGGAAAGGGCGACATCTTGGAGAGCAGATATACAAGGTTGGGCAGATTGTTGCCCACGCCCCATTCCATAAAGCCCAATCCCTTAGTGCCTACACCTTCGGGTTTGGCTTTGTTCTCGCCGCCCGACGAACCGAACACGGCGGAAATCTTCTGTCGTGCCGCATTGCCTTCCGCTCCGGTCATGGTAGCCGAAGCCGTGAGCTTCTGGTGAACGTACTCGCCCCACGAAAACACGTTGCTGCCTCCCTGCTTGGACGCACAGAACGCACCAGGCAGAACGGCCTCGTAGCCTTGCGACTGGAGCTCCTCACTACGTTGTTGGAGCTCACTTAAGTTGCTAACTGTTGTCATTGTGTTAAATATGTGTTTTGTTGAATGTTTTATAATGCAAATATAGGGAAAGACGGGGAGAAGGGGCGGACATGGTTAGGGAAGGGGATAAACAAAAAGCCCTGCTATCCTCACGGACAACAGGGCCATACCTAAGTCAAATTTGCGAATGAAGCATCCAGTCAAAATATATTGTTAGTTGCGTCCGCTTACATGTCGAAGTCTGCCATCTTATTTGCAGCCTGTATCTTGTAGCTCTCCACGTCGTCAATCACCATATCCTCGCCGTTGAATAGCTTAATTATCAGTCGGCAGTTCTCAGCATCGGGATGCACCGAACAGATGTTGTTGTTTGAGATCCAGATAGGATAGCCCTGCGTCGTCTTATAGACCACGAGATACCACGGACCAGTCTTGTATTCCTCTATCATCCTAAACAGTTTGGACGTGGAATGTACGCAAATCTTGTCAATGGCCTTCTCAACGGTCTTGTAAGTAGAAACCTCCTTACGCTTTGCGCCGAAGCTGTCAATCCATGCCGCAAAGATGGTAAACAGTAGGATAAGCAGGATAATGATTAACGCTGAAATAATTGATACCATAATTGTTGTTTTGTTTAATTGTTGTTTATATTATTTGTTCTTATCTCGTTTCTTGATGTCTCCATCCAAGTCAAAGCTTTCGTTGCCAAGAGGTGTTTCTTCTCGATTGAAAGTAAATTCATAGCCGAGCTTTGTCATGCAATGGTAAAACTGCTCGAAATCGTCACCATCAACGAACGGGATCAGATTGTAGTCGTTTTGCAGGGTTACGCCTACATGTCCCGATAGTTTGTTGAAGAAACCGGTAGAAGGCAAGCAGCCACCATCGGGATAGTCGGCATCTGCAACGTACATTTCGCATTTGCCGTTCTTGTCAATCAGCATAAACGCATAACATTCAAGAATGTCTCCGTCCAGACTCCGAGCACAACAGATAGTCTTCTCTTTCTGTCGCTCTGAGTCGTCGGGATAAGTCAGTTCATAGAAATGTTTCGGGTCAATCTTTCGTGACTCATAAACCTGAGAAGGTTTCTTTTCCACATTATTGCCGGGCGAACCAGACTTGTGGTTTGCGCATGGATGTTTTTTCAACTCCTCGAACTTGTCGTTCCGTTGGGCCACTTGATAGCTCAAGTCGTCCAGTCTATGGCCATGTCCCGTGACAACCGCTTTTACTTCGGCAATCTCTGACATCAGAGTGCCCAAAATTGACATTACATTTGAATCCATATTTCTTTGCTTGTTATTTTGTTCTTGTTTCTTTTAAGAGATATGTGTAAGAGCCAAGTATGTTATCTTCGCCCTTCTCAATCTTCCAGTCGAACCCAGCCGCTTGCAAACTCTGCACGAAAGTGTTATAGTCTCTATCTTCGATATACGGAGAAATGTTTTCTTCTTCAAAGACAACGCAGCGAGGGTTGATGTCAAAGTCAATGCGCAATGACTTGCCACCAAGAAATTTGCATGACTGGGACGTGTCGCGAGGGTCGATGACGTGTAGATTATAATGCCCATTTCCGCTTATCCAAAGGTAGGCATAGCAATATAGCTGTCCTTCTTCGGCATCGTATCGCTTGGCGCATAAAATGCAAGTCTCGGAGTTGCGGAGCGAGGATATTGCATAAAAACGTCCGTCCTCGATATGGTTGAGCATATATTCGCGACGCTCTTTCGGAGAGAGAAGCACAGGCGGCTCCGGCAGCCATATACGTTTTTCCTGCTGTTGGCATTCCTCCTTTTGCTTTGCCTTCTTCTCTCTCCAGTTAAGATATAATTCGCGCAACAGTAAAATGAGATAGTAGACCAAAACGACTATCCCTATCACGCCCATCATGCACTGGAAGAATAAAGACACGCTGTAGTATTTCAATAAAAATGTTTCCATTGTTCTCTATTTTGTTATTACTAATTTCTAAAACCATTCCTCACTACCCACACGCTCAGTCCTATGTTGAGTAAGAGCATGATGATAATGATGGCCCAATACTCCTTATTGCTCAGTTCTACCGAAAGATACTTGAAGTCGGAAAACTCCTTGCGTTTCCACTCCTTCTGCACAATCGGTTCGATGTACGAGGCGAAGGCGCAGAGGTCAAGCCGGTGCGACATAAACCAGTCGCGGCTCTTCACGGCAAGCACAGGCGAGTCACACCAAGAGAAGGCATCGCTCCACATTACGCGGTTACGGCTGTCAAGACCTACGCACACCACAAGCTCGTTCTTGTTGCCTCCCTGCCAATAGGAGCGTTGTTGGTCGGCAATGGATAGCGGCTTGTTGCGATAGAATAGCAGATAGATGCGAAACTCCTTCTTCGGTCCGTACTGGGCATTGAACACACGGATGGCTCGTTCCTGACATGCAGAAAACTTTGCTCCGATGATAGGGCATTGGTCACGCAGACGTATGTCGGGATAGTCGTATAGCCCGATGCGGCGAGCCTCCTTCTTGCTGATGTCCTCAAACTTGAACACCGAGCGCGAAGCCTTCACCTTGTTCTCGTATTCATGTTCACGAGTAACGGTATAGAGCGTAGTGGGTTGACCGTTCCATCGGTATTCATACGCATCGCCATCACGAGTGTAATAGTGGCGGTGCATATCCACGAACACCGAAGCCACCGACAAGCGACGCTTCATAGCCGAAAACTCCTCATTGGAACACTCTCGTTCACGTCCCGAATGGTCGTAATAGGTCCAATATTCGGGATGGTTCTCCGTGACATAGTAGGTTCGAGTGTGCCGATGCCCTTTCGAGTCGGTATAGGAGCGAGTCTTCCTCACAAGCTCATTCCACGGCTCGTAATAGCGTATCTTCGTGACATAGCTGCCTAAGTATTCCGTGTCGCTTGACTCTACGCGCTCAAACGCCCATATCATCGCTGCGCCCACAAGGAGCGAGGGGATGATAAGCACGGCGTGCTCCCACCATGTGGTCTGCTTGCGGAAGAACAGTAGCAACACAGCCGACACAAAGAAGGGGATAAGGAAAACGAGTAGTTCCATACGCCTTTATTGTTTCTTGCCGAACAGATCCACGTCGTTGTCTTCGCCTATATCCATCACCTCCTTGGAGCGCGACGACGAAATAACCTTATACTCGATAGGCATGGTGTTCGAGACAAACCATCGGGCAGGGTAGGTGCGAGTAAGCGTTTCGTGTTCGCGGATGATGTCAAGCATACGTTCCTGCGAGGTCTGAAACTCGGTGCGCTGTATCTCGATGGCTTGCATGAGGTCGCGGTAGAGCGACACATCAAAGTTGGGGTTGCTCTCCTTGATCCATTTCATCATCGTACCCTGGTCGTTCTGATAGCGTCCGGCAATAAGCTGCGGATAAATCTTCTCGAAGGTCTGCTTATACTCGTCAGTAACCTGCGCCTTCTGCTGAATGATTTTCCACATCTTGTCGTGAACGCCCTCAATCTTTCCACGCTGCGCTTCGGCTTGCTGGCGAAGCGCAATCTCACGGTTGTTGTAACTGAAGTAGGTGGCTACCAATGAGCCGATAACGATGGCTACCACAAGCAGTATGGATGCCATAACGATGTTTTTTGTTTTCATTGTTTTGTTGTTTTATAAATTTGTTATTTGTTTTACTTAGCCTTAAAATTATATATCGGCTTGATGCGCTTCACGATGTTCACAGTGTCGCCTATCAGTTCTTCAATCTCCTCTGCCGACTTGTACGCCATTGGTGCTTCGTCGATGGTGGACTCGCATACCGATGTGGAGTAGATGTCGTGCATCTGTTGGCGGTATTCTTCCATGCTGAGCTGCTTCTTTGCTGCCGAGCGCGACATCAGTCTGCCTGCACCGTGCGGAGCCGACTGAAGCCAGTCGTCGTTGCCCTTGCCAGTACACAGCAGCGAACCGTCGCGCATGTTCAGAGGGATAATCAGAGGCTCGCCCTTCTTTGCGCTCACAGCTCCCTTGCGGATAATGCCGAAGGTGTCGATGTAGTTGTGCATGGTGGTGAACACACGACCTGTAGACTTTAGTTCAAGACCTTTGATTATGGTTTGCGCCATAAGAAAACGGTTCAAGTCGGCATAATGCTGACACAAGCGCATGGCATCATAGTAATCGCCAAGCGTGGGACCGCTAATGTAGGCCATGTCTTTAGAAACGGGTTTCAACCGGCGCAGCGCATCGTTTATCTCGCTCTGTCTGCCCTGAGCTTTCAGTTCGGAAATGATACGTCCACGTTCCTCACTGTTGTTGCATTGTCTTGATGCCAACTGCTGAAAATGTCGGCATATCTTTACGCCTAAATTGCGGCTACCCGAATGTACTACAAGATACTTGCGTCCTTCGTCGTCCACGTCCACCTCAATAAAGTGGTTGCCACCGCCAAGGGTGCCGAGCGAACGCAGTACATAGTCGAGGTCAAAATATTGCTTCCACGGAGGCAAAAAACACCATATTTCATTGTGCATAAGGGAAACCATCTCTGACGACAAACGCTTCTCATGCACATTGAATCCGCTTGGAATGTTGTCGTTGATGATACGGTCGAGAATCTCCATATCAATGTTGGCAAAGCCTAAATCCCACACGAGCATACCACAGCCGATGTCTACGCCCATGGTGTTGGGCACCACTTTGCCGCGGGTCTCAATCACGGTGCCTACGGTGCATCCCTTTCCGGCATGGCAATCGGGCATAATGCGAATCTTACAGTTGCGGTAAGCCTCGCTCTCTGCCATCTGCCTTACTTGCTCCTGGGCTTCAGGTTCAATGGTCTTTGCAAAAATCTTTAAGTCACTCATTGTTCGTTGTTACTCTATAAATCCGTTAATAAAAAGAAATGTGCAGTGGTTGAGTTTTCCTTCTCCTCGCTCGTCTGCACCAAAGCCCGTTAATTACGTTTTACGGAGTGGTGACATGCGACACACTGAGTACGGTCCCTTGGCCTTCGGGATGAGTCTCTTTTATTGAAACGCCTTTCTGCGGTTGCGTACCTTACAGCCGTTTGAGCAGCGTGCTGCATTTATGGCCTGATGCCTTTTCTTCGTAACCCAACCTTTCGTACCAATGCAACACCCATGGAGGAGAATCGCGTCCGTCCCACGAGATTGCGACGGTCTCTACGCCGCAATACTTCAGCTCTTTTTCTACTGCCTCCATCAGTTTTTTTGCCACCTCACGGCCGCGGTGAGCTTCGTCAACCCACAGCGAGTAGATGAGAGCATCCGCTGCGCCATCCAAAGGTTTGTCTTCGGAATGATTAGGAATGAACGCTTGTATGCTGCCATGATGCTGCTCGTCGGTGACGAGTATGCGAATAGAGTCTTCCCAATGTTGATGTTGTATCATAGTTGAAATGTTACGCAATTTTGTTTAGTCAGTCGACTGTCTGTATGCTTGTGCAAAGGTAGATTATCCCTTTTACTCGATACGGACATTCTCCTCGAAGTCGTATCTCACGTCTCGGCTTTGCGAAAAAGCCACAGGCGTTTGGGAGAAGATGTCTGCCTCACAGTCGGCAACGGCTCGCACGAACGCCTCGTACATCTTCTGTTCGTCATATTCTTCCAGAAAGCCCTGGCTTGTCTGCTGCCATAGCAGATCAGGGCGTTTGCCGTCCTTCTTGTTTCCTTTAACAATCAGCATGACACTTACGGAGTTTTCACCCTCGCGCACATCCGCACGAAGTATGCCGTAGCCAAGCGGTTTGCCAAAAGTGTAGCAACCACGATGATTCCCAAGAAAGCGGTAGCCGTAGTTTCGCAATGCCTTTATCACAAATTTTCTCATATTCAATTTTTTTTATAGTTCTACTAATACTTTTATCTCTGTATGCCCCCCTCCTGCGTATGCAGCGTGGGCGATATTCCTTTAGCGGAATACACGCGGCGGTTCTGCTCAAATATACGGTCGTAGGGTGGTGTCTGCATCATGCCGACTACGAGGGTGTGTGCGGTGTCAGTCATCGACATCGATAAATCGGACCTTTGCTTCTGCAAACTTTTTCTCGCAAATAACACCAAGACCTTCAATGATGCCCAGGCATGATTTACATTCCAGACAGAATGTGGAGCATACATGAGGACCATCTTGATAGTACGGGCAGTTCGCCCCCTTTGCCATATAGAGTTTCTTGTCCTTCACAAAGGAATGAATTGCCTTTGCAAAACGCTCCAATTCCTTGTTCATCATTTCCACCGTGTCGCAATGATAGCGCAACTGGTTCATGTCGAAAGAAGTCTGCTTTGGCGTTTTTTCGTCATGCTGCTTCTCCGTTTCGTTCAACTGGCGTACCACGTCGTTGTAGTCGTCCATGAGCTGATGCACGCGCTGCTCAAGCTCCACGTTCTCTGCCTTCAAATCGGCGATGATGTAGGCAAGCACCTCCATTCGGTTGTTCTTAGGTAGGTCTATATACTCGCATACAGCCAGATGTCTTTCCATATACTTGCGTTGCTCGTCAGTAGCGGGGTCGTAGGCATCGGCTGTTCGTGTGCCTACGCGATAGGGTGGAGGTGGGGTCTGAAAAATTCTTCGCATATCGGTAATTGCCGAATACTTCACCACTCCATCTTCGTCTACTCGCGCTACCTTTACCAACATCTTTCGCTCTTTGTCGTAAAGGATGTCGCCAGGGGTGATTTCTTCTGTTTTCATTGTCTCTATTGTTTTTATTACATATTATACAACAGCGAAATTATTGTCTTGCTGCTTCCGTTTTTGTCCTTCCTTGCAAACTATCTTGCCTCTGTCCTTCAGTCGGAGGCAGAAATATTCACAATTCCAACACGCACAGCTATCCACTCTTACTGTTTCGAAATTTTCTTTGCAGAATGGGTCTCCAGTCTCCACCATATCGTGAGGACATTCTGTGTTTTTTACGAGAGCGAACCCTTTTTCCTCAAGCAGGTCGATAAGGGTGCTGCGCTCTCTCTTTAAGTTCACGTTCTCGCTTCGCAAGTTGGCAAGCGCGTTTCTGAGGTTGTCAGTCTCACGTCCTTGCGCTATGTTAGCGTTGCAGACGTTGGTGTAACCCTTATACAATTCCTTGAGATTGGCCTCCGTATTTTCCAGTTCCGCCACCACATCCTCATGCTTGTTTTCCAGATTGCGGAGATTCTTTACTACTCTTTTATAGCCTCTGGAAAAACGACGTATTTTTAGTTTCATAGCCTCGTTTTCGGCTACCAACTCTCCATAACGCCTCGCATCTGCAACACGCTTTTTCCATTCCTGATGTTTCATTGTCTCTATTGTTTATGTTTTTTTTAATTATACAACATACTCATTAATGCCGCAGCCCTTCTCTTGTCGGTAAATCCTTTGATGTTTACCCACTTGCCGAAGATGCAGTCTCCGACTCTTTTCTGAACCATCCAGACGGTCACGGGTATGCAACCGTTGTAGGCATCCATCGGAACAATTCTTAGTTTCATATCTTATTCAAATTTATATACTATATGCGGTGTGGTGTTGCCCAGTCCGTCGCGAGGGTCGGCAAAGCAGCCAGGCGGTGAGGTTGTCACGGCATTGGCTATCTGCTTGCGCGGTCGGCTCTTTACGAGGCCCTTACCGTCCTTGCCGCTGCGTACCCATCCGATGTAATACTTATCAGTCATCGGTCTGCGTTTTGCCCTGTCCCCAATCGTTCAATAGACTGGCATAATATCCCTTGTATTCTACCTGCCTCTTGCTCTGCCCTCTTTAGAGCTTCGTCACGCTCATGCTCCAGCTTTATGCAATATTCAGTCAAGCGATTGTATTCTTTCTGCAAGGCATTGAAATCCTCGCGCAGCTGCTCCAAATTGGGGTTTTCAGAATCCAATAACACAAGACGTTGCTTTTCCTTGTCCCATCTTTTCCCGATTTTCTCCACGGAATTGTTGAGAAGTTTTTCTTCCGTAGGCGTAGCGTATCTCAGTTCGATGCTTTTTTCTTCTTCGCGTGTACCGCGAAGGTCAAGCTGAGCGTTAAAAGTAAGCACGTCGCTGTTTTTGCATAAGCAGGCGTATGTCCTTATCTTGGGATAATCAGTAGATTCCACTCCGCTGAAAATCACAATGTAGGTCAGAATGTTGCCATCTTCATACTTAATATCCATTGCCACGATGTCACCCGGCTGGAATTTGAGCACATTCCAACTTCGGTAAAGATGCGAGAGAAACAGCATACACTCTCCTTTGTCAAAACGCGCTATACGCCCGTTGTAAAGAAAAAAATGGTCGTATGCTTCATTCTCGTCAGGATGATGGAGGCCCAGCACAACACCCGAGGCGTTGAAATTATGCACCTCCATATAACCTAACAGAGGCGAATAAAGCATAGCGTCTACAGGCAAACTGTGGAGAAAAGCTGATAGTTTCTCATTCTCGAAAGTTTTTGCTCCCGTTTTAGGGATGCTTCTTGTTTCTTTTTGACTCATAATGTCTCTATTTTAAATTGTTATTCATATTCTATCAATACAATGGTGTGCTGTCCGTGTTCATCGTAGAGCCCTGCCCATCCGTCGTAGCGGGCGGACAATGCCGTGGAATACCCCCCCGACGTGGGCAGAGCTGGGATGTGCGTTGTACGAAAGGGATTTGTTTAATCATACGTTATCAATACCATATTGTCTTTGCCTACTGATGTGAGGGTGTTGGTTGTCCCCCCCCCCCGTTTATCTCCATTCGCTGAAAGAAGCGTCCGTTGGAGGGATGCTTGCGGTTGGACGGATTATCGGGGGCACGGCCTCGGAAGGCTGCTATGCGAAAGTCAATCATCCCCATTCCATTTTTCATCATCCACAGTTCGTGCTATGAATATGCGATATGGGTTCTTCTTGTCTGTACTGGTTAGCTCTATTGCTTTTTCGATACTCTCCCTCGATACAAAGTCGCGTATCATCAACACTGCAAGGGCATCGAACTCGTCGTCCGACAAACAAACAGTATCTTCTCCTCGGCGGATAGTAACAAAGTCGCAAATAGTGTTGTGCCCGAAAGCCACATCAACATCTTCATTACGTTCGAGGTCTCTGACTATTATTTTTTCTGCGTAAAGACTCATATTTCTTTTTGTTTATTATTTGTACTATTAATCGTAACATATTGCAATCAGATTGTCAGTGGTGAGGGAAGTACCTATACATTGCATCCAACATCCTTGTCGCAGATGCCATTCCTTATCACGGAAGTCGTTAGTGCCGATTAAGCGACGCACGGCTTTCGCGTGTTCGGTTCTGGCTTCGTGTATCAGATGAATGTTAAGCATAATAGGTTGTCTTTTGTTACAGTTGTTATCGAATTGCTCCACGGCCACGGACTGGGGCGGTGATACTTTTCGCCGTATTTACACCCTCCGCGGTCGCCATGCTCACGACGGAAGGCTTTGGCTTCCTCGGTGCGGTAGTGGACGAGGACGGAACGGTCAATCATACTCTATCAATATTTTCGGTTTATCCACGTCGTGACCCTTACCTCCCCCGGCTATGCACAAGGCTATGCCGTGTGGTGACACGATGATGCCGTTCTGCGAGGGGCTGTAGGAGCCAAGGATGATGGGGCGAGGGTTGTTCATAATTCTACTGCTACATAATAGTGGTTACGACTGCTCACTCCAGCTTGAATGGTGTAGATGATACCCCTCCCGAATTGCTTGTTCTAGGTGTCTATCCATACGGCATGAGAGGGGCGGAAACCACGTTTGTACATTATTTCTAAGCGAGCGTTCTTGTTAAGCATATTCAATCAGTACCCCTCCAGTTTTGTTGACAAGGTTAGGGTGGGGTATATTCCTTTAGTACCGCAGATGTTGCCATCAAAACCGGACTTCCACTTGTCGTAATAAATGTTGCCAATCTTTTCAATCATATTCTACTATTACTGCCGTTGCTGCCCTGCCTCCCGTTGGCTTAATGAAATTCACCAAAGAATTGCGTTGGTACTGCGACTTAACGCATCGACATAACGCGGGAGAGGTAGAGACACTATCAGGGTTTAATGCTTTTATAAAAACCATTATTCAAACTCATACAATACTACTGCCATTGGGTAATGGGCGAGCGTGAGGATGTTGGTAGGTCCGATAGCCTCGTAGCGTGTGGTTATGGTTGCCGCACAACATCCGTCAGTAACATTCACCATCAGTCCGCTACCCCATTCAGACGGAATGGAGGTGCGACGTGGGTCAGCTTACACTCCATCCTTCTTCCTCTCCATATTTTCTTTGAACAATTCCTCAAATCCCTCGAATGGGAACGTGTGGTAATTGCAGAACGATTTCCAATAGCTATCAAACACGAGTCGCATACCCTCTATACTATCCGCCAATTCGTCAAGCTCCATATCCCATCCGTTGATGGTGTTTATGAGGTTTTGTAGCCACGTCTTGAGGAACATTGCCGCCTCGTGTGTCGGTGGCAGGTCGAACTGAAGGAATAGGGCGTTGTCAGAGTCGTTGGTCGTGAGGAACTTGCTCACGGCATCGTCCTTGAGGAAATAGCGGCCGGACACTTCCTCTTCGAGCACGTCTTCCAGTCGGGTAAGTAGCTCGAAGGGTTCGGGAAACTGGTAGTCGAAGGCCACGTCACGGCGCATGGAGAGGCAGAACACCCTGTCGCGGTTTTGTGGCACGCCGTAGTTCTAGTCGTTGTAGTGGGTTTGTGGGGAGTCTTGGTTTTGTTAAAGTTCATGGGGGTTGGTGTTTTATCGTCTTACTTCCAGCCATGTGTTACAGCGACCGATCCCAAACTTTGCAGCCACCGCACAAAAACTCTTGTCGTGATGACCAGACCGACAAGTCCCTAAGTCAGCACAGGTATCACAGCCGAAATCCATATAATCTGGATGATACCATACCTTGTCGCCAATCTCACGGATATAGCCTCTCTTTGTATCTACCACCAAGGTTCTTCCGACGGAATTTCTTTTGGGTTTATTCACAACAACCTTATACCGATTGTTTTTCTTCCTTACGACATGACATTCATTACGCATCGACCATCTCGGGTCAAAAACACGGAAGTCAATGCGCCACTTTTTGGGAAAATGGAACTTCTTCGGGTCGCAATAGTTGGAAAGTACTTTGCGGTCAGTAGAAACAATCTCTTCCCAGTTGTCACAACAACGAAGTACGTCAACCCTCCATCCTATGCGACGCTGTACTATATCTAACAGCGATGGATAATTACGCGGCTTCTCCCAGATTCCTCTAAAGTAAAGATTGTATCTGTCAAGCAGCACCTTGTTTCTTGCTTTCATAGTCTTTATAAATTCTTTTATATTGTTAATGTTTTCGCATTGAGCTGAAATCTTTGTTTCACCAATATGCTCTTTGAGCAAAATACTCTTTTAAGGATAGATAACTACGCTTGTGAAAACGCATTTTCATCTGACTGGGATTTTAGTGTCTATGCTGACGTTTTCTTGCCAAACGAATACTTGCACCAAAGACACAATATCCTCCATTCACTTTCACTAAATTTTCCGAATCAAACGAAATTGTGTACTCGTAAGTACGTTCTTTTATATTTGCTGCCATACGCTATTCATCTTTGAGGTTCAACTTCTCTTGCCATTCTGGGTCGTGTATATCACCGACAATCTCAAAGTCCTCAAGTTTCTGTTGCGTGATTCCGTCAGAGATGCCATCAGAGATGCCACGCACAGCGGATTTCGGGTTTTTGACACAGGTGAGAAAAAACATCGCCTCTTCATCACTCCACCCTATAATGCCAAAGTAATTGTCACGCGCACCATCCTCCATGCGACTGAATGGGTATTCGTCCGAGCGAAGAAGATCGCCCTCATAAATCTCCTTACCGTTCTTGTCGAGGTAGCCGGTGAACTGGCAGACGGTGCGAGGGTCAACCTTGTAGGGGATGTTTCTATTCAACATACTTTCCTTTTGCCTATCCTCGATAATGTATGTGTTATCATTCTCCTCGTAGAAGTAACCACAAGTCCATTCTTTATTATCAAGGCGTTTAGCCTTAAACTTGATTGTTCTCATAACTTATTCCTTCCCAATTAATTGTTCATATTCTGACCTTGTGATTTCTACAAGGTCTGGATTATCCTTGTCAGCTCGAACATTGTCGCCTAAACGGATAAAACAATGTCCATTTGTGTAGCAAAGTTGGGGTAATGTTATACGATTTCCGCTTCCTTCATTCAGTCCTAACTCTTTGAGAATTTGGAAACAGTTTGCGACCGCGTTATATGAGGACAAGACAGCACTGATAGCTTTGCCTTGCTTGGTTCTTTTGATGGGTATTATTCGTATATAATCTTTGATAACCTCTTCCTTTTTCCACAACTTCTTGTCAAGCTGCTCCCATTTTTCCTTGTCTACGAGGATAGAAGTGACTTTGCAGATTCGGGTTAGCGTGGAGTCTGGCATGTAGCCACCAAATTTATCTAACTCAAATCCGACAGCTTCTTCTACTCTCTTGACATAAGCCTTACACTCTTTGTCTTCGGCTTCACAAATGCTCTTAATGTACTCGTAAACCTTGCTTCCTTCTTTTGCTTTGTATACCATGATTATTCCTCCTTAATACCAAATGGTGTTCCGTCAGCAAATGTATATTGCTTAAACGTTTCATTATAATTATAAAATGTCACTTCCTCGCATACTTCTATCATTGAAATTCTACTATCCGTAATTTTTAGAATGTGGTAATTTTCTTTTTCTTCTTTAAGTTTTAACCAACCGAACGGTTGGTGCTTCAGCATTTCCTGCCAACATTCTTCTGCGTTCTTAAACGAACGATACTTGGGCTCGGGCTTGATACGGTAGTTGTACAAATCAGGTCTAAAAAGATGTTCTTCATCCACATCTACCCATTTATTGTTGAAATTAGGCTCTCCTGGATGTTCAATCTTAAAGCTAAGGTCTACGTCGTAACACTGGATAGTTTTGCCATTTACATACGCCTGCATAACATCCACCAACTGCTTTATTTTTTCTTTTCTCATTGTTCTCTATATTTTCGTTAATACTCACATCGTTTTATCTCTTTCTTCGCTTCGCCTTGCGTCGTTCTTGCAGGTTATGCTGCACAAGTTGCGTAATGGTGAACGATGGCGACCCGTCGGGCAAAATGAATCGGATTATCCTCTTCGCCTTGCCTTCAATGAACTTGTCAATACACTCCAATACTTCCTGCAAAATCTGCTGCTGCGATTTATTCTTGTCGGTCTACTGCTCATACAACTGGCGGATGTATGCCGGATTGACGGTAACGATGTATTGTCTTTCTTTATGTATCTTCATTGTTCTCTGTATTTTCGTTAATACGTTATCGCTTGCTATGATTTAAGAATATTGAAGCAATCCTGTAATTCCTCATCACATTCGGGTGGCCAAAGTGTGCGTACCTTCATGCCGTTGTTGTCGATAAGAGGTTGGGCTAACGGCAGGATTGCGTGCGGCTCTTTGTGCCACTCTATAACTGTTCCGTCGTTGTATATTGTAGGATTGTAATCAGATCCATACTTTAGCAAAGAGATAAGTTTTTGCTGCATACAATACTTCAAATCAGACCATGACTTGCTACGTCCCAAATAGCCATTCACGACATACCCTCCGGCACAATACTGATAGGAGACACCATCGAGCCGATGAGAGTAGAGCGTGATGCCGGCTTGGGCGCAATAATACCTTAATGTCACCATTGTTGCATATTTACCCATGATTCTCTGTATTTTCGTTAATACTTACGTCGTTTCACTTAAATCCTTACAAATCAAATCAGATAGAAGATTGTCCTTTTCCTCCACCTCCTTCAACGACTGTTCTATCATTGCCCTGCATACAGACGGGTCGAGTGCCGGAAGTTTATGGTCTATTGCATTTGCGGTTTTTGGTGGAGCGAATGGATCCTTTATTAGTGAAAAGCAGACAACATCCGCACGACTCATTATGTTGGCAATGGCATCCTCGATGGAGTCGAATTTGCCCATAAAGACTTGTCCAGGGGAGAGTTCCACTAAAAAACATTTCTCTGTGGTGCGGTCCTTGCCGAGCATTACGATGCAGTCGGGACGATTGCGACGATTTACTTTTATATACATAAGCTAATCTATTAATTCAAAATCATAAACGAATACATAAGGGTTGCTCTCCCAAGTGCCTTTGCCAGAGATGCGGTCGATGAGGGATGCGTAGGCATCCTGCGGAGTGCGAAACCAGGAATTGGCAAGACCGTGATACCAATAAGTCGTACCTTCAAGTCCTACGTCTCCAGCCATCCAGAGACCTTCCTTTAAGCAATCCTCGCTTTTTATGTCTTGCAAACGCTCAATACGAATATTGGTTATACGGATATGATGGGGCATATCTTCGGCACGAACAAACATTTTGTTATTCCAACCTATTTCCTCTTTGCGAGCCATACAGTTTGCCCAATCTACTTGAGGCGTAATGTCGGCATACGATTGCGCAATAGCTACGATCTCGTTCTTTTGATAGCGCATCACACTGCGATTGTAGATGAATCGCTCTCTTAAATCAGGATTTAATAAAAATCGAAAGTAAATAGTAAAGAGCGCCCCCAACGTATCGAACTTCTTGATGACTTTAAGCATCTCCTGGTTGGTGATAATTCGCCTTGTCTGCGTCTTTCGCTTTGCAAGCACGGCATCAGTCAGTCCGTACTTGTCGTTGAACATAATCTTTTGCATACTCTATATTTTCGTTAATAAGCCATTGGATTTTTAGCTTTTCCCTTTTCACTTCGCGTTGCGAATCTTCTCCGTTTCCTCATTCTCCTTCGAGATTCGCTCCAGATGCTCCAATACAAGCGAATACGACTGATTGTTCACCTGGTCTTCGGTGAGCGAGGCGTATTTCTGCATAGTGGCGATGGTGGCGGTGTATATCTCAAGTGGGGTGGATGGTGGTTGCGTGCGGTCGATCTTCTGCACCTTGAACACATGAGGATAACGCCGTGAGAGGGTTTGCATCATGCCGGTCCACCAGAAGAGAATGGGTTGCCACTGGTGGTCGGGGAAGTGGCGGAAGAGTGGAGCTTGGGTGTCGAACTGACGCACGTCGTAATGGAAATCATGTACCTTCAGGTTGGTGTTGGTGTCGATGAAGTCGATGCGACGGTTGAAGATTGTGGCAAGGAACATAGAGCGTGCCTGGTCTACGCTGTCGGCTTGCTGCGCTATCTGTTCGGCTGTGAACTTGCCCATCTTCTTCATCTTGACAAGGTTGTTGTCGAGCGAGGTGTTTTGTCCCATGAGATCATGGGCAAAGCGAAACTGCTGCCATGAGAAGCCGTCCATATCCTGCGCAGGACCTTCAAACTCAATCTTGCGACGTAGCAGACCACGCTTGTTGCGAAGGCGAAGGGTGGGGTAGGGAAAGCGAGTGAGGTGAGCACCACGCTCGTTGTCGAGCCAGTCGAGCAGTCCGGCACCAGAGGCAAGATACTCAGCCGAGTTACGGTCGTCGGTCTTCGGCTTTGGCGTTAGCCAGTAGTTGAGTTGCCATAGGTAGACGGGGAAAGTTTCGTCCTTCTGCTGCTTGCGGCGGAAGAAACGGTTGCGACGGATTGTGGTGGAGAGTCGGCAAGTGTAGTGTTGCTCTTCGAGAGGTTTCGAATCGTCTATGCCTTCCACTATCTCTATGCCCGACAGGACAAAGAAGCACGCTATCTTGACATTGCGCATGTCGAAGCGGTGATAACGGTCGGCTCGCTGTATCTGTTCAAGCATTATGCGAGAGACGAGCTCCAACTGCTCTGTGCTGCACTCGTTCCATGAGCGGGGCAGCGTAAGGTTGATTTTCTGTTGTGACATAATTTTCGGGTTTCTTTCATGAGCAAAGATAGACGTTTTTAATTTGCCGGAGCGGACATGGTAGGGGAGCGTATAAGGCGAAGATACAAATGAAGCCACTCTGCGATTTGTGTAATTGGCGCAAAGTGGCTTGAAAAAAACAAATGTAAAATTCAAAATTTAGAGGGTGGCGTGTAGGGCATTATAGTCCCATACCTTAGTGCAGTCGTCTTCGCATGGCTGCCAGTCGTCATCGCAGAAGTAGAAGGCATAGGCTGCCTTGATTATCTCCTCTTCGTTCATCCAAGCGCAAAGGTCGGCATACATAGAATTGAAAGCGACGTATTTGTCCCATGCGTTGACGTTGGCGTGAAACTTCATGCCCTTAGTCAGCTCGTCTACCTTGATACGAGTCCAATGTGCGCCGCCGTCGGTTGGCATACCCTCTTCATCGTACATGCCGCTATAGACAAGAGCATTCACATCGTGGTTGGCCATCTTCTCAGAATAGTGCCGTCCGTAGAGAACGGCGTGCTGACGGCGCAGGATGTGCCAATAGAGCTTAGGATCGGTCTGCTCCAGCGCAAGAAGGTCGGTAGAGAGAGTTTCTACTGCTGCCCACATCTTCTTCTCGGTAGCCATACCATTGGCACGAGCCTGTTCAATCATCTGTTTGTAATTCATTTTATTTATACTTTATATGTTTAACATGTAGGGCAAATGCCCCGAAAATGTGGGACAATCAGGCTTTTTTGCACAGAGACATGCAATATAGGAAAGAATGTCTGCGCCTCGGGCTTGCTTTCTGCCTTTGCCTCAGTGGTCGAGGCGGTCGGTGGTGTGTCTTTCTTTTTCATATAGCTTTGTGAATTTACGTTGAAGGATAAGCAACAACAACACAAACCAGTTTGACAGATACGCCACCACAATAGCCGCCAGTGCCGATGCGTAGACATCGTGGCCGAGGTAGAGCAATGCCGACATTGTAACCCAAAAAGTGAAACACTGAGGGCATGATGCCACCTTGTCAACAACATGGGCAATGGCTTCGGCCAGTCCGAGGTGTTGGGCGAGCGTGGCGGCTATCATGGTGGCTATAGCTATCAGAACTATCATGGCTTTATGTAGTTACAAGGGTGAGCGTTACGGGGCAGTCGGAAACGAAAGTCTTGGAACAGCTGCAACACGACATGCGTGCTATGCCGTTCTGGACGGTTCCCACTGCTATTGTTGCCGAATTGATGGCGGTGGCGCTGAACACAGGAATGGTGAAGTCTTGCGACACCACTTGTGAGCGTGTGCAGCACGAGCCGCAGTTGCAAGGGATGTAGTTTATTACGCCCTCGACATGAATGACGATGATATACTGTGAGGTGCCTACGTTGGCAATGCTCTTGACGGAGAACTTCGGAGCGAACACGGGTGTCTCGTCTACACAAGCCGGTGTGCAGAGCTGCTGTGTGATGTTGACATCATAATAGGGTGCGGCGGCGGTTGCACCTGCCGCAAGTGTGGCTATGATGATAGCCGGAATGGTACGTTTGTTCATAATCGTTTCTGTTTTATTATAGCGACGATGCTTGCCGCCGCTGGTGTTGTTACTCTGTTTAATGTTTTACATGATAGCCTTGCGTCTGCTCTACCGGAAGGTTCTTGTCAAGAAGATCGGCAAGCTCGTTGAGGTCTTCTTCTTCAAACGTCACCATACCTTCGAGCACAGACAGCGGTCCGTTACCGCGCATCTTCTCCACTATGTCGTGTGCCATCTGCGGTATACTCTCTTCGGGTATCTGACCGAAATATCGCGCAAGCATAGGTGCGACGAGCGAGTTGACGATGGGTTGGATAAGCGGCTCAATGTCTTTCTGTAGGGCATAGTTGCCACTGACAATGCCTAACGAGCTGATGGTGGCTTGCAGAGACTGAAGCATGGGTAGGCGCATGAGGTTGCCTGCGGCTATCTGCGAAATGGCGGGTCGTGCCCATTCGGACACGACTGCCGCCAAGATTTGTGAATTTTTGTATTCCATATATATAACAGGATTACATCATTCTCCTACTGATTGCATCCGCAACCGCAACCGGTCTGGCATACGTTGGTTGAAGGGATGAACAACTTGGTTACGCTCGACAACGATGCCACCTGCGACTTGAGCACGTCGATGCTGGCGTTAGCTGCCGCATTGTAAGCCATCTGCTGTGCGTTGACGGCTTGCTGCGCATCCTTGTTTGCATCCACTTTGTCTTCTACACGGCGCAACTTCGTGTCGAGATACTGTGTCACTTCAATAAGCTTCTTGTCGGTGTAGTTCTCGCTCTTCTGAATGGCGAGTTCGGTCTTCAGAGTGCTGTTCTCCTGGATAAGGTTAGTCTCACTCTTAGTTACGAAACGCGCGTCAGGGTCGGACGGATTGGCGGTCATACCGTTGTTTTTTCCCATTCCCATGAGCGACACGCCACCTCCAAGCAAGCTGGTGGCCAATCCTGCGATGCCGAGACCCAAGGCTGTGTTGCCAAGGCCTTTGCTGGCAACATCATAGTTGCCGTCGTTAGTTTTAATCTGCATAGTTTTTTTGTGTTTGGTTTCGTTCATTATTGAACTTATTGCAAAGGTATGGGAGAAAGTGGTGGGAGCGAAGTGTTTCTTATTAAGTGTTCTTGAGGTGATATAACGTATAATTTCGACTAATACTTAAATAAAAAAGCCTCACGCTGCTAACGTGAGGCTCGGTTCGGTATAAGAAAATCTAATGACTATCAAGGTGGCGGTGTGAACTTCCCTTGCGACTCTTCGGCTACGGAAATGTATGGCACCACTTCGTCGCGAATGATGTCGAGGAAGATTTGTGCGGCTCGCTTCTTTGGTACGTCCTGCATACAGTGGGCGTTGCTCATCAACTGCTGTTCGAGTCCGACGATGGGACGCGCTACAAGGGTAGGGTGGTTGCGCAGGTAGAGCTTAGGCATGAAGGTTATATACTTGGTTTCTTCCACCGAAGCAAGAGCTTCGTCAGGGTCGCTGATGATGCACTTGATGTTGAGCTTATATAGGTCGCGCTGTATGTATTGCTGAAAAGTCTCAATGGCACGCTCGCCTACGTCGGGCATGATGATGGGGTGCTTCAGAATGTCCTCATACGACACCTTTGAGAGCGAGGCAAGCGGATGGGTGTCGCGCATGATAGCATACACATTAAAAGGTATGCAGGGTCTCGACTCTATTCCTTCGTGGCGGTATGCCATATTCATAGTGAAAGCGAGGTCTAACATGTGCGCCCTTAGCGATTGATTAAGAAGGTATGCTTTGGTGAAGTCGGCATTGATACGCACGTTGGGGTATCTCTCTATGAATATCAATGCTGCCATACGGACGTACGGAGCAATAAACGAACCTACGCCTATACGCAATTCGCCGGTCATGCAGTTGTTGAGGGCGTTGATTTGCTCCTTACAGTCCTCGGTCTGCTTCAGTATTTCTTTGGCGCGAGGCAACAGGGCTTCGCCACTTTCGGTGAGCATAATGCCGTGTGATGTGCGGATAAGCAGTTTGCAGCCCAACTCGTCCTCCAGGGCACGAATGTGCTGGCTTACCGCCGACTGGGTGACGCAACAACGTGTGGCAGCCGTACTAAACGACTTTGTTTCGGCGACATAAACAAAGGAGCGTAAATGTCTTAGTTCCATAAACTCTATATTTTTAGTTATTCTACGTTTACAACAATGTAATTAAAAAGGCTTTTCTAATTACAAAATTAACAACAATTATTCCATTTAGTTTGCATTTGATATTAAAAACACTAATTTTAGTATTATTTTGTCAGAATACTAATATGTATATAATAAAAAATCCCTGCATCTATACCTTTTATATATAAAGGATAGATGCAGGGATTTGTCGTATGACAAAAAAATCTTTCTCGTATGAGCGATTATTTCTTGATCTTCTTTGCCGTTGTTCCTTCATCTTCGTCACTTGTGCTGAAGAAAGAAGAATCGGCATCGTCGAGCACTTCTTTTGCGATATTGTCCTCGCTCTGTGCGTCAATATCGCTTACTCTTTTTTTGAAGCGAGAAGCGAGTCCCAACCGCCAGTTTCAGGCTCTGCAATCTCATAGCGTCCGTATGCTGTGGGCTGGAGAGTTCCGCTACAAACAACGCTACGTTCATCGTCAGATTTTTTGCCCGTGTCGCCCTTAATGCCACCGGAAGCGTACTCTACCTTATGCTGAGAATCGTACACGATGATGCTCTTTTCACCATCCTGGAAGATGTAGCCAAGGTCGAGGTTGTTCAGAGCACGCGCCACTTCTGCCGACTCTGCATTTACGCTTTCGAGTACATAGTCAATCTGCTGTTTATAACCGCCTCTTCTACCAAGTGACTCAAAAGAGTGTCCCTGGCTACTCTCCTTACACTCGAATTTGTAAAGACCCTTACCAGTGTTGAACGACTCAGAGGTCAATGCAGGGTAGATGTTCTTTTCGGCCTTCAAGGGAGCTTTAAGGTCAGCCTTATTGAAGACGTAGACATTGACACCAAGACCGCCAAAATTCTCTAAGCATTCATTAGCTGCGAGGACGTCCTTAATCTCAGGACATATTGCTGTTACTGCCATATTCTTATTAGTTTTTGTGTTGTTGTTTGGAAAAGAAGGGCGACGGGTTAGCGTGTTCCGTTAGGTCAGCCACGACCGTCGCCCAGAAAATATAGAGTGAAAGAAACTCCGTTAAGGATTAGCCGTTCTTCTTGAAGAAGGCTGTCAAGCCCATGTTCATACCGGAAGCGGTAAGCTGGATTGTCTTATCGGTCTTGCCGTTGCTCCATGACACGAACTTGTAAGTTGTGCTGTCTTCAGCTACGAGAGAGATAATCTGGTTGGGAGTCGTCTCAATCGGAGTCTTGTATTCTACGCCGTCCACCTTAACCTTTGCGTCAATATTGCCTGTGTCTGAGTCAGAATGAGCAAGAGTAACAACGAGGTTAGAGTTGGTGTAGTCGCCCGACTGGAAGTCTGTGCTCTGAAGGGGACCGTCTGTGACGGCAAACGAATGAGACAGGGTTGACGCTACCATTGCTCCCTGAATTGACTGACACTGGAAAACAATGTCTCTCAAATCGTTGTCAGAGCCAAGATGCACTTCAACGAAAGTCTGGTTGCTCTCGGTGTCAACAGCATAAATAAGGTTGCCCTCTACTGAGAAGATGATGCGGTCGCCAACACCCATGCCTTCAACAGGCGCGATGGTGAGCTTTGGCAGCTCGGGGATGATGTAGTTGCCACCATCCACAACGTCGAGCTTGTGTGTGCCGTATGACTGAAGAGCATAACCGTCAGCAATGTTGATGGCTGTCTCGGGAGTCATATAGGCGTAAACCTTCTGACGACGCAGACGTGGATCAAGGCTCATATAAGCATCACGGAAGTTCTTGTAAGCCGATGAGTCGGTAGCGTCGGCAGGAGCCGAGATTGCCTCACAGTGAATGAGGTTGTGGTTAGCCTCGCTGATGACGCCGTCCTCGATGTCGTGCTTGATGCAAGTGATGAAACCGTCGTAAAGGCCCATTGCCTTCTTCTCCTCCGATGCACCTGGCACGTCGTTGTCGATGTCACCCCACCAGAGGTTGTTATAAAGGTCGTCGGCGTGAGTCTTGATTACTGCTTCCACTGCCACCGTAGAGAGAGGATAGGCACCCTGCGCGTCTACGCCGAATACCGTCTCACAGTAGTGGTCGATATTGTCAGTGCCCTTAAACCAGGCGAGTTTAGCTGTCAAAACACGCTCCTTGAGGAATCCGATTGTGCCGTTCATGGTCGGGTTCATGTCCTTACGGCGAGTAGTGCCACCCTTGCGGACGAACACGTTCATTGTGCGCTTGTACTGGACTCCGCTAATAGTCTTGATGCCGAGTCGCTTCATCTCCTCGGGATTAGCAAAAGCAGGACCCTGTACTACACTTGCGAATACTTGATTAGCCACTTCCTGAAGTGCGCTGATACCAATAAAGTCTTTAGGTGTTGCCATAGTCTTGTTTAATTTTTGTGTTGGTTGTGTTTTGTAATTGTCTTGTGTTGTTGTGTTGTTAGAGGATGCCGTTCTTACGCTTGTATTCCTCGATGGCTTTCTTAGAGCCTACGGGGTCGGCTTGGTTCCATTTGGGATAGCCGGTCTGAACATGTTGGATGTTAGCTCCCTCGCCATTGTTCTCAGGAGCCTCGCCAGCGTTCTGCTCAGTGCCAGCATCGTGGGTCAGCTCGTCAATCTGAGCCTGCTTGTCGGCAATGGTCTGCTCGGCTGTAGCAAGTGCGTCCTTAGCAGTCTGAAGGTTTGCCTCGGCATCAGTCTTGTCGACTGTGAGCTGGGCAATCTCCTTTTTCTTTGCCTCGGCGAGAGCATTCAACTCGTCGCCCTTTTTAGCAATGGCATCGGCGTGCCGTGCGTTAAGGTCGCTCAGTTCTTTACTGTGAGCCACCTTGGCTTGGGCGAGTGCGGTCTCCGCGACTTTCTTAGCTTCGTTGGCTGCGTTTACTTGAGCGGAGAGGTCATCAAACTTGCCCTGCAATTTTGCGAGAGCGTTCTCCGCTGTGGTGGCTTTCTGCTCGGCATCAGTCACCTTCTGCTCGGCCTCCTTCATGTGGGCTTCGAGAGAGTCAAGAAGAGAGGCGTTCATATACGCGCCCTCTTCCGTAACGGCAATCTCGCCAGCCTGCAGTCCGCAAGCAGAGCAAATCAATGGGTAATTCTCCATGTTTATATTTGTGTTTGTGTTGGTTGCTGTCTGTTCCGGCTCGACTGTAGGCTCGGCTTCGGGGGTCTGCTCTGGGTCACCATTAGGCTCGGCTGTCTGCTCACGGTTGATAAGTTCGGCTCTGCCGTCATAAAGTTCAAAGGCGTGTTGCACCACTTCCATAAATGATGACTGACCATCCATCAAAATGCCCTTCACGTCCTCGGCATTGAACACCTTGCCATGCAGGTGCTCGTCGGTAGCATTGGGGCAAGCTTTCTTTACGTCGGCACGAAACTCAACGCCAAGATCGGCAAGCTCCTTGATAAGTTCCTTGTCATCATCCTTATTAGCAATGTCGCGGTAAGCCTTGTTCTTGTCAAACGACTTCGGATCATAAAGCTCGTGATAAGTTTCATCGGTAAATTGGTCTACTGTGCCATCAGCAAGAGTATAGAACGCTGCCATTACGCCGATGCAACCAACCTGGTCTTTCGGATTCATGTAATAGCGTTCGTCGCAAAGCGAAGCGAGGTACATTCCAGCCGAAGCACAAAGACCATCAACCAAGGCAATGACCTTCTGACCCTTTGAGTGGGCATAGTCGATAGCAAGAGCATAATCGTTCTTTGCCCAAGCAGAACCGCCAGGAGTGTTGATGATGAAAACATGACCACGACAAAGAGGATGATCGGCTGCTCGCATCATCATGTCGCGATGGTCGATAGAGCCATACGAACAATAGCCGCCGTTGCGTGTGATAGGGCCGTCAACAGTAAGAACCGAAACGAAAGGAAACGTCTGCGCATCCTCGTCATCAGCAGGGAGGGTAAGACACCAGTTGCCTCTCACCTGTGTACCATCCTCTGAAACCTGATATTCCTCTGGATAATAGATGTTGCCATCCTTATCCTTAGCTGTGACATAGCCACAAGTCTTCTCCGGCTTGCTGAAAGTCGCATGAGTATTCAGATTATGCTCAAGCGACTTGCGAATACCATGCACAAAGTCGGGACTGACCATCCACTTCTTTTCGGTAAGTATTTCAAATAAGCCTTTCATTAGTAAAATCTGTGTTTTGTGTTGTGTTATCCTGAATACAACCCTTTTACCTGGTTGCCTGTGTTATCCGTATGCAAAATTAAAGACCAAGGTTTTTAACATTAGGACAAAAAAAGCCGCCATTCTCACGAATAGCGGCTCAAACATTATATTATAAGGTATCAAAAAAATGGCTCACATCTTTTATTCTCGAAGCGTGATAGGTATTGGCTCCGACAAGGCTTGTGTGGTGGCTGGGAAGGTTCGCGCCAACTCAGTCTGGCTATTATCCGAGGTGCCACCAATACCGAATGTATGGGGTAGGGTGTAGCATAACTGCAACGAACCGTCCAGCTTGCGCAACACCACATAATACTCCTTATCGCGCATATTTCTGTAGGCTTCACGCACATTTTCGCCTCCATTTACCACATTAGCACTAATATCATAGGTATATATAGTGCCATTGCCCTGTTTGGCGAGCGTCATCTTCACTTTAAGATTCTCTACAATAACGTAGTTTTCGCCACTCGTAGCCAAGCGCAAAGCAGGCTCGGCAGGCAAACTACAATTATTGATATATAACACTTGTGCCATATTGAACGGCACAGGGATTACACACTCTTCCATTGGATAAAACATTACATCGGTAATGCCATCAAGGAACAATTCTTTGCATTTATTGGGTAGTTGCATTTTTGTACACCTAAAATGGTTGTTTTTTAAATTGTTTTAAACTTCAATTTAACTCTTGTTTACATTGCCCTAATCATCGAACAATACATCATCTACAAAGTAAACCTTCTCGCTGTCATCTATGTACTGCATATCAGCGCATGAATAGGCTTTGAAATTGCTATGATCCGAGCTTAGCCATCGATTGATGATGCGACGCAGGGTGTCTTTTTCGTTCTCGTTCTGGTCTATGCCATAGCGCATCAAGAAACGCTCAAGCATGGCTGTCTGACGACGGCAAATTATACGCTTGTTGGATGTGCAATAGTCGAATGTGGCTAAAGCCCATTCTACGACACTACGCTTAAAATCGTCGTTCAGCATGATAAGCAACTGACGGATGCCGCGCGTACTCAGATTCCATGCCGGCGTGACCTGACGAACCACGTCTATCACCTCTACCTCCGAAGGTAGCTTTATACACAAATAGTCTTCTTTGTCGCTCTTAGAATATTCCTGTATTCCATTAAACCGTTGCACCTCGTCAAAAGACAGGTATTCATGCGAATCGCGCTTTGTGACAATCTCGCCACCGTTGGGGTGTTTGCCTTGCATCATGTTACGCCATTGTTGATGTGAGAAGCATTGCGGATTCACCTTTTGTGCAACGGCAGGAATGTTGGTTATATACTTGCGCAGTACGAAGTGGTGAGGCATATACGGACTAAACACCAACGGCTCGTCCTTGGCAAGCACGTGCTTGGAGTCGCGATTGCGAAAAAACTGGCAGCGACTGGTAGGTAGGCGAAGGTAAATGTTAGGCATAACGTTTATTATTTTGGTTTGGGCCGTTTGTATTGGCTCATAATTAAATCGGTGGCATTGAAGCTGTAGCGCAATGCGGTATCGGTCATGCTGTTCGACTGCATGTTGCCAACCACTTTTTCTACCTTCTCGATGTCGTTACGACTAAGACGGAGACAGAGCTGCGCCATGTCAATATAGCAACCTCCCGACTCGGTATGACCGATAACGCTCATGTCAAACTTCTCGTTACGGGCAAAGAATTGGTTAAGGCCTTCTATGAGGTCGGCTTCAGTGTAAATGGGCGAGGCTGGGTGCATCTTACGATACTTAGTAGAATACGTCTTCAAACGTTTTTCGACATAGCTGTAGATGGAGTCGGCATATTCGTAGAACAAATCTCCCTCACAAGAATCTACATCTTTCGGTCCCGCCGACCGGAAATAGCCACGTAGTTGATGAAGCACCTGCGAGACAGTATCAAACTGATTGAACTCTATATGACCCTTGAAAATGTCAAGCATATCGCCACGAATGTCAGTGGCTATACGGTCAAGACACTCTGCAAGAAATGTCAGTCGGTCGAGTCGGGAAGCAAGCAAGTCAACCTTCTCCTTCATACCTGGCTTTGAATAGTCAACATAATACTTTAGCAAGGTAGAGAAATTCATAAAGTCGTAACTGACATCAGAGCGCAAATTAGTTAGCACCATCGTAGCATACATTATGTCTGCCAAACGACGGTCATGCTGTTGGATGGTGCGCAACAGATTACTCATTTCGCTTGTGCCAATACGCATACGTTTGCTTGTCTCAACAAGTCGGTTACGTTTTTCCACAGCGTCCAGATAATCGGGGTTATGGAAAAGAGCATCAAGCGACTTGGCATATTGCGTTGACGGAACATCCTTGAAATGGAATTGATAGACCGTAGGTTGCTGGCGCACAAATTCCTCTCGGTCGGGAAGCGGTTTTTTACTCATAATTTCTCCTATTTATCATAAGGTCGATTACCGGATGAAATTACTAACGTTCGTCACCGTCGCCAGCAATGACATTTCGTTGCTTGCGTGAGGCAAGTTTTGCGAGGTTTTCTTCAGCCACTTCTTCGAGCGTGACACCCATCACCTTGGCAAGTCCGGCAGTCTGCCAGAGAATATCGCCGATTTCAGAGAGCATAAGATGACGTTCCTCGTCAGATACGTTCCACACCTGCGTATGAAGGATTTTGCCTTCCTCGTCGCGTTGTGTTGTGGTTATATGCAGCTTGCCTTTACGCATGTGCTTGCCGGCTTTGCTTGCAAACTCGCCAACCTCACCTACGAGATTGGCAAGCATATAGAAAAGATTGTCGCTCTCAGGCATACAAGTACTCATAGCCTTGTCCTGATATTCGTTTAATGTTAAATTTGCCATGATATATATTGTTTGAATTGTTAATTAAATTTCAAAACTCGGAATATACTGCTGCATTCTATCATTAATGATTCTACTGATTTGTTTTGCTACGATAGAAGCGTCAGGATGTGCGATTCCAGTTTTATTGCGTAAGCGCATATCCAAAATATGCTTCCACTCACTAAGAGTGTATGTATAACCACAAATGGTATAGGTATTAAAAGTTAGGTTCCCCCTTGCATCTTCAGGTTTTAGACCTGTAAATATCAAGAACTTATAAACCTTCTCTGCCACCCAATAGCCAAAATGAGAAGCCCAAAGTTGATAACACTTAGCTTGTTCCTCCCAATGTGGGCGACAAATTTGTACGCCACCTTTCCGTGAAAGGTTTACATAACGTGTACTTTGTTCAGCTATACAATTTGGTGATTTTCGATTATACGACTCTCCTTGTATGCGTTGCGTTGTCACTACCAGCGTCATGCGGATAATGGAGAATGCCTCCTCACACTTATACTTCTGAGCCTTCTCGATAAACTCGTCTTCGCTGACACCATATTGACTAAGCGCGTCCATCAGTTTCTTGTTCTCAAGCAAGAACTGCATATTAGTGCTGATCCATACTTTGTGGTTCTTTGTGGCATAGTCGATGTAGGGCGAAGCATTCAGATACGCCCAAATGTAGTTAGGGAGACCCTTTTCATTGGGCATGAAGAAGTAGACGGTGCCGTGGCGATACATCGAGCGATGTCCGCTTTCCCAGAAGCCCTTGCAGCGTTCTTCGTCGCGATTCTGAATGAACGCTTCCACTTCCTCTTCGGTCATTCCTTCTTCGGGCTGCTTGCCCTTAGCCTTGTAGCATATTCTGCCCACTCTTGCTATATGTTGTGCAAGAGAGGTCTGCTGCCACCATTCTACTTGTGGCTCGGTGAATTTCATTGCTTATGAATTTTAGTTGATTATTTAATAGATAGTGCATTCTCATTCTCGATGCTTACACAATCATGTATCTCACACGCTGCACTTCTTCCAGCAAGTCGCTTGGCGAATCGTTGTTGAAGATTACCGCGTTGAAGAACGACAACGGCAGACGCTTGCGCTGCTTGTCACGTGCCATGCGCTCAGGAGTAACGCCTCGGCGAAGACGTGTGCGCTCTTTAGCCGACACGCAAATATTGAACAGCTCGATGTCGGGGAATTTCTTGCACAAGGCTTTCAGACCGTCTTCGTCAATGACGTAAATAGCCTTGTCACCCACCTGCTCAACGGTGGTCCAATATTCATAGCCGCCATACTGCGTATATGCCAGCATCTTGTCATGCGGCACATCACACTTCTCCACAAAGTGATGTTCCACGCCATCAATCTCGCCTTCACGCTTCGGACGGGTGGTATAAGAACATATCACTTTATAGCCACCCAAGTCGGACAGCATCCGAGCCACAGTGTCCTTTCCTGCACCACTCGGACCGGTAATTGTTATTAGTTTCATATCTCGTTTTTGTTTGAATTTTAACATTTGAGGAGTCATAGGACAATCATAGAACAACCGTAAGACAACCGTAAGACACGCATAGAACACGTTTTAGCCCTCTTTTGCCCTGTTTTCGAGATTTTGATTTAACACTTGTAAAAAGTGTTTATGCCAAATACACTGTTTTACCCTTTCATTTCACTCCAAACTCGCCTGCATATCTGCCGATAAAAATCCTCACCAAGTTCCACCTTGCAAGCATGGATAAGATAATTGTAAGAGACGGTCTGACTATTGCCCAACTGCTGCCATTTCAGGTTTGTCTGTGCTTCATTATATTTGGAGCTGCATCTTGATAGTTGGTGGAAGAGGTCAAGACCATACGGATGTGAGCGCAATGCCCATCCTGCTTTCACCCAGTCGTCATAACTCTCGGTAATGTTCCGATGGTTGCCCACAAGTTCCTGCACGATAATCTCAATCAGTCTGTCTTGCACACGCTTCTGTTCCCAGAAGTTAGAATTGCCTTCTACTTTATACCCTACATTCGCATTGTACGAGCGATACGCTTGACGTGAAGCCAAGGAAACGAGCTGAACTTGCTCACCTTCCAATCCCTTATAGGGTACCACATTTTCATTGATATATATATGCTCAGGATCATCCCATGAGGCGAAGCGCACACGTCCGATGTTGCTACAAGCCTTGTCAAGCGTGATGCCGATAGCGGCATAATCTTTGAGTAGAGCTTTGAACTGGTCCTTGTGCCGTTCAGGGTACGCCAACTTAACCAAACCGAAATATCCGCTGCCGGAGCACGACCGCATCAGCAAGGCTATCTCCGGACGAAAACGGCAAATCATGCGCACATTCTCAAAATTGCTCATTTGCATATTGTCCGCAAGGTCTATGTCGATGGCGAGCCAGCCGGTATGTTGCTTTAGGTGGGTCTCCCGACGGCTCACCATTACCCGCTGCCCTGGATGTGTTAGGCTGTCATCTTCATATAGAGCGAACAAGCCGCTAAGAGTGGCACCAGGTAACTTTTTCTTTGTTTCGATATACTCCGGCATCTGCTTCGCCTTACTGCCGTACTCCTTGCGCATAGCGCGAAGATGCTGCACATAGGGCTTCCATCTATCCGTCAAGCAGAACTCACGGATAGACATCTGCGTGATGCACTCGCCAGTTTCTTGGTCAACAAACTTTCCCTTGGCATCATGCGCATCTTGATATATGGAGCATATCTCGTCGAACATATTTTATATGATTAGTAACCATTGTATTTTACCGTTGCAAATTTAATAATTATAATTGATAAAAACAATTCTTACTATTGTTATTAACTTTTATTTTATTTATCAACAATTCTTACCGTTGTTTAACTGTACAAAGTCTGAAGTTTAGTTTTGAACTTTACAGCCTCCAAAAGTCCAAATTTTAAACTTTGAGTCCATTTTCCAAAAAAACGCCGAAAACTGAAAAGTTCGTAATTTTGAAAAACGCTTCTGCTGTCCACCCAAAATCCACATCGTGACCCCCCAATGAATTTTTCAAAAAGTGATTTAACTTTCTGATTTTCCGCTATTTATCTATTAAAAGTTTAAAAACGGGGTAATTTTTATATACTTATACGAGCGCAAAGAACAAAAAATATATAAAGAATAGTAGAAATAAGGCCATTTTTATAGTGTTTCTCTCGCTTAGTTGCCTTTTCTCATACCCCTTAACTTATTAAATGTCAACTATTTACGCCATAGGCGTTAATGCTACTAACTATATTGTTAGGGTTGGGGAGTTTTGAAAATAGGAAAGAAAGAAAATTGGCGAAATTTATATAAGGTAGTAGCCTTGATTAGTAGATTTCTGGACTTTTGAAGAGTAGACTTTAGATAAAGTCCATGATTGTTAGGTAGTTACGAAAATTTGTTGTTTTGGACTTTGGGGGACGTAAGTTTATTCTTAAACAAGAAAGAAAACGGAAGAAAAGGCGAGCGAAGCGCAAAAGAAAAGGCCGCCTCGCCTAACGGCGCGACGACCTGATAAATGCTTCGCTAATTGCGAAAGATAGCGCAAGATAAATGCTTTGCCGCTTGCGAAAAGCGTAGCGCAAGGAAATGCTTTGCTGCTTGCGAAAGACTATTTGTTCTTCATAAACTGATTAGCCCTTGTCATGCTGTCATAGAGCTTGCCACGTCCATACATATCAATCTTTGCCTCGATAGGTTGCTCCAGGCGTTGCAAGAGCGTGTTTACGGCTTGCAGGAGCGCAATATTTGTGTTGGCTTGTGCAATAGTCAGTTCATCGCTTACAGAAGCTCCTGTAGATACTGTGGGGCTTGTTTCGGCTATATTGCCAGCGTCGTAGGCGCGACGGCCTGAATAGTTGCGATCGTAATTTACAAGAGCCTTCAACAGTTGCGGATTGTTCATCATCATTGCCTGGGTTGTCTCTCGACCGATTACCAACTCGGGACCATTTTCGGCTACCAGGGACGGATGACCGTTGATGGTGGTGGCGGTTGGATGCGTAAGGAGCGACACGCCGTTGTGCGGCTTGTTATCCTCGGTTGCCCAATAGAGACTACCATCGTTACCGACGAACGGACGGAGGTCTTGCACGTTGCCGGAATCGTAGGTAAGCATACCGGAAACAACCTTAGTATTCTTACCCTTGGCTGTCTCGTTTTTAGACTTGTCGCTGCCACCAACCTTGCTGATAGCAAAGTTGAGTAATCCCATGAGGATTGCCATCATTGCGCTGTAAGCGATTGGACCGGCAATAGGTCCGAGAGTACTGACACACCAACCAAATATACCCGCAGAACGAAGAGCTGCCATTACCTTTTGGTGAGCAACCTCAAGCTGTTCCTCTGTCTGGTTATTTACCGTCTTTGCCATAAGCAAAGCCGCTCCAGTGGCAGCCTCCCCTTCTACCTTTGCTGTACCGAACGCCTGCTGCATGAGAAGCAACTGCGTATAGTGAGCCGTGGTCTGCGCACGGTCTATCTGCTGCTGACTTATCATCTGCAAGGTGTTAGTGGCAAACGATTTTATCATCTGCTTTAAGGCTGTCTTCAATGCCTTGCGTCCTTCCGCTGCGTTCTCGGTCATAGTGGCAAAAGCATCGCCCACCGACTCGCCAAAGGTTTGCAACGGTCCCATGAAAGTAAGAAGAGAATTGTACTGCTCAAACATATCTCCCGTGAGCTTCTTGGCATAGTTAGCCTGTTCCGCCATTATTGACTTTCGGGCATCAGCAAGTTGCTGCTCGGTGGCGTTGTGCTCTTCGAGGAACGTATAATACTGCCGAGCAAACTCCATGCGAGCCTTCATAAGTTCAAGCTCAGGGTCGGAAGCTGACACCGACTCCATACCCATACGCTGACCGGCATTGCGATAACTGACATTAATGGAAGACTCCTGTTCCATTCCTGGTAGTTTACTTTGGTAATCTTTATAGAAATCAGTCTTAGACCAACCGTAATCATTCAGCTTCTTGCGCTCGTCATCGCCCTTTTTGTTTGCCGACTCGTATTCGTCGTTGTATTGAATGAGTTTCAGAAAGAAGGCTTGCCATTCGGCTGCACTTGAGCCGAGAGTTTCGGAGATACGTTTGCCCATTCCGTCAGGATCTTCACCAAAGAGCGTTTTCATAAGTAGTCCCCTACCCTCTTCGGTAGATACGTCGGCGGCAAATATCTGAGAAATCTCCTCACGAGCCCTCTCAAACATGGCAATGATTTTTGTCTTGCGCGTATCAAAAGCCGCCTTATCTTTAACCTCAGCATCAGTAGGATTGGCATAGCCGAGAGTATTAAAGGTATCGTATGCGCTTTGCTTCACCACACCCGTGTAATCATGCTCTTGCATCGCCTTGCGACGAGCCTCCTGCTGTTGTGTTTCGAGTTTTAGATTAGCTTGTGCGTTCTTGGTGGCCTTGGCAAATACCTCGGCGAGAATGGAGTTAAGAGAACGGTTGAGATTACTGCCCAATTCGTTCAGTTTCTTACGCAAAGCGTCTATATTGTTAGACGTAATACCTTTGAGCAATCCTTCAGAAAGATTTACACCGGTCTCGTCGGTTTGCTCGATAAGGTCGTCCTTCATGGTGAGCTTGAACTGCTCCCATGTGTTAGTCTGTCCTGCGATAGCAAGGCGAACCTGCTCAAGAGCCTCGTTCATGCGTCGCTTTACTGGCTCCACAAACAAGTCTTGCTCGGTTTTATCCATACCCAAGCCGATGGCCTCCTGCATCTTGGCGTTTATCTGACGCTCATAGAAGTTGCGTACGTTATCCATGATAGCGTTCGCGTCGTCCTGCTTCTGCTTCAGTTCCTCACGCCAAGCACGCTCTAGGGCGCGCCTGTCTCGCTTTTCCTGTGCGATAGCGTCGTTGTCGGGAACATCGTTTTCAAGCGTGCCAGGTGTTTCTTCGGGGTACGGGGTGTAGCCTTCAGGAAACCACTTACGGTAATTGTCTTCAATATCCTTTTCTTTCTTCCTTCTTCTACCCGTAGAATTGGCATACCAACGAGCAGCGAACAACAAGTCTCGGAGCTTGTACTGCATCTGACTATCATCAGAATTAATACCCGCCTTTCCTCCGTCATAAGTATCTCTATAAATAAAGCCACCTTTACTAAGTTTCCAATTAAAGCCGTCTATCAAGCCCGACTTGTTCTTAGGCATCTTTTTAACCAAATTCCAAAAAACAGCGTTACCGTTAGCACCCTTACTCACCCATCGGTCTATATCAGTGAAAGAAACCCCGAGTTTGTCAATGCCCAATTTTTGAATCTGAGCCAACAAAGCGTTTGCAGCAGAATCCCTATCCGCATCGAGTTTCGGCAGAGCTTGTTGCTTCGCTTTCTCCATCATACGATAATAAGTAGCCCTCTGGGCCTCTTGCGCCAACTCTGAATAGTGGTCGCGCAAATCCTTTACACTCTTAATTTCAATGCCGAGGTTTGAGATATACGAGCGGAAATCCTTGTTGAATCGCGATATGAGACCTTGACGTTCCTTTTGCGAAAGGTTCGTCTCATTCATCATCCGCTTGTAGTTCTCGAGTTTCTTGTTAAGAGTTGCTGTCTCTACAGCAGCCTGACCAAGAGTAGATTTCCATGCGTTTGCCTGACGTTCTGCTTCTTTTTGAGCTTTTGCCGCTTCTTTTGTCTGCTGTGCATAACCATACACAACTCCAGCAACAGCAACTATAACGCTTGCAAGAGCCACCCAAGGATTCACCTTCATTACAGAGTTAAGTCCCGTTTGAGCTGCGGTGGCTGTGCGCGTGGCCGTAACATACGCATACAGTTGGCTTACAGCCGAGCCAATGGCTGCTCCGAAATTCTTAATAAGAATCAATCCGGAATATATACCCTGTGAAGCCATATAGCCAATGATGACTGGCAGAAGGGTCGCTACGGCTTTCAATGCCATAAGAACCATCTGAAGAGAAACAAGCAATGTGCCTTTCAGCAACGGACTGTTTGTCATCGTTGCCGACATCTCATACCACCATTCCGCCATACTCTTTACAGCATCCACACCGTCGGGATTTACAAACGCCTTCTCCCAAAGATTGTTGGCTCTTTCGAGAATACCTATGGCCGACTGTTGCTGCATCGAGTATTCATTACCTACGGCAGTGGCTTCACGGAAAGCCTCTTCCGACTCGTAGAGATGATCCTTCAGCATATCCACGTTCTTCGACATGGTAACCATAGCGGTAACGAGTCGCTGACCGTCTGAACCGAGGTCTTTAAAAATGCCACCCAAGGCGTTCATGTTGCCCTTGTCGCGCATTTTTTCGAGCACAAGCACAATAGCATCCATAGCGTGACCCGACGCATAGAGATTCTTGATTGTCTCGTCGGGTATGCCGAGTTCCTTTGCAATAAGGTTGTGGTTTTTCTGCAAAGCTACGATAAACTTACCCATAGCGGTAGAGGCCACCTCCGGCATAAGCATCATCGAAGAACTTGCAGAACCGAGGGCAAGCAACTGGTCGGTGGTGATACCCGCGGTACGAGCAACACCCGTCAGCCGCTTTGAAAATTCTACAATGTCGTTGGAAGTTGAAGTGCTCGTAGAAGACAACTTAAACAGGGCAGAACCCGTAGCCTCCATTGCCTTGTCGATACCCATCTTCGGGATAAGACCCATCACCTCCACCATCTTAGAGAGTGCCGGCAACGCTTCCTCGCCCATTTCCTCACCAATGGCAACATTTATCTTGTCGGCTGCTTTTACGAACTGAGCCATACCCTCAACGCCGTACTTACCCATGCCGAGCTTCGCACCCTGGTACGCGAGTTGTGCCAGCCCATCCACAGATGTTCTGGTGTCAATTTTAGCCAACTCGGTAGAGAGTTGTTTTACCTGATCCATCGTCAAGCCAGAAACCTTACGGATGTCGGTCAACGAACCTGAATACTCCAAGTTCTTCTTGATGGCACCCGTCACAAGGTCTTTTATCTGATTGAATACGGAAAACAATCCTACATAAGCCGTAAGATTTTTCAACGCCGTATGCCATGCTCCGCCCTGCTTGTTTGCCGCACCCGTCACTTCGTCGATGTTCTTCTTCAGCTCCTCCATCGACTTCTGCTTGTCGGCAAACTCCTTGCTCTTGGTGTTGATTTGGTTCAGTTCCTCTTCAAGCTGTTTGTAGGCACGGCGCAGTTCGTCGAGAGAGGCTTTACCCTTCTTGCTACGGGCGAGAATGTCGTTGAGAGCACTCTGCGACATACGGGTGCCCTTGAGGGTCTGTTCGAGCATGGAGTATTGGCGACGGAGGTCGGCCACAAACTTGCTACCAGCAGGGAGTTGCTGTATCTTCTGCTGTATCACTTCCATCGTGCGCTTGATGTCTTCGCCCGAAGCCTTGTTGGGCTCTGCCAACACCTGCTTCATCTGCTTCCAGCTCATTGATGTTTTCTGAACCTTACCCGACACAGCCTCCAGTCGCTTTTCTATCTCCTGGAGCTCTTTGTTGTATTGCGCAATGTCGCCAGTATTTGCTGTAGGAGTATTGTCACGAGCCTCAGTAAGCGTGGTCTTAGCGCGTCGCAGGTCGGAAGCCGAAGCATTACCATTGCTCACAGCCTGACGTGCCTCAGTTACGCTCATCTTGCCCTTACGTCTGTCCTCCTCGGCTTCAAGCTGCTTCAATGTGGCAAGGTTCTGCTGATACGACGCATCCGACTTTTGCAGCGAACCAACAAGGTCACGCTGTTGCTTAATGGCCTTATCGAGCCACTGATCGGATTGGTTCTTTACATTCTTCAAGCCATCGGCTATATTAACATACTGACCCTCGATAAGGCGCATTTGGTCGCCCACCTGCTTCATCTCGCTTCGTATCTGCTCTGCCCTCTTCAGGTCGGCATCCGAGCCGGTAAGACCTGCGAGAGCCGACTTACCCGAACCCATAGCACGGCGAAGATCACGCAGTTTAGTATTGGCAAGGTCTTGCACCACCTCGCCCAATCGCTTCGTGTCCTCGATATTGTCACGCTGTACTTGCGAGAGAGCCTTTAGCGTGCGTTCTGCTTGCTTACACTCAGCCGTATTAGCCTGACCTGCAGCAGTCATTTTCTGAATGTCGGCAGTATATTTCTGCACAAGAGCGTCAATCTCTTCCAATACCTTTTTGGCTGTAGAGGCATTGGCCGTGATTACCACTTTTGCTAATCTTTGTGTTGCCATTGTTTTCTGTTTTTGTGTTGTTAGAGAGTGATATGGATGTCAGAATCCTCAAAAGCCTTAATTATCTGTGCTTCGCCCTGGTAGCCGTAGAAGTCAACGAGATAGTTTTGCATACGCGATTGCAGGTGTCGAAGCTCCATCATAATGGCAGGACGCTGTGACCGACCCGCTCCATAGCGTTTCCAGGAACGGACATAGCGGCGAGAGTAGTTGGCCTTTCGTGCGCTATCCACATCGTTGTACTTAGTACCGAGACCTACACCCATATCCACAAAGCGCATATAGTCGTTGTAGGTAAACTCGTAGGTCCAGCCTTCCGGAGTGTCGTTCACTATCCTGCCTTGGAAAGAGTTTACGCCCACTCCCTCGGCGTGCCATTGTCCGCGTGCTCCACGGGCATCGTTTATAGCCCGAAAGCCGCTGTAAATCTCCTTCGGGAAGATGCACTGCGTCTCGGTGTTTATCTTGAGCTGACGCAATACGTCGCCAAGATACCATCGTGCGGTGTCCTTGAAATCAAAGGCCGGGGCTTGTATTGGTTTTGGCATGATGTTTTACTTTTTTTTATCATCCGAGTTTTCATCTTTCGGCACAATATACTTGCCGTTGCTGCCACACGCGAAGTTGTATAGCGGTTGCAGGCTCTTCCAGTCCATACCCACGACGAGCCATTGTCCGGCATAGATGTCGCCCACCATGCCGAAGGAGATGGAGCTGGTGTCGATGCTTTGCAGCTCTGCCATCACCACGGCATCATCGGCAAAACTGCGCTTTGTGACGGGACAGCGGCCTGTGCGCTTCACCTCAAGAAGCCACGACACGAGGTCTTTACAATAGTCCTTCAGACTTTCGGCTGTCTGTTCCATCTTGCGACCGTCGTAACGGCCAAGGGTCTGCGGTGTGTCTTTTACTTTAGCGAGAAACCACACCTGCTGAGAGACAGATGCCTTCTTTGCGTCAACGAGTTCACCAGTGGTAATGATGCTGTATAGCATACACGGCGAGTGAACGATGTTGGCATTTCGGGAAAAGATGTTCTCAAGGTCGATGTAGCGGATGCGGAAGAAACTCTGGTCTTCGAGGCGTTCGCTTTCGGGGTTGTGAGAAAGGGGCTCGTAGATAGAAGCCCAATGCTCAAGAATATTGCTTATTGTCATAATGCTGCTAAATTTTGATTTTACATCGGGAGAAAGGGCTAAGCCTCACTGGACCTCACTGAGCCTTTCTAAGCCTTTGGGAGGGAAGCCTTACTGCTCTTTCGCTGTCTCCGCTGTTTCCTCCGCTTCCTCCTTATCCTTCATCAGCTCCTTCAGCTTTACGTTGAAGTGTCGCTCGGTCTTATCTGCCACAATCTTTTGCAGCACTCTTGCCCATGCCGCTCCGTTGCAGGTGCTCTCATTTTCGAGTATGCTGACGAACTGCACCAGGCAGTACATGGCGGTGAGTTGGTTGGCGAGGTGGGTGTTCATGTAGCCGAGAATGTTGCGGTCAATATACGAGGCAAGGCAGATGCACATGATTAAGACCGAGAACGTCCACACCATCTTTGCCATCTTCTTGGAGCGCAGCTTACCGTCCATCTTACACTTCGGGTTACGCTTTATCTCCTCGCGGTATTTTTGATAGATGCGTCGGTTGCATCGCCATGCCGTATAGCAGTCGATGATGAGGGCGAAGAAGCATACGGTGATAAAATTGATTGAGGGTTCGATGTGAACCCACAGCAAGCCGAGCACTGCGGCAATGGCTCGCGAGACATAGAATGGATTGTTCATGTTTTTGTGTTGTGTTTTGTGTTGTTGTTGTCCTAAATTTTATGCAACAAATTTACTGATAAACTGCTACGCACAGCGGACATGGTGGGGTACGGGGAGATTGAGCATGTCCGTATGGGGAAGAAAGTTTATCGTAACTTTGGCTACATAAAAACACAAAACTATGTCAGGAATTACGCAAAACACATTGGCCCGCATCGACAAGTGGCTCTCTTACGGCACGAGTATGCAGACGGCGTTCCCCAAGCTGGATCAACGCTACCGTATGCAGATATGCTCAGAGTTTTATAAACGATGGGTGCAAAACAAGGACATCGACCCTCGGACGGTGTGCCGCAATATTGCCCGACGCGACTATGAGATGTTCTTCAACCAGGCAGCGCAGGGCAACAAGGAGGCGCAGGAGTATGTGCTTGCGCTGAAGATTACACTCGACGACGAGGGTAATATCTGTCCGCGTACCGTTACGGAGCTCAACAACGACGTGTTGGTGTGCAACCACCTGATACGTTTCTTCCAGACCGACGAGAGTCCACGCCACAAGGCTATGTATCTGAGCAGTGCCGAGTGGTTGATACGCACGGGTAAGCAGCAGAACAACGATCGTGCAGTGGATAAGGGTATGCAAGCCTTAGCTAATGTGTATGGCAACTTCCAGGAGGAGAAAGACGCTACGGACGAGATGCCGGATATGAGTCGCATTGCCATCACGCAGGATGTGAGCATCGTCAAACGCGACCGCATCAACTACACCGAGGAGGAGAAGCTGCGCATGGCCCGCAAGTATGGTCTTACTACCAAGGACCTGCAGGAGATAGAGGACGACGAACTGTTGAATGGGGAGAAGCCAGAAGAGCCGGACTACTTCGAGTATATGGAAAAGAAGGACGAGGAGGATGTGATTAGACACGGGTACATGAAAGAAAGCAAATTAACAAATAATTCCGAGCCAACGGATGATACGGAATGAACGGAAACATAAGGAATAGAGATGAAAATAGGACTCATAGACGTGGACGGACGACACGGCAAAAAGAAATGGGGAGCTACGATATACCCTAACGTGGCTCTCGGCAAGATTGCCCGTTGGCACACGATACGGGGCGATGAAGTGGAATGGGCTCAATCTACCGACCTTTTCGACAGGCATCATTACGACATACTGTATGCCAGTAAGGTCTTTAACTTTTCGCCCGACATCGACTTTCGGCAGTTCTCCTACGACCGGTTGGAGAAGGGTGGCACTGGCTACGACATCTATAAGCGTCTGCCCGACGAGATAGACAAACTCCAGCCTCTCTACGCAATGTACCCTTGGCTACCGAAAAATCAAGCCGTAGGCAAACTTACCGAGGGGTGCCCTAACAAATGCTTCTGGTGTGTCGTTCCGAAAAAGGAGGGACGCATACGTCCTTACATGGATATAGAAGAAATTGCCATCGAGGGGCGCACGCATGTTGTGCTGATGGACAACAACATTCTTGCGGCGGGTGACTATGCAAAGGAACAGCTCAAAAAGATAATCGACCTTGGTCTGCATATAGACTTCAATTAGGCGATGGACGCACGGCTTGTCACTCCGGAATATGCCGAACTGTTAGGCAAGGTGAAATGGATAGACTCCCGCATCCGCTTTGGTTGCGACACCACAGCACAGATAGCAGAGTGTGAGCGAGCCATGCAACTTATCAATGCAGCAGGATTCCGGGGCGAATACTTTCTCTATACCATGATAGGCGGCAAGAACGACGTCCGAGAATGTTACCACCGTCTGCACTACTGGTGGGAGCGACTGCAACGCTTTCGTATGAGCCATGAAGGCAGAGCCGTGTACGCCTACGCACAACCATACCGTGACCCTACAAATCCCAATCACGCAATCCCCGAATGGCAGAAGGATATGGCCCGATGGTGCAACAAGCGAATGATATTCTGCACCACCGACTTCAAGGACTTCATGCCAAGAAAGGGTTTCAAGTGTGAGTGGTATTTGAAGGAGTACGGAATATAAGGTGATAGGTATAACCTTAGCGAAGTAATAGGCATAACATAAACTTCATAAACAAAAGCAATATACAAACGATATGATAACAGAGAATTTACAGAAAAAGATTGATCGTGCCATCCGTCTGCTTCAAGGCATACAGAAGTTATACGATGGCGAGATAGAGATAGCCTATTCGGGCGGTAAGGACTCCGACGTGATCCTTCAACTGGCGAAAGAGTCCGGCATCAAGTATCGAGCCATATACAAGAATACGACCATCGACTCGCCAGGCACGTTGGGGCACGTCAGGGAAATGGGAGTGGAGATACTGCGGGCAAGATTCCCTTTTTTTCATCTCGTGGCGCAGAAAGGATTTCCATCTCGCTATAGTCGTTTCTGTTGTGAAAAACTGAAGGAATATAAGGTGCTCAACAAAAGCATTATCGGCGTGCGCAAGGCTGAGAGCTGGAAACGAAACGAAAGATACAACGAGCCAACAAAGTGCCGATACTACGGAGCGAAGAAAGAGGAAAATCACGTAGAACAGATTTATCCTATTCTGGAATGGACCGATGAGGACGTGCGCAACTTCATCATAGACAGAAAGTTGAAACTCGCACCCATTTATTACAATTCGGGGGGGGCAAATCGACGTGTCGAAACGTCTCGGCTGCATGTGCTGCCCTCTCGCCTCAAGGCGCAAGCGCATTATCGAGTTTCAGAAATATCCCAAGATAGCAAAGGCTTATCTCCGTGCGGGGCAACGATTTATGGAAACGCATCCTGACAGCAAGGCGTGCCAGAGGTACGACAACGTTTACGAATGGTTCACTCGCGACGTATTTTACAGCTCCGATACAGATTGGAACAAGGTAAGCACAGGGCTGTTCGGTAAGCCGGACTTCAAGAAGTTCTTGGAGGACAAGTTCTGTATTGACTTGACATTATAAACAACACAATTATGATAACAATAAAAATCAAGACATGGAAGGACTGGAAGCAGGACTTCATCGATTGGGTAAAGGAGCCACGGCGCAAGACGTGCAAGGAGTATGTGGACTACATGGAGGCTTTACAAAAGAAGACTCTCTACAAAATAATAGATGACACTTGTGATAAATACAACAACATGCGTGAGGGTCAAATCCAAGACATCACAGAAGCAGTAGAAAAATGCGTGGCTGCTTGTGCTGAAAAAGCACGCAAGTTAATCGATGATTGTCAGCCCGCAAAATTTTTCTAAGACTGGAACTTCCATTATAAGCAACAAAAACTCTACACAACATGAACAACAACATAAAAAGAAAGGACTGGGTGGGCGGCTCGGCCGCTGTATTCAAGACGTTGGGCGCAAGCAACCATACGGATGCGGATAGACAGCGTGAGGATTACTATGCCACAGAACCGAAAGCGACGGAATGGCTGTGCAAACTGGAGCATTTTGAGGGCCGGATATTGGAGCCTTCGTGTGGCGAGGGTCACATGAGCCGGGTGTTGGAGGCAGCAGGATATGAGGTGGTGAGCCGCGACCTTGTGGATAGAGGTTACGGCGAGGTGGCTGACTTCCTCTCAATAGACAACTTGGCGTGGGACGGAAACATCATCACCAATCCGCCCTACAAATTCGCACAGCAGTTCGTTGTGAAGGCTCTGAGCATCATCCCCGAAGGAAAGAAAGTGGCGATGTTCCTTAAGCTAACTTTCCTCGAAGGCAAGGCTCGACGCACTCTCTTCCGTTCTACCCCCCCCCATTCGTGTTTGGGTAAGCTCGTCACGACTGAAATGCGCTCCAAACGGCGACTTCAACGCTATTGTTGGCAGCGCAACGGCTTACGCATGGTTTGTATGGGAGAAAGGATATAAAGGCGAGACAACTGTAAAATGGTTTAACTGATAGAAAAAAAACAATAGAGCATGATAGAACTGAATAAGATATATAATGAAGACTGCCAGGAAGGGATGATAGCCATTCAAGATAATTCCATAGACCTTGCGGTTGCAGACCCTCCTTACTGGAAAGTAATTGACGAGCAATGGGATTATCAATGGAGAACTGAGAGCGACTATGTGGAATGGTGCATTAAATGGATGAAGGAGGTTGCACGAGTTTTGCGTATAGGTGGAACATTCTACTGCTTTGGTTATTTCAGAATCTTAGTCTTGCTCATTCCTTACCTTGAATCACTTGGACTTGAATTAAGACAGCAAATTGTTATTGATAAGGGTATGCGTGTCGTAAGCGGACGGGCTACACGAAGATACAAGATGTTTCCTAACGTAACGGAAAGCGTACTCTTTATAATCAAAGACAACAAGAAATTTGTAAAGCCATTCCTCAAAGAACGCCAAGAAGCATTAGGACTGACTGCCAAGCAAATCAATGAAGCGTTGGGGGTTAAGTCTAATGGCGGTGGCATGTGGAGTATTTACACCGGCAATAACGTATGTGAGCAATTTCCTACGAAGGAGCTCTGGGACAAACTTTCCCATGTACTCTCCTTTGATTGTCCGTATGAAAAAGTCGCTCAGACATTCAATCCGCAAATAGGAGTTACTGACGTGTGGTCTGATATTAACTTTTATGAAGAAAAACATATCCATCCCACTCAAAAGCCGTTAAAGCTAATCCGTAGACTGATAAAAGCCAGCAGTAACGAAGGTGATATTGTCTTAGACCCGTTTTCGGGAGTGGGAACAACGCAGGTAGGCTGCGTACAGACCAAGCGCAACTTCATCGGCTTCGAGCTCAACAAGGAGTATTACGACAAGGCTTGTAAGCGCATCAAGTTGGAGCAAGCGCAGTTCACGCTGTTCTGACAACTCAAAAATGGATAAATCCTAATCGCCAACGGCGACAATTCAAAACGAATAAATGATATAGAGAATGATAGAACTGAATAAGATATATAATGAAGACTGCCTGGAAGGCATGAAAAGGATTCTGGACGGAAGTGTGGATTGCATTGTGTGCGATTTGCCGTATGGTACTACTGCTTGTGCTTGGGATAGCGTAATTCCATTTGACAAGTTGTGGGAGCAATACAAGAGAATCATAAAGAATACTGGTGCTATAGTCTTGTTTAGTCAGCAACCTTTTACGTCTGCGCTTATCATGTCGAACATAGATATGTATAAGTATAATTGGATATGGAAAAAGGAGAGTGGTACTAATTACTTAAATTCCCATCATCAACCATTGAAGATTACAGAAGATATATGTGTTTTTGGAATGGCAGCAACAACTGAAAGCAAGAAAAAAAAGTATATGGAGTATCATCCTCAAATGATTAAGGGGTACAAGCCTTATGCCTGCAAAAATGGCATTCAACGAAAAGACGCTGCAATGGTACGAGGAAAATGTCAAGCGCAGACTGGAGGAGCTGTGACAGTAAGTGATGGTTCTCGTTTCCCTATAAATTTACTCGAATTTATTCGGGATAAGGAGAAGATCCATCCCACCCAAAAGCCAGTTGCTCTTATTCAGTACCTCATCCGTACCTACTCCAACGAGGGCGACACCATATTAGACAACTGTATGGGCAGCGGCACCACCGCCATTGCAGCTATCCGTGAAAAGCGCAACTTCATCGGCTTCGAGCTCAACAAGGAGTATTACGACAAGGCTTGCAAGCGCATCAAAATGGAGCTGGCGCAGCCTACTCTCTTCTGACAACACAACTAACAACAACACAAAAACAACACATGAGTAACAACCGACACAAATACTTCAACAAGGTACCGCCGTTCAAGCCGGACCCTGAACACTACACTCGCAAGCAGCACTCTTGGAAAGCGAAAGAGGCTTACGAGACGGAAGATGATGCTTGGGAATATCTCAATCAGAATCCGAAGCTGCGGGCACAGGGCATGACAGCGTACCGATGCAGGACGTGCAACAAATGGCACATAGGACATAAGACGCACAGCGAATAAGCAACACAACACAAAATCAGGATAACACAATGCAGCAAGCACACAACATATACTTAACCAAATTCCAGCAGCAGTCACTATACATGGGAGCCAAGGACGAGCGAGTGATTGCTGCCCGCCGTGTGGGTAAGACCGACGGACTTGTGGCTCCTTACGTCTGGATGGCAAGCAACTCCATGCCTGGTATGCTCGGCGCATGGGTGGCAGTGTCGCGTCAGCAGGGCTTCGGCAAGACCATACCGAGTACGATGGCAGCAATGGAGCGTATGTTCGGCTTTACGCAGGGCATTCACTTCGGTTGGGGTCGCCCGCCGAAACATGCCCGTGAGAGTATCTTCAAGCCCAACAACTACGACAACTACATCTGGTTTGCCAATGGTGCTGGATGGGTGCTTATATCCCTCTCGCAGACTGCGAGTGCCAACAGCTACACTTTTAGCGCACTTGTGGGGGACGAAGCGAGGTTCTTTCCGCTAAAAAAGGTAACTGACGAGTTGCTGCCGGCTCTTTCTGGCCAGACGCATCCATTGGGCGACATCAACTTTACGGAGTATAATCCGATGTATAAGAGTACGCGATTCCTCTCCGATGCTGCGCTCACAGCCAAAGGGTCGTGGCTCGAAAGGGAGGAGGAAAAGTTAGACATGGCAGTTGAGACGGGTCCGTTCAAAGGAAAGACCTACCGATGGGTGCAGGAGCAGTTGGAGGATTATGCCGACAAGGTGATACGCTACAACGACCTGCTGTATAACGCCAAGAAGACCAATCACTCGGTTCATGTAGTTCCGAAGGAGTTGCGCACAATGATTCGTGCCGTGGCTCTGAAGATGATGAAGCACGAGGGGCAGTTCCGCATTATGCCTAATCATGGGCAGCACGTCACTAAGGGTATGGTGGAGATGGCGGTAAACTATAAACTTATTCCGCAGGACGATGCCGAACTGGTTTATGATTACGAGTATCTGATTACGCCAGAAGAGGATTTTGAGATGCAGATGTTCCTGCGCTCAAAGAAGTTTGCGGATGGATATCTGCGTGAGCTGCGCCGCGTGGCTTTCTGTGTGCGCCGTGCGTCATCCCTCGACAATGTGGATGTTTTGGGTGAGGATTACATAAGGCAGATGCGCCGCGATCTTCCACCCATGACCTTCGCAATTTCAATCCTCAACATCAAAGTAAAGAAGACAAACGATGGCTTTTACTCCAACCTCGACATCGACCATGTTCACGGGTATATTCCAGATGAGGATATTTTAAATCAAGCAAATTTTAGCACAAAAAAAGTAACGGGTATAATCGGCGGCAAGCGCATCACAAGCGAGAGTTATCAACCCGACTTCAAGGAGTTGGGCGAGCGCAACGACTCACGCATGGACTCCGACTGCATCAACTCCCTCCCCTTATACATAGCCTTGGATTACAATGCCAACATCAATACCTTGGTGGTGGGACAGATGTACGAGCGTGACGGGATGGAGTGTCTGAACGTGATCAAGAGCTTCTATGTGAAGAACGAGCGCAAGCTGCGTGAACTGATAGCCGATTTTTCTGATTATTACGCACCCAAGCGAGCCATCAACCGCGACGTGACGTATTTTTATGATGCCACAGCCAAACAGGGAGCCTCGTATGCTTCGTCAGACGAGCGATTCTACATGACCGTGATTGCAGAATTAGAGAAGCGAGGTTGGAACGTGACGGCCATTGACATGGGCGCACCGGAGAAGCACGAGGTGAAGCACAAGATTATCAACGACGGCTTGGCTCACCTCTCCTACCCTGCCATCCGCATCAACCAGGTAAACAATCCCGACCTTATCATTGCCATGCAGCTGTGCGAGGTGCAGATTTCGTATAAGGGATTCCACAAAAATAAGAGTCAAGAAAAAAAGCCCGAGAGTGAAGACACGCTGCCCTTGGAAAACCGTACCGATTTTACGGACGCTTTCGATACGCTGTATTTAGGTTGCAAGTTCTTCCGAGTCGGTGGCGGTTGGTTTGTGCTGCCAAGTGGAAGATGATGAAATTAGGAGTTAGGAATTAGGAGTTGTCGCCGTTGGCGATTTGGAATTATTCAATTTGGAGACTTGTATATTAAAGGCGAAGGGCAGACGTTATCACAACGGCTGCCCTTCTAAAGTGTAAAAAATGAAAATCGCTAATAACAAATTGCTTTGTTTCTTGGGGTGTACGATTACAAGAAAACTGGCAGTCTACGCCACACGCCACCATTCGGCTGAAACTCTTCCTGCCATTCTCTATATTCTACGTCAAATTTTGCACCATAAAAAGCCAAACCTTCGAGAGGTAGGCTCTTGATGTATTCCTCCTGCTGCTTACGGGTCATAAAGTCGTTAGACATGAGAATAATGCGGTTGTTGCGGAGGTAAGCAGAGCACTGAAATATGTACTGCGGATTAGATAACATCTCCCTAATAGCAGCATAATCTGAAATACTCTTCGGAGAGAAATTAATACCGTTCACGCCAGAAAAGAACTGCTCAGGGTAGCGAAGTATATCTACGTTTTCTAACATCGGGAAGCCTGAAGTGTAGATATAGACATATTCGATGTTATGGTAATCATAGCGCAGCTGTGCGAGTTATCCATGAGACTTTCTACATAGAACGGATCGCCACCAGTGAGCATAACGGTATGTGCTGCCTTCAACTCTTCTACAGTTACCACAGGAACCGTATCGAGGTCGTACTGCTTGTTGCAGCACAGCGGACAAGAGTTACCACACCATCTGTTAATCATCAAGTGTATGGCTCCCTTGTCGGCTCCTGGCTCGTCTGTATATTTACGTTTTGTTTCCATATTGTCTATTGTTGTTCGTTTTCTTCCTTCAGCATATCGTGTCGTAGCCCTATGAGCCACGACTTGAGATTGATGTAACGGTTGTTGTCGAGGTTTGCATCGCGCCATTCGGCATATTCATCATAGGACATATTGTTCTCGATGATACGCACCATATCTTCCGGATTCAGCACGTCGGATTCCTCGAAGTCACACGCCCCACCTACCTCGTCGCCAATCCAATAAAACTTGCGACAACCATCAAAGATCTGTTCGTTGACGAGTTCTGCCAACTTATTGCAACTATCCTTGTACTGCTTTATAAATTTATTTAAATTAGGGTTCATATCTGCAAATTTAGTTTTTCGACTTTTGCCTTAAACTTTTCCTCTTCCGTTTCTGTGGCGAACCTAAAAATAATTAGCCGTGCTCTTGAATACGAACTATGAAAGATTATCCCCTGGTCAATAAATAACGTCTTTGTTTTTAAAGATCCAAGAAGATAATAGTGGACAGCGAAAGAGGGGGCAACAGACAGACCTTTAAACTTCATAATAAAAGTATCCATCTTACCACCGTCTAAAAGATAATCTACAGCCACTATGTCGCCATCATTAAAATCAAGAATATCCCAACTACGGCACGAAGAAGAAGGTAGTAGCATAGGTTCTCCTTGTTCAAAGTTGGCTAAATGAGCATCGTCGCGAAAAAGATAACACTCATTGTCTTTTTGATCGGAAAGGTTTACTACACAGATTCCTGAATCATTCACTTCAACTACCTTTACCCAACCGAACAAAGGACAATATAACATAGTACCTTTAGGCAAACTACGCAAAAAATTCCTTAGTCTTTGATTGTGTTCCATATCTATATTATTTTAGTGAGAAACAATTAGGGGAAATTTTCCTTTGTTTTCCCCTAATTTCTTCTATTGCCTAATCTTTTTCTCTTACCGACATAATGTTTCGGATTTATAATAATGTTTTATCGTCGTAAACGCCCAAGTTGGTCCACCACTCTTCCTGTACATATTTGTTATGAGGCATTTCGTAGGTGACAACATCTCTTATCCATTCGCGAGGAACATAGCTATCAAAGGAAGCCATGCGCGACTCCTGTCCGGGAATGCGCAGAGGTCTATAACGTCCGGCAAATCTATAACACTCAGCTGTTATAGGCTGCTTGAGTGTGTCGGGCTGAAATGTTACTTTGTATCTGTTGCCACGATGCAAAGCTGCCAGCGTATGCAGGTAATCTTCGTGTCCGCTATGCTTAGTCATACATCCTTTGACTTCACGGAAATAGCAATCCCATAGGTTACGACGGAAGATGTACCAGAAGAAATCCATTTCGTCATCCGTCATCTGCGATATATGGGGGAATACAATTTTTCGCCACACGTGCTGACGCAGATGCGAACCATAGGCGAATCCTTCAACGGCTGCAACGAAGTCGTGGCGGTCAAGACTCAGATCTATCATACAATATGTATTTTATATCCTCGTACATAGCCATTTCCACCTTCTCGCCATCGAAATGACCGAGTGCAAGCAGATGCCCGTCTTCTTTAGTAGCGTCTTGAATTGAGGGTGCATCTGCTCTCACAACGAAGATGTCAAAATCCTTGATAAACTTGAGCTGTTCAAGTGGGATTATAGGCATCTGCTCACGAGCGTTCTGACGAATACGTTGAAGGTCTTCTTTGGTGAGCATAGCGAACTGAGCCTGTGCCTTACGCACAGCTTCGGTCTCCACCTTCAGACGATGAGCTTCGTAGGCTTCTTGAGCGATGTTATTGTTCTGCCACATGGCCACCTGGTTGAGAAACTTCAAAAAGCCGCTTCTTCCTTCGGCTAATTTCAATTTTACCAGAGATTCTTCAATGACAAGTATCTTATCTCGGCGCTGCCAATGTATCAGCCCGTGACGTTCAAACTCATTGAGGATTGCCGAGATAGCAGATAAGTCGCGCAACTCTTGCAACTTATTTTGCTTGTTTCTTTTAAATGGATTCCACATATATATATTGTTTTAAGTTTATAATTCTGTTGAAAAATTCCTCTATCCTCACGGACCGAAGAACTAAAAAATCTCATAATAGTTTTACAAAAAACGCATACGGCATATTCTCACGAACAAGCCGAATAATAATAATCTTGAACAAAAAGTTCTTTTAACACTTATATGGTTTCACTAAACCTTTTAGCCATGAATTTAAAATCCTTCAAATAACATAATAAAGAAAAAACAAATTGTATGTATTAATGCGTAATAAATCTCGTGCCGTCTACTTCCAGCACAAGTATATCGTTGACAACCCTTATTTCACCACTCTCGACGAACTGCACCTTGCGCTGATGGCGGTCGATGTCTACGGCGAGGCATACGCATGTACCGATGTCTACGTGTCCCGTCTTGGTGAGAAACTTGATGTAGAACGGCATACGCTGCACGTTCCTGGCTGTCTGCGGCGGATTAAAACCCGTGACCCGGCATCCCGTGCGAGGGTCATTCCACTGCCATTTCTCCATATATCGGCGAAGCTCGGTGTATGATTGTGTGGGTTGTCTCATTGTTATTCTTCTTTAAATGGCGGAAACTCAAGGTGTATGAACCTGTCTATTTCCTTATCCTTTATCAGTTTCACGCCTCCGGCAAACAGTTTCTTGCGCTGACGCAGAACGTCGGGGAAGAGGATGTTGCGTAGTGAGTTACCCCAATCGCTTGTAGAGTTAAGCAGATGTGAGGGATGGAACACGAGGGTGTAGGACACGAGAGCCTTCTCGGTTTGCGGACGATCGAACATCGGTCCGTTGAGTGTCAGGGCGCGGTCTTTGTTGTAGAGCACCATGTGACTACTGTAATAACTCACGTTGTCGCTCTGTGCGAAAATGATGCGGTCGGCATATTCGCCCAGATGCTTATGCAACAGCGAGTCGCATGAGTAGAGGGTGGATAGTACGAGGTGGGTTATCCATCCTCGCTCAAAGCATTGCTCCAGGAGAAGAAATGTCTCCAGTTTGGGGCAAGGCATAGTGAGCACCATAACGTGAGGGTCAATCACGAGGTGGCTCACTGCCTTGTAGAATTTCTCCACCGTCACGTCGCCATGCGTGTAGAACGTAAGCTGACGGTGTGGTGCCTGGTTGACAGCCTTGGGCAGCTTATTGTCTACGCAGCAAGGCGGTATGAATAGTAGAGTATCGTCCATTTAATTATTAATTATTAATTATTAATTATTAGTTATTAATTAATCATCAAGCACCATCGGCATCACAAGCGTCATTACTTTAGGCGCAGGGGTATCGGCGGTGAGCACTACGGCGTGCGTAGAATCAAGCAACTGCATACGTATGGTGTCTGAAGGGATTGAGTTGATGCAGACTTGAACGGCAGTAGATTTTAGTCCGATGAAGAACTTGTCGGGACATTCCGAGTTGGATATGAACACCTGATCTTCACCCGACATGGCAAAGTCTACATCGCTTGCCGACACGTTGATGAACTTGCCGTTCTTCTCTATCTTTACCAGATTACTTGCGCTGCTTGAGAACAGACTGACACGACGCAGGATGTCTATCATTTCCTTCTTGTTGAACACAACATAGTAGGGGTTTGACTTCGGTATCACGCTGCCGTAATTAGGGTATCTGCCTTCCATGTGTTTGCAGATAAGTTCGGTGTCGCCCGACGAGAAGCGTATGGTGTGGCCGTCGTTCTCGATGCTGATGTCTTCGCATCCATCGAAGGCGGACAATGTGCGGAAGTAGTTGCGGTGGATAAGCGTCTTGCAAGGTTCACCTTTACGGAAGAAGTCGCTACCTCCCTTCTGCGGGTCGTTATTGTGCGTTATCTTGGTAAGGATGTGTCCGTCGGTGGCTGCAAAAATTACTTCCGAACGGTCGTCGGCAATGTCTACACACAGACTGGATAGCGTAGGGCGAAGCTCGTTTATCTGCACGAACTTATCGGTGGTATCTATCACGGAACGGAACAACTGACCGGGCAGACTGATGATTGTCGATTTCTCACTATTGGGCAGCACCATCTGCGGATAGTCCTCGCCTGAGAAATACACCATACTTGCCTTGCCCGACTTAACGCTATCGCCACTGCCGGTGCAATACTCTACGGTGAACGTCTGACCGTCATATACCACTTCGATCGTGACAACACAGTCGGGCAAAGTACCTAACAGCGAACTGAGCATCTTGATGGGCAACACTATCGGCTTGTCGAACTTGCCGCCACACAGAGTGAGTGGTGCAGGGATAGTGAGCTGCGCTTCGGTGGTGGATGATGTAAGGAAGAACTGACCGCCTTCGTTACGTGTCAACAGCACATTGTCGAGAATGGCTATTGTATTCTTGGAGCCGATACACTTTGCCGACTTGTTGAGAGCAGAGTGGAGGGCGCGGGATGATTGAGCTTGAAGTTTCATAAGTTTTGAGTTTTCTGTTGTTTCGATATTCTTTAGAACGGCAAATCCTCGTCTTCCGCCGGATTATAACCGCCAAGGTCTACGCCGCTTGATTCTGCCGGTGCCACATAGCCGGTGGCTGCACCTGCTACGCCTACATTCGGTGTAGCATAAGGCGACGGCTGCTGTGTGGGCTGTGGTTGGTAGAGCATAGCCAGTCGCTTGTTCAGACGCTGACGGATAGCCTTAAAGAGGTGGGTGTTCTCGTCGGTTGGGTCTTGGCTCACGATGTCAGGGTCACGTTCCTTGTTTGCCTCCTTCACCTGCTCCACGAGCTTAGGGTATTTCTTTACCGCTACCTTGACGAAATCTACAGAGAAAGACATCTGCATTTCGTGTGTGGGAACAGTAACGTTTGTGTCGCCACGCTCCATTGCCGAACGACGCACGGTGTTTTTGTAGTTCTCGTTCAGTGGCCAGATATTCACACGCATCTTCGCCAGTGTGCGGTCGGGCTTCTGCGGATGCTGCTCCACTTTTATTTCGTTCAAGTCTGCCGGGATGCAGACGTACACTCGTTCGGGGTTGTTCTTGTCGATACCCTTGAATACCTGCGCTCCGTTTAGAGAGAGCAGGTCAATGTTGCCGTTGTAACTTGCCATTTTGTTTATAGTTTTTATTTGTTTATTTATGTTTACCGTTTAATATAATCTCGCCCTGCTATCGCTCATATCATCCATCGTGCGCACCTTATACCATTTCTTCACTCGGTTCTTCGGCGCATACACCTTTGAAAGCCCGATAAAGCTGCTGCAAGCGAGGTGCAGAGGACTGATGTTGCCGCCGAACAGCGGGGAACTCTGCTCCCTGCAACTACATTTTATGTGGTTGTAAGAAATGCAGTTTTCGCATCTGGGGGGGGGTGAATGTTCGCATATCGTTTTGTTTTATTTACATTCTACTTTAGAAAAAGAAGGGCGTAGCACTTCATAATACTCTATTTGTTCAATGTCATCAACAGAATAACTCTCGGTGCAATATTCTTCAAAGTACTTGCAGGGTTCTTTCCCTATTGGATAGTCTATGATATATTTTCCTTCTGCATCAATCTTATCATAGTCTATATAGCGACCTTTACATGGTGTAAACTTTTCAAAAATTTTAGGAGTGAATACCAACAAAGCATCAGGACAGACAATCCCCCTTCAATCGGCGAAAATCCTTTTTAGCCTGTTCCATGCCACCAATTCCAAAACAGAATCCCTTTGCCGTGCTTGCCGTACCACGTTTCTTGCTGTGGTCGGTAGTATTCTTTAATGTCTCTCTATGAAACAACTTAGCTATCTCAACAGAAGACATGTAACGGTATAATTTCATAATCTATCTTTGTTAAAGATTAAACATATACGCCTACTCCTCCACAGCCAACTTCAACTTTTCCTGCTCGATATACTCATTGCAGTACTCAGCAGGGACATAGGTATGTGCATAGAACTGTGTGGCTCCAATCACGCGAAGAGTCTCGCGCTCGTTCAGTATCGTGCGATAATAGTGTTTGATATAATCGAACACGATGTTCTTGGCTGTTACCACATCATAAGCCCATACCACGAACATATCCTTTGTATGTACGCCAGCTTTCGACCTGGTATTCTCTGGCTCATACATCTCGGTATCAATGAACGAAGCCTTAACCTTGAACGGCTCTTTTACAGGAGCATCTGCATCTTTTTCGAGTTCAGCTTCCTCCTGTTCAATGTCTTCTTTTGTGCGACCGATAAAATGAATACCTTCTATTATCTCCGACTTAGCGACATATATTGACTCGGCACCCTCTGTCTTAAAAATTTCGTTTACAGCGCCCTCTGCGTAATCGGCTGCAAGATTTTGTGCTCCTCGCAAAGAATCGCTGCGCACAATAAGTACGGCGTTATCTCCCAAACCATTGCGCACCATCACCTTGATTGGCATAATCCTATTGAACAAAGTTGACTCCTTAGCACGATGCGGAACGTCCGTTATCACTACCTCCTCGATTTTATTATTTTTCAATTCTTCGAGAACTTTGTCAGTAACCATACATCCTCGATGCGCAATATTCTCAGCACGCTCTATAACGACGTTCTGCTGAGTGTCCTCGTCAATAAAGGTCTCGTTCCATACTCGGTTTGCTGGCTCCGCCAAATAATGACCTACTGCTTCTGCTACTGGCACTACCTTAGTCTGATAATCCTTTCTAAGCATTATTTTCTTCATACTCTATAAATGTTTAAGTTATACTTTCAGTCTAATTAAAACGGCATATCCTCTTCCTTAACATCCGGCGCAACAGCCGTGGGTGTTGTAGCTGCAGGTGCCGACATTCGCCTACCCTGCTTGCGTGTCTTGTTGTTCTCCCAACGTTCTTTCTCCTCATCGGTGAGCTGTACGATATTACCGCCATCGTCGCGGTATGGCAGCGGGTCGGGCTGTTCGGCAAAGGCTTTTGCTATGCGCTTGAGCTCTCGGTAATCCTTTGGTATTGCGTCCTTGCCAGGGCGGTAGAAGAAGAACACGTGCTTTGACGTTTGCATGTAGCGGATGAACTTCGGCTCAATGGTGTTGTCGTTTTCCCACTCACGACCAGTGAAGTATTCCTGCGTCACCCACGCCTGTAGCTTGAAGCACTTTCGCTGCTTATCGCTCTCGTTCTCGAAGAGGTGCTTCGGGTTGCAAGTGATAGACATATTCTCGCAATAGTCGTATATCTTCTTCTTGAAGGTGGCTCGGCTATACTCCTTACTCTTACCTTCTGAAGCATCCGCCCAGTCGCGCATAAACTCGTTGAACATATCATCCGTACATATCGGCACACCATAAACCTCGTTGCGAGAAAAGAACCACTCGAAGTAGCGGACAATGCTCTCGGTGAGCTTCTGCACCATCTGACGGCGACGCACATTGCCTTGAGGTGCAATGGCAAAAGTGTGATAGCGCATCAGGAACTGCACTGCTAAGGCGCAGAGATAGATAGTCTGGTTGCGGTCGGTGTCGGTGAGCTTTGCAGGGTCAAGCGTGAAGTTCTTCATCACGTCCGAAGGCGATCGTGGCGGCTCGTTTTTCATAGAGTTGCCTCGTGAGAAGCGATCTGAAAAACTAACCAAGGGGAATCGACCTACGGTAGAGCCTTCATCATCCGACAATGGGTAATTGGATGTAATGACGTGCAAGGGCGATTCTTCCATTTTCAGGGAGATAGGATCGCCATACTTGCGCTCTACATTAGTGCCTCGTGTCACCTTCACATAGAAGTATTGCAAGGGGAAACCTTTAGGTCGGTCTTCCCAATGTACCGTTCTGTACTTGCCTGGATATTTCAGAATGTCGGTAAGGCAGTTTTTTGCGCTTTCAATATCCTTAAACGACTTCATATCTATAGGCAGCACGTTTACGGCTGCATCCACCACAAGATTTACCATTACCGATTTACCACTACCGCCACTCGCCTGCTTCTCGTCAGGAATCTTATCCTCAAGAAAGTAAGGGCAGATATTCTGCATACTATCCCATGAACGATAGCACAAACGCCCGATACCGGAAAGCATATTGGCAAAGTGTGCATTTTGTATAGCTATTGCATCAGGCGTAAGCGACTTCTTATTGCGCTGGGCTTCCAATTCTTCTTGCCAAAGCACGTTTGAACAACCGCGCACCACGCGAAGTATGGGCCATAGGTCTTGCTCGCGCTTGCTGCGCCACTCTACCAGCCATCGGTAGGTCTGCGCCCACTCCATAAGGTCGGAACGCATCTGCTTGATTTCTGATAGAGAGAACACCGGCGAACCGTCCTCATTTCTCATTGCCTCTTTGGTATCAATAGACCGAAGCCTACTCTGATATTCCTCGTTTTCCTTAATAACGAAAGGAGGATCGAACACTCGCATCGTGAAGTCATACGGCTTCTTGGCGAGCGAGGGGATGAAGAAGTTGATGTCGTCGTAAGACACCGTGCGGATGCTGTCGGGCGTTATCTTCAATGCCACATTATTGAAGTAGAAATACTCTGTCTTGGCATCGAACGCATCAGCAAAGTTTATCACCATACTCTGCAAACCTCCCGCAGACTTCTCGTTAAACGTCTTGTCTATCATGTTTGCGCAATCGGACATCATACGTCGCTCATTGTCGTTGTGCCGCCAAGCCTGTTCCACATAGTCCATCAATAGAGTTTTTGCAGCTTGCATTATGCTCTTTGCGTCGATATACTCCACAAAACATTTGTTCAGGTGGATATATTGGCCCACGAGGTCGGTGCTCTCCGGGTCTATCATACGATAATAACCGTGACAAGTCATAAAGAGCCATAATCTTGTGGGCGACACCTTGCAGGTAGGCGGCTTTAGTTTTCCACTTCGAGGGTCACGCGGATATTCTATCTCAAATGGCTCCGTGTTTCTTGCTCCACGCAATCGGGAGTAAAGCGGAAGGCGAAGGTCATGATCAAACTGAAAGTTTTCTTCAGCGTTCATGGTATATGTCAACAGATAGTCGCGCACCGACCTTGGGGAACATCCGAACAGCCATTGCCAGCGTCGGCAATAACGTGAGCGGAAACCTTCGGGCAGCATTGCATAATACAATGAACTAAACTTGGTGCATATAGCTCCACAGTCGCGCTGTGAGGCTATGTCGTTGGGGTATAGGATAATGACGTGCTCGGCAAAGCGGTTTAATTTCTGATATTGCCCGGCTTTAAAGTCGAGTTTCTCCAGCTTCCACTCGCCACGCTCAATATACCAAAAGCTTCTCCGTCCAATGGAGAAGGCCACATGATACCAACAGTAATTTTGGAAGTGCTGGTCTTCTGCCTTGTCAAGGCGCAAGGAACGCATAGCATAATACACGCTCAATGCGTCTTCGGGTGTGCGGCAAAAAACGATGTTGCGAGCCTTTATCTCGGCGGTGGGGATTTTTTCATCCACCTTTTTGAACGTACCTTTCGGTACTCCGTCCTTGGTCTCATTCTCTTCCCACACCTCCTTGGTCTCAGTATATTTCTCTTCGGGGTCGTACTTTGCAATGGCCGCATGAACGGCTGTGTTGTCGCTCTTGCGCTGATCCATCGCATATACAAACACATTGTCGCCCATGAGCCACTTACTCACCTTCCTCACGCTATGCTCCTCGGCGGTAGAGAACACTATCGGGTCACTCCCTGCCATTGCCGGACGGAAGAAACATCCGTATGAATTTTGCGGACCTATCTCTTGCGAGGCGAAGCATACGAACAGCGGATTCCAGGGTGTGCCATGGATTATCTCGCTCACATGCTGTCCGTCGCGTATCACGTCGGGCAGCGTCACGCTCAGCAGGGAGTATATGCGGAAGTCCTTGTTGAGCATGTCAGGTGTAAACGTACAGCCAAAGCCGAAACGAGGCAATCCTTTATCAAGCGTCACCTCACACCCAAGGGCTGCAAGCTCTTGTGGCGAGAAGTCGGTCTTCGGCATAAAAGAGAACGTCTCGATGGTCTGCTGCGCCTGAGTACGGTAGTCCATGCGAGCAAACACCTCTGGGAAGGCACGGCGCACCTCGTCGGTATCGCCATACACGTCCCTTACGAGTCTTTGGCAGATGCGCTGAAGACTATATCCGTGCATCGGAAGGTTCATCTTGACTGCATACAGCTCGATGGCTCCGTAGCCGGTCTTACCAGTGCGGGTGCATTTCCATTTTACGGCACCATGTTCTGCCAATCGGTTGTCATCAACGCCCACGCCCGAATACAGTCCACCTCGTTCATTCTCATAGATAATGAAGTGAGGTGTCTGCTTGACATCGGCATCCGCGTCCTGTCCCTTCTTGCAGATAGGACAGAAGCACGCGGTCTGACCCTCGATGCGCTGCTCGTTTGCGGGCTTCACGAGAAGGTGCAGGTCGATGTTGGCGAGGCGATTTATGATAGGATGATAGAACATGATTGCTATTATTGTTAAAAAAGAAAGACCGACGGTGATGTTCCCTGGTACTCAACAAAGCAGTCGCTCCGAGGCGTTCAACTCCATATACGACTGGTGCCCAAATACTACGGGACGTTGCCGTTCCCATCATCGCCGCCAAGGTCTTTCCTATTTTATTTTTACTTTTACATTTGTTATTTATAAATTCAGAAACGTCTCCGTGCGGAAGTGCCGGACGGTGCAGTTAGCCAAGCTCTTCATACAACTAATCAGCATCAGCACGAAATCCTTGAACGAAATGAAGCTCTCTTTGAGACCGATTATCTCCACAGCCACACGCCAATAGCATTTACCGTTTTTCACTCGGCAGGAATGCTCATTTCTTACTATTATATTCCCTACATTGCCCTGCATCATCGTGAACAACTTCTGACACACATCCTTCACTAAGGCGAATGGAGCGTGAAAGAGCAGCACCTTGTTGTCGCTGTCATAATTGCGCACTATTTCGGTATAGGCTATGCGGTGCAGATATTCCCGATGCGTATGCCGTCCTTGCTTTTTGTTCTGGCGGTTGGGAATATAGGGATAGTTCAGATACTCGTGGTTAGGCATTATTCCTCCGGATATTTCAGATGAGTCAATTTCTTCATCATCTGCCACGTTGAATATATGCTGCGCTTGCAATCAAACACGGGGTCATGCTCCGCACCCCTCTCCACGTCCTTATAGTCTTCCACAAGGTCGTATACCTCGCTCGGACGATAGAACACACCACGCGCATTACATATCAGTCGAGCTGCCTCGTAAATAAATGTGCGGTGGTCACGGAAGAAGGTGTAATGTACAGGTATGTTGATATTCAACTTATAGCAGATATTACGCAAGATAGCAATGTCAAAATCCGAACCTTGCGCCCAAAGGCACACGTCCTGATTGCCATGTTCTTTTTTGAAATCTTCTATCCACTCAAAGAGGTCCTTTACAGCCACTTCGATAGGTCGGCAAGGCAACTCATAGCTGTCATTACTTAACAACGAGGCCTTAGCTTTATCACTCTTTGCACCCCACCATTCTGCAGTCTTGCCGTCGAAAGTGAAGTTGTTGACAAACATACTACGAAGGTCGATGTGGCAAGAGAATACACTTGAAGGATCCTGTGTACTACCATCTTTCAGATCATAAAAAGGAGACTTCTCGTTATCTCGCTGCCACGCCACGGCACCAATCGACATGACAGCCGCGGTAGGAGTCAGTGAACAAGTTTCAAAATCAAGCGTAATATCAAGCATTTTTTAGTGTATTTATAATTATTTGTTAGTTGTATAAGAAGTAAGAAGTTTTCGTATGCCTTCCTTCTCCCACGGTTTCCAGTTGTCGGTGGTAAAACGCTTTATCACTGTTGCCGCACTCATTCCTCGCTCGTTCATGTAAGCGATGAACTTGTTGCACATACCGGCGTTCACTCGTTTTAAACAAGAATAGAATATACCAGGCTCGTTGCTCTGCGCCAAGGTATATAGATACCCCTTGTCGCCCTTCACCATCTGAGGATTTTCCTCGTCCACATATTCTAACAATGGCTGCGACACATCAGTCAATAGTAAGAATTGACGTTTACACTCATCGATGCCTTCTATCTCCCATTCAGAAAATCCCTTCTGAAAGAAACGGAGATAAAAAGTGGCGAGAGTAAAGCCTTTCTTTGCCAAAGTCATATACAGAGACTTCTTGTCTTCAACCGACATGTCATCTGTCTGTAATGGTGTGTATGATTTTGTGATTTTTTCAACGATTTCCTTTGTCATCTAATTCTTATTTCTTAAATTTGATGCAAATATAATTCTTAAAATTGAAACCACCAACTCTTACTATTGGTTAAATCAATAGTTTTATATTTTTTAATGTTTAAAGATTTCACATTAACACTTATCATTATGAAGTACCAGTACAATTTCTCTTTTTTAAACGAATGGCTCGAAGCCAACCCCGAGATACCAAAAGGCGAGATTCTGCAAGCTCTCGGTGCCAAGTCTAACAATCGTTTTAAGGCATGGGTGAGATGCGAGGGACCGATGCCCGTTATCAGTATGCTCCGACTCTGTAACACGTTCCAAATTCCTCTATCTGCTTTCTTCCGTGATGTCGATGCTGGCACAGAGGGCGCTGTTGTGCCTGGTATGCCTACGCCTAACGATATTCTTGAACCTATACAAGGCTACGCAAGTGGCACGGATGAACGGCAGCACGGAGAGCGTTCTATGCTCAACCCTCTCGATGTACGCATTACCCCATCAGTAGTGCCTGGCGTTGTTATGAAGCCAAGTGAAGCGGATGATACGCAAGAGGCTGCAAAGCCTACTGCCAGCAACGAAAACGCCGATAAGAAGAATACGAGTCTACCTACAACTGACAATATCTGTGACACTAACCTTGCGGCTATCGTGGCATTAGAGAATAGGCACATAGAACAGCAGCATCGTCTACTCGATGTGATTGCCGAGCAACAAAAACAGATAGCTAATCTCACTCGTATGCTCAACGAAGCAAAGCGCAACGACAATACGAACATAGGTATTAATGATGGCTATATGGTTGCCGACCACCCCACGCGCGACTGACATACAAAACAAAAGCGTTACCTATCCATCACGGACGGGTAACGCCAAAAACTAATTTAAAACCTAAAACTAACCTAATTATTAATCACTTGCTATCTACTACTTACTGCTTATTTCTGTTCGTTTATGGCCGCCATCCTGCGACGGTAGAACTCTTTCTCTTCTATCTTCATGAGCGTCATGTCGGCACTTACATACGGCACATCCATATACCAGAAGCCGTGATGCAAGAACACGATGGGTGTTCTGTCGCCGAAACTCATAGGCATGGGCGTATTATCTTTCGGACTGCGCCGCGGCTGCAAACTGAGTATGCTTATCAGCTCGGTTTCGCTCACAACGGGCAGTGCTGCCATTTCCTTTTCCAAGTCTGTGCCTTCCATAGGGAAAAACAACACGCGTCCATCGGGTGTCTCCTTTCTGTCCCATCCGTCACGCGCAGTGGTGTCGGCAAACTCCACGGCTCCCACTCCACCTGCCATGCCGTCAGGCGACTCGTAATAGTATTCTGCACCCTGCTTTTGAGCCCACTCACGTGCTGTATTCATTGCCGAGTTACAGCGGTAAAAAAAATCCTTGAGGTCGCCTCCCATCTTTGTGTCGGCACTCACTTTGTAAAAATAATGCGGTTTCTTCATGTCTATAATTTTTTATGATTGTAAATTCTAAACTAAATAATTCAAAATCACCAAAGGTGACCAATTTCTAACTCCTAATTCAAAATTCATCGTAGCGCAGCGTAGATGACTGGCTCTCCACATTCGTCGTCCTTCATCTTAAAGCCTCTCACAGCCAACTCCTGAAGGTACAATGCCAGCGGATCGCCTAATGGACACACCACTGCCTTAAAGTACGAGCGAAGCTGATAGTCGGTAAAAATGTCGCAGTCTTCACGCCAATGGTCCAACGGTTTGTACTTGTCGCAGAACGCCTGTATCTTGGCAGGGATAACGAAGTCCTGTAGCGTCACTTCCGGCTGCTCTAAGATTTCAACCATTCCTCTGTCTTGTCTTTTAGCCATGATAAAAATCCTAAGATATATAATAATACAAATGCCCAGAATGCAAGTTCCTTAAGAGCTTTCCACATAAAGTCTTCAAAAGAAGTGTCTTTTATCTCTTTTGTGTTCTTCTCCTTCTCCACACCAGTGCTGTCCTTCTTCGCCCAGTGGGTGCCAACATTCAACTTATTACTCAACACAAGACTGTCTATCGTGTGCTGCATCCGCGTCATTATCTCTTCCTGATACTTCAGTCGTGCCTCGTATGTGGCATTGCGCTCATAGTCGCCCTTGCGGTGTATGGTTCGGTCGGTGGTGGTGGTCTTGTTGCCCTGGGCATCCGTGCTCTCGGTCACTCGCTCCTGGATGGTCTCCTCTCCCCTACCCTTTTCGCTTGTGATGCCGGACGTATGACTCTCGTCTGTAGCAAAAATCACGGTGCTATCAGTCTTCACGTCCGACTTCTTGACGCTATCCCTAACAACAGCCACCGTGCTGTCCCGTCGTTCCTCACTCCTGCTACCTTCAGTCTTCCGTGATGCAGCACAACCCATGAGCATGATTACAGCCATAAGCAATAACGTAATGTTTCTGATTTTTCCCATATTTATGTCTTGTTGATTTACGCCTACAAAATTAGAAAAAGTAGCTGACACAAACAGGACATAATAAAACACCGCCTACCCTATGGGAATGGGTAAGCGGTGTGAAAAATCATTTATCCGATAAAGAATAATTCCATTTAACAGTCTTGCCAAACACTTTGATGGAACATTTTTTTACGTGCTTTATAACCTCGTCGGTCAAACATCTCTCCACTTTTTCGCATTGCTCACGGCTTGCTTTTAAGAGAATAGTACTGCCATCGTAGGACACAAACCCAACCTTGCGCAGTTCGTCTCCTGCCTCGCCAACAAGCATAGCCAATAGCTGCTGCCATTCTCGCTCGCCAGGCTTCACTTCTTCAGCAAAGAGAGTGAGCTGTTGCTCCTGTTGTCTTTGTTGCATCGCATGCTGCATCTGCTCGATGGTGTCATATATTGTAAACTCTATATAAGCAGGATTACCAACCTTTCGCTTGCCATTATAGATAGGCTCATACGACACGCATACATCAAGCAATCCGTCTTTTCGCAAACGGTTGATGTCATTGATACTCGTTTCAATGACATTCTTCTTGAACTGGGAGAACTTAGGATAGGCTTCTTTCTTTTCTTTTCCGTCTTTTCGCGGTCGTCCCGATCTTTCGTCGGTGCCTTCGGTAATCTTGCCCAACATACCCAGATACGTTTTTATATCTAACACGGTCAAGCGCACCACCCTATGCTTCCAGTGTTCCGATTTCTTATGCAGATAATAATACATCATGGGCATACGCTCAATCTGTCCTATTCGGGCTATATCAGCAGGATGGCGTACATATCCCTGACTCATGTCAAACACATAGTCCACGACTTCGGGATTCAGTCTGAAAGACACACCTGTACCTCCTTCAAAAGAAATATTGGCGTGCGTAAAGATATTAAAAGCCTTAACAGAAGCCTTGCCATCGCTATCCTCACTTGGAGCATCAACGGTTAAATTCAAAACCTCCTGGACAGCAGCACGCGCTACATTGTAGTTGGCTATATCCATGCCCAGCTCTGCATACGACATAACGAACTCCGGCATACCGTTGTTCTTTTCCGCTTCGGAAAAAAGGGGACGCGGCACCTTCGGGGCTTTTCGTAAGTCACTACCAAAGAAATGACGCACATAGCCCTGTAGGTGTTCGCTGACCTTAGTCAATACCGTTTGCTGAAGCAACGACAGGTTCTTAGAGAACTTAGTGTAAGCAAAGGGCGTACTGATATATTGTTGTGGTAAATGTTTGTCTCTTTCCATAATAGATACTTTTATACAGTTTCGGTAAAGAAGTCATAATGTTTTTTACCTCAACCGCCCTTTTTAGGGGTATTTGGTCATAATGTTTTTTACCTCGCAATTTTTCTAACTGCTATAATATATAGGAGTATAAGTGCATTTTTCGTCTTCCCTAAATAAAACAAACAAAGTATTTTATTATGTTTATTTTAAATAATAGGTAAAAAACATTATGACCTTTTCACCTCCTAATACCTTTTAAGGTAAAAAACATTATGACCTTTTCACCAAGGTAAAAAACTTTAGTAGGATTTTACCTTACGCATTTTCTCTCTACGAACTCGTGTATCGCCTGTAACGCAAGATCCTTCAGTGTGCGACCCGTCTGTATCTTCAGCATCATAAGCTGCATATAATCGTCCATCGGCACATTCACAACAATACCGTTTTCGGTCTTCATACCATTCAATGCAAAGCGACTTGCCGTGTTCTTGCTCTTGCGATTTTTTGTCGCTGTCACAGGCTTGTTTGTGACTTCAGTCTGCTGCTCCTTACTTTCAAGAGGAGCAGATGGTTTTGAATCTTCTTGTTGAGTGTCGGATGTTTCTGTTATGGATGTTGTTTCGTCCTGCTTATTCTCGTCTTCCGGTTTCGATGTTGCAGATGTGTTCTCTGTAGTAAGTGCATCACTATCTGCCTCCGTTTTACTCTCACTATGCTCTCTTATATCTTCTGAAGTCTTGGCTACCTTAGTTTCGCCAAACACAAATTTTTTTGCCATATCTTCAATTTTTTAATCCTCAGTATAAGTATCAACTATCTCTTGCGCAAAAGCCTCATAGCTCTTCGCAGCGTCACATTCAGGCGCATACGTAAAGATGTCCTGCATCATCGCCTGGGCTTCCACAATCTTTGTACGGCGCGGAATCTCGGTCTTGAACACATACTCTCCGTATTCGTCGTCGATATGCTGCGAGAATCCGGCACTCGCCTTGGTTCGCTTATCAACCATAACTTTCAGTAGTCCGCGAAGTTCAAGGTTAGGATTAATCTCAGCCTTCACCTCCTCTGCCCAACGTATAACACTCGACGAACCGAACGTAGGCAATGCCTCAAGCTGCATTGGGATGATAATGCCGGTAGCCACCGACATGGCGTTCTTCGTTACAAGGTTCATGGCTGGAGGGCAATCGATGATGATATAGTCGAAGGCTTCTATCACACTCTGCTCACCACCCTGCTCCTCAGTCAGCGTAACGGGGATAGCAAACAGCTTCTGTAACACCTTCAAAGGATTAAGCTCACGCAGCAAAAACGGTTCCACGCCCAACATATCCTCCGACGATGGTGCAATATACAAGTTGCCGTGATAGTCCTGCTCGTCAACACTCACCTGGTACACGGGCATGGCTGTCTTGTTCACCATAGCCTCGTACATAGTGCCGTGCTTGTCCTCACGCTCGCGCCAACCGCACAACAACGACACGTTAGCCACCTGAGCATCAAGGTCGATAATCAGTACTCTGGTTTCTGGGTTCAGCTTGATCAATCCGCAAGCCAAGTTGTGAGCTGTTGTGCTCTTACCTACTCCGCCTTTGTCGTTCACAATGGCGAGAACTTCTCTGAGTCTTTCCATATTCTTTAAGTATTTAAATGTTAATAATATCTATCTAAATACATAAGTACGAACATATCTAAATATCTACGAACCTACGAACGTATAAAAGTACGAACGTATATGAATACGTAAATACGTGAGTACGTCAGTATCTTTGTATCACGTTGCAAATTTAAGAATTATAATTCATATATCCAAACTTTTTAGCCTAAATATTTATCTACCTACGTAGATAACTACCAACGTACCTATTTATTTATTTACCTATCTATATAGATAAATAAGAACGTAAATAAATAAGTAGGTATATAAATAGGTAAATTAATACGTTTATACTTACGTATAAACGTACATACGTATATACGTAAGTACAAAAGTACTTAAATAAGAAAATATCTTAGTACGAAAGTATAGATCTGTTTCCATTCGCCATTTATCGTTATGTCCACATGCTCCTCTTCGCTCGTTCTCTCCGTTCGGATGGGCAGTATTCAGTACTTGGTCTTCATTCCCGCCTTCGTCACCGTGCCATGCGGTACAAACGTGTAACAGCTGCCCGACTGACTATCCACGTACAAAATGCGCTGCTTGCTATGCCAAAAGCCTTTGGGCAAGTCGGCATACTTCAACACCTTCACAGCCTCTAATCTCGTAGGCAGTCTGTAAAGAGGATGGGCTATCAACACCGATGGGGTGGGGTAGTCGAGAATATAAAGATTCGTCAATGTCTTGCCGTTAGCCGACAGCGCAGCACGGCTCATTGGCATGCGCATCGGCGCGCCCATGGGCGACACACTCACGCCCATGCCGCACATAACCTTTACATGTGCCTTCCCCGGCTTCACGTTCTCCACTAAATTCTCGTTGCCGCTACTGCATGATACAATCGTCATGCCCACGGATGCAATAGCAGCCATCATCTTCAAGTTAGTTTTCATAATCGTTAGGTTTTCGTTATTAAATTGATTTAGTCATCAAAAGAAACGGATGAACCCGACCTTTCTTTAACATCGGATTCAACCGTTTCATCGGATTTCACCCTACAAGCGACCTTACCAGGTTTTCGCCCTTCTCCGTCAGCTCGTACACGTCCTCGCCGAACATACTCTGAAACCACGTCTCAAGATACCCTGCTTCCACGAGTTCCTCCAGTTCCGGACACGCTGGCTTCCCGTCTACACGTCGATAACCCGCAAAACCTTTCTTCTGAATGTGCTTCAATGTTGCAATCTGACTCTTTGAAAATTTCTCTGTTTCTACCATAATTCTATAAAGTTTAAAATATTAATAATGTGTAAATATTATTGATGATACCATTTATTCTTCTTCTGCAATCAAATCATCAAGATACTCATCTGCATCCAACCATAACTCATAAGTATTGGTATTTGGGCGAGGAGACTTCTGATATTCTTCATCAGAGATATATCCCTGCTGCTTCAAATTTTCAATACGCTGTTGAGCTTCTTCCTCTGTGAAAAACTCGTTGTCTGTCACGTCGTTCTTCTCACGGTCGTTCACAATATAATGACCGCATCCATAAAATGTAGTATAGATAATGGAGTGTGCTCCATATTGTTTTGTTTCTTCGTATGTCATAATATGTAATCTTTAAAGTTATTCCTTTGTCAGTCCTCCCAGCATCGGCAGGAAGAACACCGCAGCTCCCGCGAACGCCAGCATCACGACTCCCGTTGACACAGCCATCAGCACTGCCAGTACACCCGCCAACACCGTCTTCACGCCCATACCCTTGTCTTCCCTTGCCGTGTTGTCTTCGCGTTTCTCTCGCAGCGTCGGCTCGCCTACCTGCGGATAGTTACGCTTGCGCTTTGGCTTTGGCTGGGGTGTAGATTCCGGCTGGGGTATAGGTTCCGGTTCTGCTTCTGCTTCCTGCTCCTGACTCTGATTAATCTCCGTCTCTATAACGCAAGGTTCCTCTACCTTTCCATCCACACACACGATAACATCGCCGTGCAGGCTAACCTCAATCTTGCAACCTGGCACAAGGGCTTTCTGGTTGAAGGTATTCTCGCTGCCGCAGTTGGCATGAGAAAAACGGTGTCCGTTCATTTCCACTTCGTCAAAGTCGGCTACGTATGTTATCTTGCCAGTCTTCTCGCCTACCGTGGTATGGTGTCCGCGATATGTAGTAACGGCCTTGAATACGGGACGAAACTTAAATGCGCAGTTATACTTTGCGTCATGGTCTGTCTGTCCGATGCGGTCGTAATAGTCGTAATTGTCAAACTTGAACACAAGTCCGTCGGTAGGGTAGGGCAGCTTCTCGCGCTCCACCTCTGCAGCGCACACGATGCTCTCTATGTCCTGCTCCAGTTCTGCATCCGTCTTTTCAAGATTGAGAGCCGACACAAAGCCCGAAGTCTTGAAGCCATTACGTTCCAAGGCTTGCATCGCCGGCATGTGCCTTATCACGCCGTCCATAATGAGGCGGAACGGATGAAACTCCAGGCGCTTGCACTCGTCCTTTACAGCCACCTTCTTCGCCATGATGCCGTTGCTCGTAGAACGAGGTGACTTGCCAGCCTTGCTATAACGGGCAAACGCCCCAAGCGAGATAATTACCTCGCCTCTCACCTCCACTCGGTCGTACTGGCTCCATACGTCCACATGGGCGGGTACGCCCTGCACATGCTTGATATGGTCCAGGCAATCGTTACCAAACAGCTCCTTGCCGTGTCCGTAGGTGGCTTCAGCCAACACTCCCTGGCGATATACCAGACTCACGGTCTCGCCGTCAAATTTCCACTCCACATCCACCTCCGTGCCCTTGCCGTTGATGTTGGCAGCTTTCTGTTGTGCTCTCAGGTATTTCACCACCACCTTGGCATCATGCAGCTTCTTCATCGACAGACAAGCCGTACGACGTGCCACGGTGCGCTTGCCGTTGCCGTTCTCGCTGTAACACTGCTGAGTAGGTGAGTCAGGCAATACCTCGTCCGCATGCTGCTCTTCGTACTCCTGCAAGGCAAAATACATCGCGTCGTATTCCTTGTCGCTGATGGTCGGACAGTTCAGCCCGAAATATCTATAGTCGTGCATCTTAACTACGTCCACCAACGCACGATAATCGTCAAAATTCTTAATCTTAGTCATATTCTATAAAGTATTTAAAATGTGATTATTTATTTTCACTTCTCTACTTGCGCCAATACGCCTACGACTCGTGCTTTGTCGTCGATGTACCGATTAACCAAACAATAGTCTCCTGCCTTCACCCGCTTGTAAGGAATACGCTTATAATCCCCGAAGTTTCCCGACGGTCTGTAATAACGTCGCTTGTTTTCGTCTTCAGGGCATTCTGACGGTGAACTGATAGCAAGGGAGCCAATATTATTGCAGAAAACGCCATCTTTCCACGTTCCTTCCTTGTACACATAATATGTCTCAGGCTCTTTTACCTTCGACAATATCATGTCGCGGGCCTTCAATCCTATGTCAGCATAAGGCTCGGTAAGGTCTACCTCAAAATCGAAGCAAGTGGCAGCGCGAAGAATGCACATCGCATAATCTGTCACAGCACCTTTGCCTCCACTCGTAACACGCACACAGCGCATGGTGTCCGTGATATACTGTCCGCCTCCATGCTGGATGATCCACTCGTGCACATCGTCGGCAACGGTATATCGCCGCGTGCTGCCTTCCATAGCCGGACGGCCGGCTCTTGTATTTTCAGTCTTGATAATTTCCATTTTTCCTTCGTTTTAACCCTCGTCTATAATATCGTCTTTCTCACCCTCGTCTTGCATCTTAAGCTCGTTGGGCAACCATGTTGGCCACCAGGTTACATCCATTGCCCATTGGAACATGTCTATGTCTTCCGTGCGATAATTCCAGTAGACGTGCAGGATTTTGAACACTTCCCAGGCTTCTGCGTCTGTCAACTCCGACAACACTCCCCTCAGATTCTCCTCCTCGGCTTCCGTCATGTCCACACTCTTCTCGAAATCTGCCCAGTCGCACACCTCGGCGCACAACATACAAGCCGCGTGTTCTGCGTCCATATCCGACAACATAAGGCTGTTGGTTGCGGCAGCCATGGCCAGCCAGTATTTTTCATTGCTCAACTTCCAGATAGCCGAGCGACGAGAACGCCAGTCACTAAGAGCCACCTCCACGTGGTTCTCTGCCATCCAGTCGCCTATCTCGCGCATGATACGTGCCATTCCAGGCGCATCGGTAAAAACGAAGTCGGCAGGGAGTTTTACCTCCTGGCTCTCGTTAAACAAACCTTCGCGAAACTCAATCGCGATGCCACTCTCATTGTCCTTCACCGTCCACATCAGATTCTTGCCCGATGTCAACTCAAATCTTTCTTTTGCCATAATATTTCTTTTTACTTTTTTACTTTTCAATCATTTTCAGTTCCGCGCCCAGTGCTCCTGCAATCTTGTTGAGCACGTCAATATTAACGGCATACTTGCCGGCTTCAACACTGCGGACGTTCGCGGTGGTGATGCCCGCAATCTGGGCGAGCTGCTCCTGCTCCCAGCCCTGGACGGTGCGCAACTTGCGGATGCTCTCGCCCATGGCCTTACGCTTGTCATAAATTATTTGGTCTTTTTCCATGTTGTCTGTATTTTTGTAATTAAACCCAGCCTCCATAACGAGGCATATTCCTCAATACAACGCCCTTCAGGTTCTTCACACCGTACTCCTTGCAAAGCCACTCCTCCAGGTCGTCCCAATACTCCCAGTCCCTTGTCTCACCCGTCTGCACATTGCGCAGACGGATGCGGACAAAGAGGTAATCTCGCGTAACGTCTATAATCTCGTACATACACATGGGTTAATGATTAAGTGCATACTCGATGGCCTGCTCTGCATAATACTCCACGCCAAACTGCTTGGCATACTTACGAAGGTCGGCTATTGAGATAGAGGCTGCCTTATGGCCTATGGCTTCCTCATACTTGTTCTTGAACTCCTGAGTACCAGGACGACAGTTGCCAGCATTCAAGGAGTCAGCAAAGGTGATCTTCAGGCTGCCGTTCTGTTTCTCTTCCTCACGTCTCTCAGCTCTCTTGCGCTTGCTTAATATGCGAGCCAGCTTCATGGCTCGGTGCTCCTCATTAATGCGGACAGCCTCACGCAGACTCTTTGCCTCGATGTGTTCACCTCTTACAAGGTAGCCCGTATGCTTAGTGATGTCGGCTATAGAGCGTCCTTGCTCTATCCATTCCGCCTTCATTCCTTGGCGGTTGAACTCGCCCTTATAGAAGGTAATCAGACCGCCTACATTACGCACTCTGAACCCCTTCTTGATGTTCAGGGTAAAGAAACGGCGTATCATTGCGAACTGGCAGCTCCGAGAATAGCCATCGAAATCTCGTTCTTCGTCGCAGACGATATTGTTCTCGTCGGAAATATGACCACAGATTCTGCCGGTATTTTCACCCGTGCGCAAATTCGATACGATAAATCCAAATACCGAGAAGTAGCCGTCAATCATCATACTAACACGCTTCTGCTCTGCCTCGTACACCTTGCGAGCCTTCTCCTCAGCTTTCTCTCTCGCCTTCTGCTCCTTCTTCAGTCGCTTCTGATACTTGAGCCACATCTTTACACCTTCTTCAAGCGATAAGCCCTTCGTGTCAATCTCCTTGCATCTGCTCAGAACGCCACGAATGTACGACTGATATTCCTTTACTTTCTGGGCAACAACTTTCTTAGCCTCCTGACGTGTGGCAAAATCCGCGCGACCCCTATAATAAGGAGTCTCTACGCACTGATATATACCACATACTTGCTTATCACGAAGGTCAAGCAGCTCGCAGCATGACTTACCCAAAGCACGACGTATCATTTCCGCAGTCGCCTTATAAGGATATTGACTTGCAATGATGCTCTGCCGAAGGCTTTCGTAATCACAGATAAGTACAACAAAAATGTCGTTGCCATTGTCTTCGAGATTGCGATAATCATAAAGACTCTTTTCTCCGTAGTATCCGAACACGTCCTTTTTAAAGGTTTCCTGTAATACCTTATCGTTGGAGAGGCCAGCCGAGAAAGAATATACATCGAATACTGCTTCGCAAGGGAACATATCTATAAGTTTCCAGATGTCCTCAACGTCTGTAATGTTAGTAACAGTATTAACGCCAAAAGGCTTCATAAATGCTATAGATGCCTTCTTGTCGCCAAACTCCTTGATGAACTGTGCTTTGTTATAAGTCTTCATAATGTTTCTGCCGCTTATAGGTTGCCGCCCTGTTATAATGATTAATAATGTTTACTAAATTTGTGACATTCCACTCAAAACGAATGTGGCGTTACTCATGCAAATTATGTTCTTATACGCCGAAATACGAAGACTCGCATCCTGCATTGTTACGCCTAAATGGCGTTCGCACTGCCAATCAATGTACTCAGGGAGGCTCGCCGTAATGACGTTTCTCTTGCTGTTTATTGCCTTGATCTTTTCAACTTTCTTAGCAAGAGCACAAAGATAGTTTATCTGCTTGTCTGTTGCCAACATTGCCTTAATGCCGAATTGCTGTTGCCGCCAGTTCTTAGGGTTTAAATTAGTGTTTCTTTTATCTGATGCAAAGGTAGCAATTATATTTGAAACCGCCAAATAAAAAGCCGTTTTATTTTGAATAAAATGTATTTTTATTTTATTGTCATCAAATGAACCGAATGAAACTAATCTTGTTCTACATATTCGTATCATTTGTGTCATTAGATAATAACATCGTCGCCCATCCAGGAGCTCGAACCTGGTGCCGCGCCTTGCCGTGGTGGGCGTTGCGCTGCTGCTATCCTCGCAGACCGCAGCAGCCGGAAAACAAAAAATACTTAGATTATGATTATGCAAGATCCCGCCGAAAGAATCGAACCTTCGCAAAGGCTGTGCCGGGCGCGGGATGGGGTAGGGCTATTGTTTGTACACATCAATGGTCTCTATCGCCTCGCAGTCGATATAGCTGTTGCAAGCCTTACCCAGCACCGAGATAACCTCCGTGTCGCTGTTGTAGCCGATGATGTCGTCCTCGCCGCTGTCGCCGTTCACGAAACTGAAGCACACGTCATTGTTGTGTGTCTTAATTACTCCGTGCTGCTGGTTGCTCTGTGCAGCCATCAATATCGTTTTTACTGTTTTGAATTTCATAATTTTCTGTCGTTTTTAAAGGGTTCTATAATATAGGGCTATTAATCGTACAATATAGTATTGTCTTTCGTGATAGTGATGTACTGCGGCTTTCTTACATAGCCCGCCTGAAAATCGTCTACATACTCCCATCGGTCGCTTTCCTTGTGCTCATACACCAATATAGCGGCAGTCTTCTTAAATACGTATGCCGCAGCGTGCATGGCTTCCATGTTCTCGTGCATTTCGTTGGACGTGCTCCACCATTTTACAATAAGGTTCTTTATCTCGCCACCTATACAAAGCAGATAGACGTATTCTTTTTCATTGTTCATGATTTTCTGTCGTTTTTAAGGGGTTCTATAATATTCGTCTCATACCACACTGCCGCCTGTGCCATCGTGTCCTTCAGTT